TCACATAAACATTTTTTCATATCCCTCATCACATAAACCTCTTTCTCATATCTCTCCCGTCACATAAACATTTTTTCATATCCCTCATCACATAAACATTTTTTCATATCCCTCATCACATAAACATTTCACCATTCCTCTCCCTCATCACATAAAAGTATGGGGAACCTATCCAAAGTTCCCCATACTTATTTTACTACCAGTAATTATTTACTTTCCCATATTAGTTTATCTTCGGCTATTCCGATCTTTACTTCCTCGCACTTTCTTCCTATCCATCCATTGAGATACGAGAATGGTTCTGAGTTTGTTACTTCTTCTCCTAAGAAATTAAAAGCTTTAGTAGAAACATGGGATGCCTCATGGCAAACTGTTTCAAAATCAATTATTTTCTTATTAAGAAACCATATCAAAAATCCCGTATTAGGATTTAATTTACACCCTCCGTATGGAACGGATACAGTTACAGCCTTGCTATTATATACGTAACTAAAATCGTTATTGAAACATTCTACCATGCCAGATACGTCTTTTCCTACGTATATCCACAGATTAAAAGGATAGACTTCCGGATAGAACTGATATAATTCACACTTCATTTCGATAAAAGTTTTTTACTTTCAAGGAAGTCCTTAAACTGGTCACTTGATACGTCTATAACGAATCCAGCAGCACCAGCATGTCCTCCACCACCAAATCTCTTACTTACCTCACAGCAATCTACGCCGTCTTCCACGCATTCATAAAGAGAGAACCGGACTTTACCGCCTGGCATAATACAAAATGGCATCAGGGCTTTAATTTTTCTACCATCTAACCAGTCTCGTGTAAGAGAATCAAATACTTTAGAACTAAATTCCGTGGTATTCATCGCCACGACCTTCACCTCGTCTACGTAAGCTTCAAACGAATACGCACTTACCTCTTGTTCGTTTTTACCAGCCATGTAGTTAATTATAGCACGTCCTTCTTTAGCGAGATCATAGAAAATTAAATCCACCTCATTGTCCTTCATATTTTCTTTAAAATGGTCATACAAATACGACAATGCTATTAACACATTGAGTCTTATTTTTGATCTCAAGGCATACTGGACGGCTACTACCGTATCCCAGCCTAAACCGGATTCTTTATTCCACACATCGTAGTCTGATAAGCACCTGACTATCGCCGGCACCTTCCCCATCAGCAGGTCCGAGGCCAGTGCGCACGCACCGACGCCGACTCTCCTCAACCCTGGAACTACGAACCCCCATGTCTTACTATCTTCGATAATTCCCTTGTGATGATCTATCCACATCAGGCTCTTTCCTTCATCAAGCCATTTCTTGAAAATCGTTTTAGAATCGGCTCCGAAAGACACGTCAAGAACGTAAACAACCCCACATTCATCTACTTTATCAATAACTTTCTTTACATCATCTTCATACGAATACGGGATATAAATAACATCCTTGTTTTTACTATTTTCGTACATGGTTGCGATGGCTGCCGACACAACGCCATCTAAATCCGATTTATGATAAACTATCGCCGTTTTCTTTACTTTCATGATACAAACTCGTAAATGTAATATTATTGTCTCCTTTATCTATTCTTATAATATCGCTATATCCTCCATAATCCTGATCTTTTTTAATACGAACCTTCAAAGTAAATAAAGGAGGTTTACAAATAGGAGGAGTAACCAACTCCGAGCTATAAATATCCTGTAATTCAATTTTTATATTAAGATCAACCCCATAAGGATTTTCAAGGATATATATATGATCGTTATTGAGAATAACTATTCCTTCACTTGTATGTTCTTTGGACAACACATAATTCAAATCAAGGTCTTTACCAACAAACGTGATAACATCCATATATTCAATACCGGCATTCTCAGCACATACCTTATCCGAATCAGAGAACTGCCCTGGCAGACCACTGGCGTCCCCGACCATCAACGAACATCCCTTAAGTTGACCGAAGTCCATACCGGGCATTATCGTATCTTTACATTTCATAAGAATATCATCAATCATGCCCGTGTTAGGCTTCCTCATCGGATTTTGTTCGTCATTTGAATAACACAACCTTTTTTCATATAGGACGCCTCTTATGCCACGTTTTACCGCCAAATCATGTACGGATCTTAGTACGTATTCTATCTTAGCTTCGATATCAGTCCCAGAGACAAACCCAGCTTCTACTCCACCTTGATTGCTTACGATAGCAAATACCTTAACACCGTTCTCCTGCATTATATCAAGGGCCTTATTCACCACATCCATCTTAATCTTCATATCTGTCAGATCGGTAGCGAACGTCTTGCCGGAGGCAGTTTCCACCAGCGTCCCATCAAAATCGAACAGCAGTATCCTCTTGGATTTCATATCAATATCTTGTACCATACTATTCTCCTTTTTCAAACTTATTTTTCTTAATCTCTCTCGGAACCAGGCAAAACACACCATCTTCGTCCTTAATCTTCACAATATCATAAACCGCATACTGATTATCACCAATATCCCAACCTAACGAAGACAATACATCACGGAGGTAAATACGTCTGTATTTGACACCTAACTTATTCACTAAAAACGATCTCTCATCTTCTACCTTAGAAGGAGCTATATACAAATTAGAATCCAGCACCCCTCTAAACTCAGCCCCTTCCTCCATACCAATCAAAACCGCATCTTCGATACCCATCCATTTCAAGTTGTCTACCGATACGGTCATAATCCGATCTTTGCTAATAGAAAGCTTTCTGATTTTAGCTTCTTTTGTCTTAGAACCCAAATAGGTCTTACTGCTTAAAAAGTTTATCTTCATGATATAATGTTTTTAAATTGTATTGCAAATATAAGCAATAATATCAACAATACAATTTAAAAACAATTAAAATATGATATTAGAATACAGGTAATTTTTTGAAATCATTTACACTCACTTCGGATATGGTTCCACGAAAAGCAAGACGTGAACCGTAGTATGAATACATGCTTGAGGCATCGTAAAACGCATCCGCAAACGCCACACCTCCATACGAATACGAGTCATAAGCGGAGCGCGCCAAAACAAGGTTGACGTCCGATGATTGATCATAGTGATCTGAATAATGCATGGAATCGCTACCGCCTACTTTTGTCGGCACCATATCGAAGAATGGACCATCCTCGGCTGCAATGTTCGTTATCCAGCCGTCGGAAGCTCCAGCATTCACATTGCGAGTCGAACCGTCCGGGTCGGTGATTTTCCAAACGCGGTTATTAATTTCTACACCGTCCACCCATTCGAAGATACCGCCGAAAACACCTTCCAAACCTAAGCCGCAAACATACTTTGAACTTTCGTTTTTGGTATCCGCACCACCGGTCGCGTTGCTGCTTCCCGTTGTTGTAGTCGGATCAGAGATTGCTCCACCGGTTCCCAATACAGCTTGTATGTTGCGTGTTTTGTACTTAGCATACAACATCATAGCAATCACACAATGTTGTTGGAAATCTATTATCTGAAACCCGGTACCACGCGCTTTTGCATAATTCCTGAAATCATTTAATGATATGATTGTTGAAGGCTGAACATCGCTCCAGCTATATAGTTTATTAAGACTCACATATCCTTTATATGCTCCAACAAGAGATCGCGGGACATGGATGTAAGTGCCATCGATATTATGATCAGCAAAATGATAAAGAAATCTATTATCATCCACCTTATACCACTTATACCAAAATTCTAAGAAAACGACCATCACATCACCTTCTTCTCCGGTAAGAACAGCCGGACTGCCATCAAAATATAAGTTACTGTCGTTATCATCTAATCTACATACAAAAACTTCTCCCCCTCCCATAGCGCTCTTGCAAAGAACCCTATAAAAGCCACTGTTAATCAACCTATATAAAAAATCGAAGTCTTCGCTTATTGTTATATTAGCCGGATCTGATACTGATTTATCAAAAACCATGAAATTATCAGTAGGGAGATCGCCCCCTATTTTGTTAAAAAATCTTCTTCTCATAATTGTCTTATATTTTAGGTCAAATATAGCTTTTAATTTATAAACATGAATAATATGATTTTCGTGTAATAAACATATCTTTGTCAAGATATTAATTAACTACAAAATTATTTATGTCATGGCAGAATTGAAAATAGGTTTTGTAACCTTCAACCCGGGATCAGGTGACGGTGATCAGGCGGTTACCGTATCAGGTGAAAAATACGAAGGTCGTGTACAGCGCACGCAACAAGTAAACTTTGGTGCCGAATCTGGTGGTGTTAAGAAAGTTGCTACCATCAACCAAGCTGCGGTAGCTGAGTTTGTAAAAATAGATCCTACTGCATCCGTAGGGAAAGGAGGTGGTACTGTAACGATCGACGGTACAAGTAACTCAACTAAATTAACGTTCTCTTTAACTCCAGACAAGACTCATCCTCTGACGCTGGAAATACCAGCCTCCTATCAAGCAGCAGGCAAGGCTACCAACAACGGCGCTGTTATTGCCAACGACCCTGGTGCAACAGGATCTTTCACTTTCAGTATCGTATTCTCCGGTATTGCAGCGAACACTGAGGTAAACGATCTGATAAATACTCTTCGGGTGACGGCCGCCGGTGGTCAGACGGCTAATACGGTTATTACCCAGACAGCAGGTGATCCGTTCTTGGAAATAGATAAGGAGGTAATTAACTTGAATGCAAACGGTACTCCTCAGACTATAAATGTTAATGCTAACATAAGGTGGACTATCACGCAAGCTGTTTCTAAGTTGGTAAGAAAAGTAATGAAATAACAATTACTTACAGAAAAAGAAAAGGGGCGTCTATTTGGCGTCCCTTTTTTCTATGCATTGTATGTAGTATTTATCTTTTTTCCTACTTACAAAAATCTTTTTAAAAATCATCTGTCTTCTAATATGGACTCTTTTCCCGTCATCTAATTCCCTCCATATTTCATTAAAGATCAAATCTATTAATTCCATAACCTTCTTATCAGAGACAAGATTCTTTCTACCGGGGCTGACCCATCCATCATCAGTCATCTTCGTGGCTATCCTATTAGCTATCCTGCTTAATTCACGTGGGGTGCTCATTTTAATACGTTTTTGAATATTCTACCTTTTTCACACTGAAGTATGCAGTCTCTCATGGGATGATCTTGTTCATGATCGTCACACATCGGAAATTCTTTTCCATAGGGGAAAGCAATGTGCGGGCACTGCGCCCTGAACGCATCCCAGGCCGACCTCCTCACAGCCTCAGCTCCGGCACGCACGCCCTTCTCTCTTTCCTTGGATGGGTCAGCATACACGTTTGAAATAGCTCTTTTCTTCCAAGTAAGCATATTGTAGTAAAACTTATCCACCAGTTTCCTACCCACTACATCAAACCTCTGTCTATGAATTAAAGGTGCGGCCTTAACGATGTTCTTCCTATTTTTACTAACATCGACATAAATCAGTCCAGCATAAGACGGAACTTCACTTACGTCAATCATATTAGGCGGACAGGCGTAGTAGAAATAGTTTGGAGGATAGCTTATGACACCACCTGCCTTAATAATGCCGTCTTTAAGAACCTTATGTTTTTTATCCTTTTTGAAGTCGTTAAAGAAATCTTGTTTAGACATCTTGACCTCTACTTCATAAGCATACAACGATCTTGTTATGGCCAGGAAGTCAGATTCCCAATCATATATATGAAGATTGTTAATAACATACATCGGATTACTTAACAGATCCCTATTAAGGATCTTAAGCATTTGTTGCTCTGGGTAGTTCATTGTCTTACTTTTTTAGAGGCTTGTGGCGGAATCGAACCGCCCTACGAGATTTTGCAGATCCCTGACTAAACCACTCATCCAACAAGCCATGTAGCCCATGCCTGAATCGAACAGGCAACTTTTGATTAGGACTCAAGGGTTTTATCCGTTAAACTAATGGGCCATTTAATGTTTGCTATGTTCACACACCACAAACACTTAGATAATTAACACTTTACACAAAATATGTACCGTTATCCAAGGAGGATTCGAACCTCCGCTAACAGAACCAAAATCTGTTGTGCTACCACTACACCATTGGACAGTGGTCCCAGAGGGATTTGAACCCACGATCTCGATGTTATGAGCATCTTGCTTTCACCACTAAGCTACAGGACCTTAAAAATATGCAGGAGCCTTCACAGACGCCTGCATATAACAGCTAAATATTAACCAATAATTATCCTAAAAACTCTCTCAACGCAAAGTTAAGTACTAACCCATAATATGGCAAACATTAAAACATAAAAAGATTAAAATAACTCACTTCTTTTTTTTCTTCTTCTTTTTAGTGTCTTTTACTTGTTCAGCTTCGTTTTCGGGCTCCACAATGTCACCTGCTTCTTCCTGAATCACATCTGTATCAAGAAGCGTATTGTATTTCACTTCTTTATTTTCATCAAATTTCTCCGATTCTGCTACATCTTTATCTGATTCTTCATCTTTATCTAATTCCGGCTCAGCGGCATCGTTTTTATCTTTCCCGATTATACCTATTTGGTAGCCTCTTAATTCTACTTGCATTAATTTCAGCTTCGATTCTAACTCTTGTATTGTTTTGGACCCAACCGAAACCTCGTTTTCCAAATCTCCGATTCTGATCCTGGCTTCAATCAATGCATTTGATTTCTTTTTTAATTCAAATGAGATACTGTTTTTCTTTTCTTCCAAGTTACTGATTTTGTAATTAGCCTCATCAAGATCAGACTTAGCTTTGTCAAGATCAGCCTTGACCGCATCAAGTTCTTCCGTTTTCTTCTTGACGCTTTTTATCAGCTTTTTCTGATTTTCCTTCAAGGCGTCAATCTTTTCCTTAGACTCAGAAAGATCTTTGCCAATAGATAAAATCTCTTTATCCTTTGAAGCTATATCTGACTTAAGCTCTGAAAGCCTTTCCTTATAAGAATCAGCCTTATCCTGCATTTCCTCAATTTCTTTTGCAAGATTTTCGGATTTAATAGCTTTCTCCCTGTACATTGACAGCTTGCTGTCTGTGATGAATGTAAAACCTAACATGCTCATTTTCAAAATATTTAAACATTACTTAACTCCAGAACTACCAAGACCTTTTTCTCCACGTTCATTATCATCTTCTACCTCAATATCTGTTACTTCTTCCAATACCATTTTGTATTGTGGAACGATTTCCATCTGAGCTATTCGATCGTTTTTGCGGATTACGGTCGGTTTTTTATTGATTTTAGTAAGATTAACCATATACTCTCCTTTGTAAGTAAATTCGCATTTACCGGGCGCGTTAGTAACTACCACTCCCTCGTCAAAAGAGAATCCAGATCTTCCTTCCACATTCACACACCAACCTTCTGGTATATTCAACTTGAATCCTGTTCCGATTCTAACAGAATAACCTTGATATAAGGTAATTGATTCAAAATCGGAAGGAACATCTATTTCTACTCCCATGTCATTCATCATCTTCACTACTCTATATGCACGAATATCACAACAGGCATCACCATCATGTTTGTATTCAGGTGCCACGACATCAGGATACAGCTTCTTAATACCTACCTGAACAGTCTTCTGATACCCTGGAGTCAAATACGATTCAGGTATTTTATTAACGACCTTATCCTCTTTTTTATGTTTGTTGTTCTTTTCAGAAACAGTATCCTTCTTGCTATCTTCTTTTTCAGAAAGAAGTCTTTCAATATCTTCTAACTTATCCATGATCATATTTTTATAGTACAATAAACAATACCTTCTTTTTTTATGTCCTTAGTTGATTCATAGCACTCACGAAAAGTACTTATGTCTGCATCATTAGGATCATCGACCCACTCATCTCCTTGCTTATATTTTTCTCTGGTTTCTGAGTAGATCATACATAATTTATCCCCATGCTTCGCCATAATCCTTTCTTCTGTCACTTTCCTACGAAGTTTAATAAGGGGAAATCTTGTAACTATTTCTACTATCATTCTACACAATCTTTAAAAGCCCAAGAGATGTTATTCTCCTGGGCTGATGTTTATATTAAAATGGAAGGTCTTCTTCTTCCATAGGAGGGAAGTTCGGCATCTGTGCTTGCGGCTGCGTCTGATGCTGAGGCTTGGTGCTCCTTGTAGTAGGCGCCGGGGCAGGTGCAGCAGGCTGAGCAGTCGGCTGTGGCGTATAAGCCGGTGCCTGATACTGTGCTGGCTGTTGAGCAGGTTGTTGGTAATTCTGATACGGAATAGCACTCGGAACAGACTGAGGTTGTTGAACCTGTTGAGGAGCAGCCGCCTGCTGGGTATAAGCCTGAGGAGCTGTAGGCTCTTGCTGAGTATTTCCTCCTAAACCTAATTTAGCCATTATACCGGCTCTGATGTCTTTAATAGAAGCATTGAACCTGTTTGAATATTCAGTAATCTTCTGATAAGTAAAGTTGTTTTGAGCTGAATAATCGAGGCTTTTCTTGCCATCAAATCCTGTAACTTCAACAGGGTCAGGCCAACCATTTACGCCTTTTTTATAAAAACGTTCAACAAGCTGATCTTTTTCTCCGTCTACTCCGGCATATGCGATAATAAGTTCCGAAGATCCAAACTCATCATCTTTCTTCTTCTTAAAGACATTGAAATAAATTTCACGACTGAAATCGATGTTTTCGTAGTATTTTACGAAGCTCTTAACAAAGCCCTTGATATTTCCTTTTTGATTAACGAGAGGTATGGAAATACAATAGTTTTCATTAAGCTCGTAATCTTTTAATACGATAAGGAAATTAGTAACAGTATTTCCATTAGAGAAAGTGCTTGACTTTAACCCGATGTAGTTAATGTACCCAACTACTCCATTATAATACTCTTTCCAATATCCTGCCGGCTGACCGCTATTAGGATTTATGTGCTGAACAAAACCTTCTTTTGGTTCGTTACTTTTTTCATACAAGTTACCATCTGAATTAATATACAGATAATAAGTTGTACCAAAACTTCTGTTTTCTCTAAAAGCCATATTATTAATTGTTTATAGATTATACAATGTTTGATTTAATACGTATGTTGATTCGTATTTAGGATTGAACATCTTTATCATCTTATACTGATCAGACCAATCCATGACAGTATCTCCTTTTATAAGTGATTTTACGGAAGACAGTATATTTTCCTTACCGATAGAAAAATTAAAACACGGACCTTCGAGCGCATTCAAAGGCATTGATTCCATTATCTTTTTTCTATTTCCAAAATCCTCAGACATTACCGTTATACCGTTTTCTTCATCTACCTTGACATTAACAACATTATCCACCAAAGTCATGGAATTAAGAACCGATATAAGTAAATCCCTATCAAACTTAACACTCGAAGATTTTTCGAATTTGTTACATACGTATTCGTAGTTAGGATACTGTTGCTCTACGTTCATATCCGATATAATCACATTATCAAAGCATAAGAACGTCCTAACGCCATCTGTGGAAATACTGATTTCCGTATCTTTATCAGATAGAAAGCGGTACAAGATAGAAGCCGCGACCTCGCTTAGCATAATCGACCTTTCTTCTACTGAATTAGCATACTCTTTCCTGTTTATAAACAGACGGAACATATCAGTAGAAACAATGTCAATATAGTCCTTCTTCACATTAAGAAGAATCGAGCATATAGCCGGTCTAAATTCATCCGATCCAACAAACGCAAAAGATCTTTTCATAGACTGAATGAAAGACGAACTCATAACACGAATACCATCACCTACAGGATAAAAGAAATCGGGGAAAGCCTTATCCTCAATCCAAGTAGAAGAAAAAGATCCTCTATCGTATTTAAAAAAGATACTGTAATCGTTTTTAATCTCTATCTCTATATCCTGGTTATGATTTTTAAAAAATGAAATAAGAGTCCCGGCATCTACTAAAAGAGAAAACTTCTGGTCACAAGAAATATCAGTATTCACATCGAAAATATCATCCGTATATGTTATACGTTCGTTCATGGCTTGTATCCGGATATGATCAAAATATAAAGTAATTTTTATATTCGATGTGACACAATCCTTTAAAACCTTATCAAACATCTTTGAAATATTTGAAAGTTTCTCATTCATTAGTATGCCAGGAACTCTTACTTTCATTTTTTAAAACTTACGATTATGATTATCTAACACTGCAAATGTATTATTTTAAAATCTAATTACGAATTAATTGGATTTAAAATGATTTAAAATAGATTAAATGGTTCTTCTTGTTGCTTCTGCTATAAGCATCGCATCAACTATACCGTCATGGGCCGTCTTACATCTTTCGTTTTTAACGAACGTATCGTTTGGCCACAGCCTTTTAGCGCAAGCTAATGACGTTTTCTTAGTATTTACCTTGCTGGCTTCCATAACCTTATCAGAATGCGTCCAAACTAATTTCTGCCATGTTTTAGGGGCTATGAAATTAACGGAACAACTTATGTCCGTAAATGCCATGCAGAGGGAGAGGAACAGCCCATGCAGTTGACCTTTGTTCTCCATGAGAGAGGCTGTAGAGGACGTGCTGACCCCGTATAGGGCGTGGACGTCCTCTATGACGAACACTACCCTATCGGGATTGTTTTCTACAATCGTATCCCGACAAAAAACATATTCTTTAGTCAAGTCTACCGGCCCTGAAGCTGATATTCTCGGAGTGGATATTCTTGATATTAGTTTGCTGTCTTGATCGATGCAGGCTATAGCTCCGTCTTTTCCAGGATCTGCTGCTATATATAATACCATAATATATCAATTTAGATTCATGTCGATTTTACCAATGCTATCGTCATTTTCAAAGCCTCCATTGTCTGTAAGTTCGTAATCAATAGCCACAGCACCATTACTAAGAATGTAAAATCCTTTAAACATCTTTCCTATTTCAATAGGATACACAACATTTACGTCCCTTCCAATATCCTCAAACGGCATAGCGATATCTTCTGTTTCAGCTTCTTTTTGTTTTGCTAATACCCCAACAGGTATATTTTCACCTTTTATAGATGCGTATGTAACCATATACAGAACATCATTATTAACAAACGCCCTATCACTACTTACCTTATCCAAGCTAACATATATAATATGTTTTATAAAACTATTGATATCCCCACATATGTTAATAGCTTCTACTTCTTTAGGAATAACGACTTCCACTTCTTCTGGTTTTATATTTTTCTTTTTCATTGCATTAACCTTTTTGTATTTTGTTTTACTTCTTCAACAAGATCCTGATCTTTCATCATCTCTTGCTTAAGTTTCTCATTCTCCTTAATTCTTTTCACCCTATCGGCAAGAATCTTCTTATATTTCTTATCCGATATTTTAATAAACCAAGGACAGTTCCTTGATGGAATCCTTTTACATGGGTAATCAGTGAGACCGTTCGGTCCAAACTGCTCGCATCGGTTACATTTGTCTTCTCCTGTCATTACATCATATTTTAGGGAAACATTCTTCCAGCTCTCTATAAGAGCACTCTACTACAACAGAATCTCCTTTAGGGAGAAATACTAAAATAGAATCGATAGAAAAAACACTATCTACTTTCCTTACAAGTTGGCCATGTTTGTAAGAAGACATGACCAACCTAATTCCATACGTATCAGAATAAGAGCCTTTCCTACATGGAATTATGTTTTCAACAACATAATCAAAGCCTCCGATATTAACTTCATCTCCGGCATTGATTTCCATGATAGGAACCATCTTGACCCTTCTATCTATGCTTATTTTCATTTTGCTACTTCGAATTTGATTTGCTCCTTCGGTTCATAATTCCATACCTCAAAATCATCAGCTACAAAATCATAAAACCCTTTCCCTTCCATACGAGACGAGATAGTAACCTGTGGAACCGGGCCGAATAGAGATCGACGAAGGAGCTCATTTGCCTGTTCTTCGTGACGGTCATACACATGCATATCTTGTATAAAATGAGTGAAAACTGCGGGCCTTAACCCAGCATCGTGAGCGAACATCATCATCAACGCCGCATATTGAGCTACATTCCAGTAAGAAGCTGTAATCATATCCTGGCTGCGCTGATAAAGCGTCATATACAACTCATCTCCTTTAACAGATAAATTGATCTGAAACGCACATTCTTGAAGAGGTTTTAGTCCATTGGTTTCAGGATCGAACATGGATGCTACTATTCTTCTTGACGAACGATCATTCTTGAGTGACCAAAGAATGAAGTCTGTTTGGTTAAGAAAACCATAAAGACCATCATGGATATCTGTCATACCATCTGGAGATTTTCCGGTTCCCATATAAACATGTCTGTTCACCATATCTCCATAACATCCTTCGATCTTTCCATTATCATCAGCCCACTGATCCCATATATGAAGACCAAGATCTTTGATATCTACCGATCTTTTTTGCCAAATCCACAATATTTCTTTTATGGAGTTTTTAAGATTAGTAGGTCTAAGTGAACCAAGAGGAAATTCCCGACGAAGATCGTACTGGTTACATACTTGCAGGATACGCTTCACCCTGACGCCTGTCCCGTCACCGTAGACCGGACGCTTTACCTCTTCCCACGGCTGGCTCATTATAAGAGCCAAATTGTCTTGAAATATTTTATCTACTCTTGCCATATTCTTATTAGGTACTTATATACTATAGTATCACCATCTCAAGGTTATGCCAACAAACAAGAATCATTAAAAATTCTAAGAGGAATGGTTATAAAGACGATTAATTTCTTCTTGTTCTAAACACGGACCACCTACAACTTTCTCTGTTGCTTTTCTTTGTCTAACAAAATCTTCAGCTTCGGAAAAAGTTGTAGCATAAATATATCCGCCATACTTTTCTCCATTTATCTCAAATTCTGTCACAAACTTCTTTTGTTTTTCTTCTTTTGTTTTCATAACTGTAATTTTTAAAAGTGAATAATTTATTGATTTATAAAAAATAAAGCGGTGATAAACTAAGTTATCTTAACCAACCACCATCCAGTCATCAGCCAACATATCTGATTGCGAAGCTAACCATCCGTTTACGATATTATCGTTAGCATCTTTCATGCACAGATAAGCGCAAAATTTAATCATGTTGGTTTCAGTTACGTCATAATAATCGTTTACGTATTTTTTAAACGAATCCGGCAATGACTTTACTTTATTAACTATCATATCAGTAGACAACCAATCTTCCTGGCGCTGGAATACGAACATACCTTTACCATTCCATCCGGCACGTGCAATCAACGCACCTTTTTTTTACTTCTTCTAAAGCTTCTCCAAATTTCATAACTATATTTTTTTATAAATTAAACTCTGCAAAATCTATTTCAGATCCGGTTGACAAATTAATCATTGACTTTTCAAGATCTTCCATTGGAACCGGTTTCACAATACCTCCATTACCAAGAGTCCTTTTATAGAAGTTTATCACCACCTGATCGCTGGTTTTTACCGTCTTAGGAATAGGTTGACGAAGATATAATCCATCAAGAGACTTTACTCTTGAAAGAGCCGTATATAGCTGTCCTGTTTCAAAAGAATTAGATACGTCCATCATAGCCGCATCCAATGTCAGGCCTTGGGCTTTATGGATCGTGATAGAATAACCTATTTTTATAGGATACTGAATAATAGCTCCTACTACTTCAGATTCTATCTTATATCCGTTTCTTACGTATTTTACTTTCTCAAACGAACATGGTGTTATAACAACCTTAGTATGCTCATCATCTTTCGGTTTATCAAGGACTACTTCAATCTCCCCCTTTTTTATAGATAATACAGTACCAAGAGAGCCATTGAAGTACTCTCCTCCGTTTCTTGTTATCATAACTCTTGATCCTTCTTTCAAGAAAAGAGTTTTTTCAACCGGAGCATCTTTAGGATAATCACCGTTTATAACAGCTTCTAATTTTCTTAAAGAGCCTGGTAACGATGATATTCTCATTTCGTTAATAGCCGTAGCTTTTGAGTTGGTAGTTACAATCTCAACATATCCTTGATTATTATCAGACTGAATACATCTGCTGTTTATTGTATCAAATACATCATCGTCCATCTGCCCTTCACGCACCTTATTAAGGACACTAATAAACTTCTCATCTTTCTGACGATATATTTTTTCAAAAGAAACCATTTCCATACCAGAAGCCATTAGAGACTTGGAGCTAAAGAAATAAGATGTATCGTATATTTCTCTAAAAAAATCCTCTTTAATCACAGGAGGAAGCTGAAACAGGTCGCCTACCATAATAAGTTTCACGCCGCCAAACGGATCCTTGTCTCCTCTTGCATGACGAAGTATATCAGCCACGTTGTCAAGAAGATCAGGGCGAACCATAGAAATCTCGTCTATGATAAGATACTTTATATTCTGTAAAATCTTTTCCGAACCTCCGTTGAATTTATATTCGCAGTTATCCATAAACGCACCTTTTCGTATTTCAGGTATATACGGCTGCATTCCTATTCTAAAAAATGAATGAATGGTTTGACCACCTGCATTAACAGCAGCAACACCTGTAGGAGCTACAACAACCGCATTTTTTAATGCCGGTATAATACGCTTAAGGAACGTTGTTTTTCCACTTCCTCCTTTACCGGTTATAAACAGCGGTTTTGGTGACTTACAAATAGACTTAATAGCTTTTCCTTGTGCGACATTACCTTCGGACATAACTGAACGAAGAACGCACTCCATGATTTTTTTGTCGTAACTTATAGCCATCTTTTTTCTGATTTTGTTCTACAAAACAAAAGTACGAAAACAAGATAAAACATAAAATATAAAATGAATTAATTAGAATTAAAAAGAAATAATAAGTTGGATAAGTAGTTTTGAATCAGACAGTAATATGGTTTCGTATAGATATGGTTATGGCATAGTGGTGGCTAACGGGTGTTTCCGTCGATGTTCTACGAGATTATCGTTTTTCGGCTCTGTCGGCGACCACTAAGAACAGACCCTCTCTCAAGTACCAAACATTACAATGATGAATACTGAGATGAAGGATAAAGATAGGTATCATTATAGAATGATAGTTCTTCAAATGGTATATCCTTGAATACGGATTCACCATCTAATTCTTTATCATTATCTACTGTTATGTTAATATTAGGTAATGATTGGACAGATATATCCATATTCTCTATCTTTTCCTTAAACTGTTCTGCCTTAACATACGTATAGATGTCTTCGCTTACCGACCCCACCGCTTTAGCCATCTCGCCGGCGAACTCAGCATACATATCCCGTACCTCATTAAAACCTGACTTTTTGTCAGGAGCGGTATTGTTATAGGATTTCATTCTCCTACTTACCCTACCACAGACCCCGGCAACGGACGTCCCCACCTCAGCACAGCAGGCTTCCGCATCAGCCATGCCTGCCTTTACCGTGGCTACCTTCTCCTTGCTCCACCCACTAACCTTGTCGTATGATTGTTTAAGACAGTTTAAGAACATATCCATTCTGCGCTTCTTGTCTTCTGCTATGATAGCGCGATAGTACTTTCTCATAATTTGGTTTTGTGTACTTCGCTCATATCCGTCCCAGAAGTCTTTATGCGCTTCTTTAGCCATAGAAGAAGCCAATGACCTTGCTTCTTCTTCTTTTGTCTTTTTACGATCTATGCCAAGGATTTCGCCATCTTCGGAAACAACTTCTTCTGCATTCAGGAAACGTAGGATATGAGTATTGTCTTTTAAGAAGAAATTGAAATCGTCTTTCTTACTCACTTTTTCTTTTTCTCCTTTCTCTATATCCTTCTCTCCAAAATACCATCTGTTTGTTGCTCCTTTTTTATACAAGGTCCAGGTATTTGCTATTTGCCAGAAAACTGCTCCGTGCCTATATACCGGAATCAGCTTACCTATTGGGTAGTTATGTTCGTTTGCTTCAATGTAAGCACGAGGATTATCTACGTATGTTATAAATTGTATGTTTTCGAACCTTTTTACGAGCTTGTCTTGTATTGCCATACCGATAATCTCTTTCGCTTTTGTTAGTCCTACATTCAAATACAAGGCAATTGTTTTGTTACTTATCGTCGAATCAATTAATCCATAATACGAGTGGCTTCCGTCTACGACATCCGCCTGAGAGTTTGTCTCTCCACTGTTCAGTACAGACTCATTGTTTCTGACTAAATTAACAAACATCGCCTCTTTTATCCTGTCAAGGACTTTTTCATGGTTTGTTATTTCATTTTTCTTTATCTTAATTAAAATCCTATTCTTTGGAATATTTACTTTCCCGCACCCAAGAGTAAGTTGTACGCCATTAACACGATACCTTCTTGCAACGAACGTACTATCCGTCATACGGAACAGTTCGTCAAACATCGGATGTCCTGTCATGTTCTTGAATTTCGAATACCCGATTCCAAGTTTATGAAGAAGATCTTTCTGGTTTTTGAATCTTATTCTCGAATCCCGGCGGGAGATTTTTATCATACAGTATAAAGCATACAATTCCATGAACAGCGGATCATCTGACCACTGTTCCAAAAGTCTAAGACTTATGTTAATATTTCTACCTAATTGTAGCTTCATAATCTGTAACAAAAAAAAATCGGATGGATTTTTGGGGATATCCATCCGATTTGTGTCTTTTTGCAGATAATCTCCAAAATCCCGTTACAGATAAATAAGAGTCTCAAATCAACAATAAGACAATTAATATTTTATATTCTTATTTTTGATTTGAACTCATATTTATATCTGTAACATGCTACAAATATATAAATAAAATTCAAGAATCAAACAATAAGACCTTATTTTTAAAATATAGCAGTACAAATATCGGGACAAATCCCGAATCCATTGTCATAAAATACGTTAATTTTAAATTTATAAATCCTTAATCCTTATCTTTGTATCAAAACGATAATCTCATGAAAGAAAGTGATAATAAAGATGTTAGTAATAGAGCTTATAGGCTTTTAGTACCTTATTCCAATACGGTAGATATGGCGAAGAAGATACTTCTGTTTTATAACGGATACTTAATGGCTTCCGGCAATGAGAAGAATGTCATAGATGCGAGGCACTTAAATCTTCTTGCCTATTATTTTGTGTTTGGATATTCGTATGAGACGAAGAAGAAGTTTTCTCATTGTTTCAGTACCGATCTTCAATATGTATCGGTTTTGGATACGGAGATGAAGAAGCGTGGTATTTTGATTGACCGTGAAGGGAATTACAGGACCAGGTGTTTGTGCCCGGATATAGAGAACATGCGCCGTCTTTTTGTATTGGAGGGTTCAAGAGATCAATGTGCGTTGGTTTCTTTATTTTACAGAAAAAAAACTTTTGAAGCCGATGGCGAAGAATAATTTCCCTATATCATTTGAGTCACATATTATAGATGATGTGATGGATAAGACCGGGAGCGTTTACGACCGAAACCAAATACGTGACGTTTTTAGAGCCAGTATTTCTTATGCTAATAACTTATGTACGTACACAGATAACGTGTCTGTATCGTTCCCGTATGTAGGCGATATGGTTTGTAACCTTCATGAGATGGAGAGGCGCAAACACAATCTTGAGCGTCTTAAATCCAAGGTAGAAAAATTATCTAAGTATCAGGAAAAAGAACTTCAGTGCCTTGATATTAAGATAAGGATGATAAAGGATGCTTATGACTCAGGTGAGATAAAAGGTGGGGATATGTTGATAAAACACAACAAATTATCTATCTTTAAATCTCGTAAGGGTCATAGTTTTAGTGAAATACAAAATATTCAAGAACAGGAATTTAACAGATAAGTCATGAAAAAGATTTTGCAAGCGGAAGTTATATACGATGCTTTTATGGATACGATATTAAAAAAACTTCCAAGAAAAAAAGAAGATTATCCTGATTGGTACAAGGAACGTCTTGAAAAGTGTGAGGGATGTAAATTCAATACCAAGAACGTCCCTAACTCTATGCTTCCTCTTTCTTTATACGTAAGCAAGAAAATAGGTAAAAATCGTTGTTCGGTATGTACGTGCTTCATCAAGCAGAAGGCCTGGAGCAAGACAGAGGAGTGTGCGCTTGGGGAAGGGCTTCCCCGTCCTTCGTGGATGGATCGTCAGTATTCTATTGATTTTTATGATGAGAAGTCAAGATGGAACAGATTAGAGCTTATTACAATGGATTCTGATGAGTTTAATGTTATTTCTACAGATGACAAGCAATATAACATTGACCTATCTAAAGACGGTAAATCATTTGAAATCATTTTCGAACCGGTAGAAAAAGGGAACAGTATAAGATTTTCATTCGTTCTTGAGTCTAAGCATGATATGAAGATAACAGCATCAGAGACATCTTGTGGTTGTACGTCATCTAATTTGAATATCATAGACTCCCGTCACTTTAAGTTCAATATAGAGATACATACAGCAGGATTTGGAATAGGAAGATTCGTAAAACATATGACCGTTCACTATCAAAAAGATGGGTCTCAAAAAGAGGAATCGATTCCGTTTAATTTTGAAGGTACTATAATTCAAAAAAGTTAAGTTATGGGTGGATGTGGTAAAGCAAGGCATTTACAATGCGAGGATAAAAGGAAGTCCTTATTTTCTATGTTGCAGGCATCTTGTGACGATCTCCCCGATTATTCTGCCGGAGATATTCTCTATGCCGTACTTAGATCTTTTGCAAAGAAAAGAGGATTGTCCGTTTCTTTTTTAAGGACGTTGACAGACGGCGAGCTTTTTGAAGTGGCTGATTATAATTTATCAATGGAGTTGATGGACGTTATTATTCATGATAAAAAGGTTCTTGACAATGAAGAAGATTGATTTTGATTCAGATATAAAGCATCTTATTTCTTATTACAACCATCTACTGTCTGCGCAAGATAAGGTGGGAGAGGAGATGGAAGATCTAACTAAGGATATTATTAGGAAGAAGGATGAGGAAAACAACATAGAGTTAGAAGACTTTATTGATTTGGAGGAAAAGTCGTTTATGACCAACTTGTATCAACAAGAGATGCTGAAAGTATCTTCTTCTATAAAGGCAGTTTACAGGTTATCTATTAACGCCGGTCATAATCTTAACATAGATGATGACAGCAAGAAGGTTCTTGACAGGATAGTAAACGACGGAGAATCAGATTTTATTATGTACGTTGACAATAATACTGATTCTGTTATGTTCAAGGAAGAATCTGTTGAGGAAGGAATAAAAAACATGTGCAAGTATCGTGTTGATCCATCTTCTCTTGAAGACAGGTTTAATATGCTTAAGTCTCAGTATGAGTATTTTTTAAAAATAGTGAATAATGAAGGTAAGAAAGCCGACTAACGATGATGTCTCTTACGTAGATCGAAAACTCCTTGTGCTAAGGGATCAGATAGATAAGGCTGAACGTTATCTATCTGAAAACCCTTGGGATAAAATAGAAGATTCCGATAAGAGAGAGAAAGAATTTAGGTTTCAAAAAAGCTTGTCTGATAGCTTAATGCAATGGACTGAATCTTATATTAAGATGTGTGGGATAATGGATGTCTATAATCAACTTGAGGCTGCCAAAAACAAGAAAAGCCTAAAAGGAGGACAAACAGTATCAGGTATTCAGTCTTTTGTTAAGAATAACCTCGGATAGTATTCAAAACATTATTAAGTAGTATAATTTTTGAATATCCCTTACAGGGTAGGTTATTAGCCTAAGTCTTGAAACAGAGACTACGTTATCGGAGAATATATAGTTACCCTGGAGTGTTTATCCAAGCTCCAGGCTCTAAGGCGGGTGATTAAACAGGAGTAGTATATTTGGTGAAACAGTGTTGCCTGCAAGTAAACCTCTGAATAACATTGGCGATGGGTACTAACAGGATGAAATATTCCTGACTTATGTTGAATAAACATTAAAAACGTTTGTGAGTATGGTGTATGTACAAGACATAGATGGTAAACCTCTGATGCCAACAACAAGACATGGAAAGGTTAGGAGGCTGCTCAAATCAAACAAAGCAGTCGTTGTAAACCTATGTCCGTTTACCATCCGATTGACGTACATATCCGATAGTTACAAACAAGAAATTGTATTAGGCGTTGATGCTGGAACTAAGCATGTTGGTTTATCAGCTACGACGAAAAGCAAAGAACTTTACAGCAGTGAAGTAATTCTTAGAAATGATATCGTAGATCTTTTGTCTACCAGAAGAGAGCTACGAAGAACAAGACGGAATAGATTGAGATATAGAAAACCTCGTTTTAATAATAGAGTAAAAAACAAGCGTCCAGGGTGGATAGCACCTTCGGTGCGGTACAAAGTAGACGCTCATATTCGTGTTATTGACAATGTATGTTCTATATTACCAATATCTCGTATTGTTGTTGAGGTAGCTCAATTTGATACTCAAAAGATTAAGAATCCTGATATATCCGGTAAAGAATATCAGGAGGGTGATCAACTTGGATTTTGGAACGTTAGGGAATATGTTTTAGCAAGAGATGGACATAAATGCCAGTATTGTAAAGGCAAATCAAAAGATTCTATACTGAATGTTCATCATATTGAATCGCGAAAGACTGGTGGAAATTCACCTTTTAATTTGATTACTTTATGTGAAACTTGCCATAAGGAGTACCATAAGGGGAATATTAAATTGAAGGTAAAAAGAGGAACTTCACTTCGTGATGCGGCCGCGATGGGAATAATGAAATGGAAGTTATTCGATAAATTGAAGTCATTATATCCAAACGTTAGTATGACATTTGGATATATAACGAAACATAATCGGATAAAACACGAAATTAAGAAATCTCATATTTCTGATGCATTTGTTATTTCTAAAAACTTTGAAGCTAAAAGACCTGGATATTATTTCAAAGAAAAACTTGTACGTAGGCATAACAGACAAATCCATAAAATGAAAATATTGAAGGGAGGTAAAAAGAAAATGAATCAAGCTCCATTTAAAGTTTTTGGATTTAGGCTGTTTGATAAGGTAGAGTTTCAGGGTAATGAATATTTCATTTACGCAAGAAGACTTAGCGGATATTTTAATATTCGTGATATAAACAGTGAAAACAAAAAGGATGTTACATATAAGAAATTGACTCATATAGGACACGGGTTGATTTCAGTTGAAACCGGATGATGTTTTATTATAATTAATATTATTTAAAAGTGTAAATGATATTAATTGGTTATATAATAAATAATTATAATACATTTGTGTATAATTTAATAATTTCATTATATGAATATTAACAGTAAAGAACTTTATATAAATATGGGTAACGATATTCCGTTATGGAATGACCTTTATTTTTATGAAGAGCAAGACGATGATGTCAAGCAATTCTGGGAGAATGAGGCTATGAAACTCCTTAACGGTGTTACCATAAATGGTGTATTTATCCATCCTTGGCTATACTGGCATATCAATTTCTGGAAGATGATGATTGACGTAGGAGATGATCGTATTCCTGGAAATTCTCAGCTTCGTGATAATGAATGGATGTTTGCCGAATTTCTAAAGCAGGCTGAAGAAGAGAATAAAGGAATATTCATGTTCGGGTGCCGTCGTTTTGGGAAAGCCCTTCTTGATTCTGAGATACTTTATCTTGAGGACCGGGAAAAGATGATAGGAAATATTGTTGTAGGGGATAAGATATATGACGATAAAGGTAATTTGGTAGAGGTCGTAGGTGTCTATCCTCAAGGGAAAGTAACCACCTACAGAGTCGTATTCGAAGACGGTCGTAACGTTATTTGTTGCGGAAATCACCAATGGCGTGTCAATCATGGCGGAAAATGGCATGTTAGGAGTCTTAGATCCATAGCTGGATTAGATTATAAGAGTATGTCTATTCCAGTAGGTGAGGCCCTGAACTACCCTACGGCAAAGCTGCCGGTTCCGCCGTCGGCCTACGCCTCGATGCTGGCGGCTTATCTCGGTGGCTATGGAGGGGATATGTTTTTTGATAAATACGTTTGTAAGAAGTTTTTAAGATCGTCCATAGATCAAAAGAAAGATTTTATAGAAAACTTCATTCGTTCTTTCAGAAACGTAGTAACCGGAGAAGAAGAGCTTACGTTGTCTCATATTGACATGGATGTCATAAATTTTGTACAACGTATGTTTTGGGCTTCAGGTTGGTATGCTAAATTGGAGGGGAATAAACTTATACTATCAAGGAATCGTAAGGAATTAAAAATAAGATCCATATCGATATACGGAAAGGAGCATGCCACTTGTATAACCGTTGATAATGACTCTCATTTATTTTTGACCACCAATTACATCGTTACTCATAATACGGCCATAATGAGCTCTCTTCTGGCTCGTAATGCTACAATGACGTACAATTTGACGCATAATGTTATTGGAGCAAGTAAAGAAGACCTTGCCAATATGGGAGAGTATCTTGAGTTTGGACTTGATAATCTTCCTCCTTATCTTACTATAAACAGGACCGGTAACGACTGGACTAAAGAAGTTGTTTTAGGTACAAGAAACATCAATAATCAACGTGATGTTCATGCCAGAATAAGAATCACCAACGTTGATGATGGAAAGACACGAGGCTCATTGAAGACCGCAGGCGGAACTCCATATACGTCTATATATGATGAGGTAGGTAAATTCCCGGTGCTTGGGGCATGGCTTGCCGGTAGGCCAGCTCATATGATGCATGGTAGAATGAGGGGCGTTTGTTTGATGGCTGGATGTTGTTGTGCTGGAACCATAGTATATAAATCAAATGGTGAGCCATGCCGAATAGGGGATTTGAAGCAAGAGGATGGAATAGTAGGATTCGATAATGTATCATCAAAAGCTGTAAGTCAAGACATAACATGGATGAAACCTCCTGCCGAGAAAGAGTGTTACAGAATAACAACGAAAAGAGGAAGGGTGCTTGAATGCAGTGGGGATCATCCCATATTGACTGTTATAAAGAAAAGAAGTGGTGAATTTAGGTATTTTGGGGCTGACTTCAGAAGAGCTGACTCTCTTAGAGTTGGTCGTAAAATATGTGTATCGGATGGTGTGGATATATGGGGAGATAAAAAAATGTTTGATCCATATCTTGTTGGTATTCTAATAGGGGATGGGAGCTATGGTTTTGATAAGACTCCTGTCGTGTCTACCAGTGATAATGAGGTGTATGATTATATACGATCTAAATATGAGTGTTGTATAGAGAAACAGTATAAGACTAAGAACGGAAAAGACTATAGGGAAATAAGAATAAAAGGTATATGCCATGAGTTAAGGGAACTTGGTATATATGGTCAGACTAAAAAAAACAAAACACTTCCTTTAAATATACATTTATATAGAAGGGAGGATGTTATTATGATGATTAGGGGGTATTTTGATGCTGATGCTACTTTTTGTTCTAATAATGATAAAAGACATCATCGTATAAGTGTAGGATCTTGTAATAAACATCTTCTTGAAGAAATAAAGGATGTTCTTTTTAAATTTGGAATACATAGTACTATTTCTTATAGCCCATCTAAAAATCCAGCAGATAGATCTATTATTCTTGATTCATATGTATGTAATATATTGGATAAATTATCCATGTTTAAATATTGTAATATAATTGGAACAGATATAGGATATAGAAGAGAAAAACTTGATTCTATAAGGGAATTTAGTTCTAATTTTAGCACATTTGGTTCTTTTAGGTCAAAATATTTAGATGGAGTGATAATAGAAAGGATAGATAAGATAGAGTATATAGGAATTAAGCCTGTTTACAATCTCACTGCATCAGATACTCACACTTATATAGCAAATGGTATTATAACTCATAATACCGGAGGTAATGTAGAAAAGTCTCAAGATGCCCAGAAAATCATGAACTCTCCGGACGAATATGGATTCATTATAATGAATTATGATATTCTAAATAAGAGAGTTATTAAACCAACATGGCGTATATGTAAATCCGGATGCTTTGTTCCTGCCCAGATGTCTCATGCGTATGAGAAGAAGGAAACGACTCTTGATAAGTATCTTGGAGTAGAGAATGCTCCCGGTCTTAAGAAGATAAAAATAAAAGTTTCAGACTTTGATAAAAATACTGGAATAATAAAATCACGTCTTGACGAACTTGTCAAAAAGGATAGAGCTTTATACGTCCAGGAACGAATGGCATTCCCTTTGTCTATAGATGATTGTTTCCTTAATACGAACGTAAATAGGTTCCCTGTAGAAGATGCGTTGAAGCACAAAAGCCGTCTTCTTGAAGAAGGTAGGCCTGGTAAAACAGTGGATATTTATCAGATAGACGGCATGAAAATGGGGTATAATTTTAGCGATAAGCAACTTGCCGATTATCCGTTTCAAGGTGGTAACATAGATTCTCCTGTTGTTATATATGAGGATCCACCAGAAGAAGGAGGTGTTTTTGATTACACTTATGTTTCATCGCTTGACCCCTATAAATCTGACAAGGCTGATACTGATTCTGTTGGTTCGTTTTATGTACTTAAAAGATATGTAAAAATCAACGATCCATTTGCTTATTGCATAGTAGCATCATACGCATCACGTCCTCCATCTTCCGATGATTTTTGTAGGAATTGTGAAATACTTCAAGAAGCGTATGGGGCCAAGTGTCTTATGGAGAATGCCGACCGAATGTATGAATTTTATCTTACGAGACGAAATAAGCAGCTTATGTTGCTGGAAGATGGCGAACGTCTTGCCGGTAAGATTATCCGTGCCGGCGCCCGTCAGAACAACAAGCTCGGTTTGGCCCCTACGGTTCCCAATCAGCGCATGCTTTTCAATACCGTTATTCAATATTGTTGGGAGGATGTTGTTGTTGGGTATGATGATGATGGTAATGAAATAACACAGAAGGGTATTTACCGTATCCCTGATATAGAACTTCTTGATGAGATCATAGCCTTCGGCCCTGGGGCCAACACCGACCGTATCATAGCCTTCGGCCACGCTCTTCTTCTGGCTAAGTATTATGATGATATGGGTTACATGCCTGAAAGCACGACTCAGAAGGAGAATCAAAAGAAAAGAGAGCGCAAGAAGATAGAACAGGTCAAAGGATTTACGGTAAGAAGACATAATCCTTACAAAATGAGGTGACGAGAACAAATTCCTTATCTTTGTGAAAAATAGGATAATAGGATGGAATATTTCAATAGAGATCAGGCTTTTCCGGCCAGAGGAGTATTTTCAGGTTTGCCGGTGCAGGCGATACCTACCAAGAGAAAAACCAGGGAGTGGTTTAAAGCCACTATGGATTCTCTTGAATTGATTGGTTTGAAGCAGCTTGATGAGAACCAAAAGTTCAAGGATTTTTATAGGATGATGGAAGGCAAGCTGTCATTTATGGAACTGAAAGACGTAATTCCTTATCTTAAGGATGTTCAGTCTATAAGGGACAACGTAAATATTCCATCATTCTTACGTCATTATGATATAATAGGTACGATCGTAAACGCTTTTGTAGGATGGTTGGGCAACCTTTCTGACAAGTATAATGTAGTGGGATTGGACGAATCTGAAGTGAATCAGTATTCTGCCACGAAGGAAAATCTTCTTCATAATTACATTAGAGAGGAATTTGACAGAAGGGTTAGGCAAGAGTTGCTAAATAGAGGATTGGATCCGGATTATAATAATTTTGCCAGCGAAGAAGAAAAGCAGGCTTATGCTCAGCAGATACAAGAGGTGAAAGCATCTATGACCCCTCCTGAGATAGAGAACTTCATGAATACAAAATGGAAGACTGCCGAGGTTATATGGGGTTCTCATACGCTTGAGGCGGACAGGGGGCGTTTTTACATGGATGAGATAGACACTGAGAATTTCATCGACTATCTTCTTACCGGTCGTTGCTTTAGAAATTATCATGTAGGATACGACTATTATAAGCCGGAAAGATGGTCTCCGTTGAATACGTTTTATTCTAAGACATTAGATAGCAAGTATCCTCAATATGGGGATTATATTGGTCGTGTTCATTATTATACTGCCAATGATATTATAGTAAGGTGGGGGCATCTTCTTACGGCAAAAGACAAGCAAAAGCTTATAGGAGGTGATGATAATTTCAATGGCACTTATTATAATGGTGATAATGGAAGCTATGTAAGTTTATCCAAATCGGCGAGTGTAGGGATGTTATATCAGAATAAGGTAATACCTTGGAAAGGATATAATGATTATGCTTCTATAAAAGCTTATGAGGATTATTACGGTATTCCAGCCGGCACATATACCGGATACGATAGTAATGGCAACGAATATCACAGAACCAGATTTATGCCAAATTTAGAGCATGGTAATTATTATAACCGTGCCCAGAGTTTAAGCGACGAGCATGTTCGTAGTGATTTGTATCAGGTAACTGAATCATATTGGGTATCCCCGGCTCAGGTGTATGTAATTACCTACCAAACTGAAACCGGATTAGTAACTACCGAAATGGTAACCGACGAGCTTCTTCAAGACTTTTTACAGGAAAATGGTATTAAGAAAATTACCAGGACCATGAGTAAGGGAATGGAGAACCCGGAGATTAATACCTATTTCGTAGATTACGTTCCACAGGTAAGGTACGGGGTTAAGATCAGTGGAGGTGCCCTCGCTCAGGACAACCTGTATCTGGATGGAGAACCTATTGATCACCAGATAAAAGGGGATAGCAACATCTATGACTTTGTTCTACCCGTTGCCGGATATATTGGTACTTCTATGGCTAACAGGATTCAGCCGTATCAAATATTTTATAATTTCTCCATAAATCAGATAAACAATATTCTTGAAAAGGAGATCGGTAAATTCTTCTTAGGAGATATAAATCTGGTTCCAAGTGAATACAAGGATTTGGGTGAAGATGTGGCTGATATATGGGCTAATCTTCTTGATGTAGCTAAGTCTGTAGGTGCTCTGACATTAGATACTTCATCTCAAAACACGAAAGGCGGTGTCCCTTTCAACCAGTTTGCTGTCTATGATTTGTCGCAGACAGAGCAGCTTAAAACAAGAATGGAGCTTGCTGAATGGTCGAGGATGAAGTGTTTTGAAATGGTTGGTATCACGCCTCAAGTAATTAACGGCCCCAACAGGTATGAGACTGCCACCGGGGTCCAGCAGGGCGTTACAGCATCTATGTTACAAACACAGATATACTTTGATAACTTTGGTTACTTCAAGAAACGCGCTCTTGATCTTCATCTGGCTGTCGCTCAACAATGCCAGGAAGAAGGAAAGGATATTTCTGTAATGTACACAAAAAGTGACCTTACCAGAGCGTTTTTATCTATAGGAACCGATGGTCTTAGTCTAAGGCATCTTGGTGTTCAGGCATTATCTAATTCCAAGAAAAGGGATGAGCTTGAGAAATTTAAAACTTTCATGTTGCAGCTAAATACAGCCGGAGGCGATATTTACGATCTTGCATCTATCTTCACATCAGATTCTATGGTAGAGCTTATACAGAATGCAAGGAATACTCGCGCATACAACGAGCGTCAGATGCAGCAGCAACAACAGAATCAGATGCAGCTTAACCAGCAACAGATACAAGCTGAAGCTGCCGAGAAGGATAAGCAACGTCAGCATGAACTTGCTTTGGAAGACAAGAAAGGTCAATACAGGATACTCCAAGAGAAGATCCAGGCGGCAGGCAGGGCGGCAGACGCCAAGAGCGACGCCACCTCCCTCAACTTCCTGGCTTCTGTTTCAGATCAGACCGTAAGGCAGGCTGATATAGAAAGCAAGGAAAGGATAGAGGATAAGAAAATTGAAAACGATTCCAAACTTCATGATGATGAAATGAGAATGAAAATGGAAGAGTTAAAATTAAAATCCAAAGAGCTTGCCCAACGAGCGAGGGAAGATGCCACCAAAAGGTATGTAGCCGGAATAAATAAGAATTAAGGATTAAATATCCCCAAATTTCATTAGAAAATCTCTAATAAAATTTGGGGATATTTAATTTTTAGTGAAGATTAAACACTTATAAGTTTTTTGTCTGAAATATAGGTATTTAAATATTTTTGCAGTATGGGAAAATTAGAAAAAAATGGAATAGTAGAATTGGACGATATTTTTAGCATCGGTCCAATTGATGATGTTTATAATAGGGAAGAAGATATTCTGCCTATTAATGGTAATGAACCGGCTAAAAAAGATGAGAAGCCTGTAGAAGAAGGTTCTCAAATTAAAGAAGAGCCGGTTGTTGATCCTACTCCTGATCCTAAAGAGGATAAAAAAGGAGAAGAGAATGTAGTTGATGTTAATCAGGATCAGGTAGAGACTCCGGTTGTCAATTACAGAAAAGTATTGGATGCCCTTTCTTCAAGAGGGATCATTCCCGATTTGAAAGATGTGGTATTTAGCGGTGAAAACGGCGAAGAGATTACTATCAATGATCTTGATTTTAGTAAAGAAGATTCGTTGTGTGATATACTATCTACAGTCCTTGAAAGCCAGAAAGAGGATATTGTTAAGGATAAGATAGATGTTACTTCTGTTTCTGATATTACTAAGAAGCTTATCCAGGCTGATAAGGCCGGCGCGAATATCGTTGATATTCTTAAGCAATATGATACGAATGTCGCTCCTATAGAAAAGCTTGACATTGAAAACAAAGCAGATCAGATAAAGATCGTTCGCCATTATGTTGATCTTCTTGGGTTGCCTAAAGATGAAGCTGATGAGTTTTTCAAAGGCATTATCAATAAAGGTGAAGAGTATGTTGAAGCAAAGGCTATAAAGTACAAGGCTGAGCTTGATAAGAGAATGGATGATATTATCCAGCAACGTACTAAAGAGGCTGCCGAAAAGAAGGCGAAGGATGCAGAAGATTTTAGAAGGTATAAGAAAGACCTTAAGTCTTCTATCCAGGCAAAGTATCAGCTAAATGACACTATGGTATCTAAAGCTCTTGATTTTGCCCTAAAACCTTCTGAATCGAATCCCGGAATTACCAAAGCATTTAATAGGGTAAGGGAGATGATGATGAATCCGGAAGAAGCACCAGATTTGATTATGTTTCTTATGAACCCAGGAGAGTTCATAAAACAGAAGTCGAATCAAGCTGTAGTTGATGAGAAAAAGAAAATTTATAAGCTCATCAGCCATACAAATAAAGACAAGAGGGTGGCTCCGGTAGATGATAAAGGTGATCAAGTTCAAGGTGTGAAGTTCGATGAAATCAGTATAGATTAAAAATTAAAACATTTTTTCGTTCATGGCTAATGTACTTTTAACAAAAAATTTCCCGGCCACCATGAATGGTGACACGGTTATTGGATATACCGACGCTAAAGTCGTTAAGCAAAGTATCGTAGAGCACGATCTTAGCTCTTTAGAAGATTGGTACTACGAAGATCCGGATAAGAACCATCTGGGTATGCTTGAGTTGTTTTCTAACATTACAAACTATCCTCTGCCTATGTATATGGGTATGATTAAACAGGATGCTACTATTACCGTAAATGGTATCAATGGTTCATTCCGTTATGATCTTCCGGTATCAGAGACGTATGAGGTGGTTACAGTAGAAGATACGTCTTTGAAATATGCAAAACCCGGTATTGATGAAAGCTTCTTCGAAATTGTGTTGAATGCACAATTTAAACAAGGAGATGTTATTACTTACGATGTGATTAACGGTTGCCAGGCTCTTATCTCTACAGAACGTCCTCCGAAACAAGAAGGTGAAAACTGGAGATACTGGTGTAAGCTGTGGGGTCGTTCTCGTGCTAAATACTTCCCGAAAGACATGCTTCGCGCCGGTATTAAATACTGGAAGGTGACAAATGTTCTTGGTGAGTTCTCTACTCAGTTCTCTGGTGTAGGAGGTGCTTCTAAGGCCGGTTCTATGACTTGTGAATTTACGCTTGGTGGACACCGTGGTGTTGAAGGTGAAACGACTATGTACGCTGGTATTAAGTCTTTGGCTTATGCAGACGAACGTACACAGAATTTCATCGACAAAGCTTACCAGAAAGTTCGTCAGCTTTCTGAAATCAGAGGAGGTGATGCAAGTTATGCTATCATCGGTTCTCGTCTTGGTGACGGAAGCATTGATATGCGTACAGCACGTGTAGCTAATACGGTGTCTTTGTTCTGCTTGGCTGAATTGGCTAAGATGGAAGCATACGAACTTATGTTCATGCGTGGAGGTAGAGTCAAGGGTCATAATGGTGTTTTGATGAAAAACGAAGGTTTGTACCATCAACTTCGCCGTGGTTTCGTTATCTCATATGCACGTCCGGGTGGTATCAAGCGTGAACACTTCCTGGCTGCTGCTGACTATATTTTCCGTGGTCGTAGCGATATGCCGATTGAAAATCGTGTAATGAAATTCAAGGTAGGTGCTATGGCTTACAAGAACATCGTTGAAATCTTCCGTGATGAGTTCTTCGCTCAATTAGGTGCTTTGGCTCCTCTTATGGGTACAGAACGTATCATCAATAACCCGGTAACAGGATCAAACGATGCTCTTGAATTAGGACCTGTAAAGATCAAGGGTGTTACTATTCCGGGTATTGGTAAGGTCATTGTAGAACACGAACCTTCTTTGGATTACGTTGATATGGTAGATAGAAGCCAGTTGGTAGACGGCATGACTCCTATCACATCATATTCATGTATTATGGAAGACTTGACCGCTCCTGAATATTCCAATGCATTCGCCGGCATCCCTGCTTCAGCCGAAGCTCGTATTGGTAATATCAACAGCAACGTATTCTACGTTAAGCCTGATATCGGTTCTATGTGGTGGGGTTACGAACAAGGTAGATGGTCATCCAGAGTATCGGCTCAAGAAATTGTATCCAGCCATCCTCGTATGTCAGAACAATTCTGGTGCCACTCTGTATCGGCTTGTTGGGTAAAAGATACCAGCCGGTTCGTAACAATTGAATTGTTACCAAGCTCTTTGTAATCATAACTTTTAATATTAACTTGCGGTCGGCTTTAGAACCGGCCGCAAATTTTGTTTTTTTAGGATATATAAAAATGGGAAAAAAGATTTTTGAAGAAAGCCATGAGTCTAAGAAACTGCTGGCTACCGTAGGAGGAATGAAGATATATTCCGACTCTATTTATGTTATAACAGGTAAGATGGATGAAGAAGCTCCTTCCGGATATCAGGAAAGAGGCATTTCCAAGACTCCTTTCCCCGGAAACAAGACAGTATCTTGTTGTGGATGGGATAAGGATCTTAGGGTGTATGATACCGGTTTCTTCATCAATTCAGCATGTTATAAAGGTTACTCACTTGAAGACAAGAAAGTTGAAATGGATATGCGTATTAAGAATATTCGGTATCCGTTTGAAGAAACTGTCAATGAGGACCTGGACCAAAAGAACTTCGATTTCTGGGATTCTTACAGAATTGACTTGTATGATGGTCGTTTGTTCTACACTAATGACGTTCGTGATTTATTTGAGCTGTATATAGCTATTTTATCCAAGTCTCTTACTCCTAAAGAGGAAGACGGTAATCCGATGTATGTCGAATCTTATTATTGTGTAGAAGACAAGACTACGGCCGTAGATATAAGGAAACAACGTCAGATTGACAAGGCTGATATTTTATATGAGTTCATGAACAAGCTGAAAGGTTCCGAGGCTGAAAGGAAAAGCATCTACGATCTGCTTTTGTATCTTGACATCATATATAGCGTAGAGCTTGATCAGAGCATGGTTCAATACATATTCACTAATTGGATTGATGCTAAGAATACTAATGTTGACATGTATAAAGAAGCAAGCTCAAGGTTCTTGTCTGACGACGAATCTTCTGAGGGAATGCAGGTGATCAAATTCCATCGTATGATTAGGGAAATGGTTGAGGGACTGGCTGTCACCGTCAACACCGACGGACTGTATCTGAATGGCGAGCTCCTGGGCGCCGACGCCATCTCTGCATCTATGGCTCTTGCTTCCAATAAGTCGATGTTAGAAACCAAGTCACGTGTTCTTGAAGCGTATAATGCTTTAAAGAACAAGCATAAAAAAATAGAAGGAGCTAAGTCTGACAAGAAGAAAAAGGAAGATGAGAAAGATTTCGATGTTGATCAATACGCTGACAAAAAATAATAATTTATGAAGATCGTTGATTGTTATCTCCGGGCATTACAGAAGGCTGAAGAAAACATGACCAACGGTGGTATAAAACTTGACAAGGCACGTTTTGTTCAGCTTTTTAATGACGAACAAAACCGCCTTGTTCGTTATATCCTTGATAAGAAAAACGAAGAGGATATACGTTATATCCAAAAGTTAGTTGTGTATTCAAAAGAACTTGACGAGAAAGGAGATAAAGATAATCCGGAAAGCACTTTGTTTTCATTGCCTTCTGATTTCTTTTCTTTTTCAAATATATCAGGCGTATTTACCAAAGGTGAATGCACGGTCACTGATTTTACCATGTGGGAGGCTAAGAACGAAAACCCGCATGAGCTTCTTGCCGACTTTTTTAACAAACCTGATTTTGATTTTAGGGAAACGTTCTACACTATAGGCGAAGATTCGGTAAGGGTGTATAAGTATGGTTTTGATGTAGACACCGTTTACCTTACATATTACCGCTATCCGAAGGAAGTTGATATCGAAGGATATATTAAATCCGATGGTTCTAATTCAACTGATATAGATCCTGAATTAGATGATAAATTAATTGGTATTATCCTTAACATGATTGAAAAGCAATTTGCTTTGAATGAAAGCGAATATGGACGTTATCAAATAGATTCAAACAACGTCCAATCTCCTTTATAGCAGAATAAAGGCGTGTCCTAAATTAAAGACTATCAAAAAGCATTAAGAATTAATTAATTCCTAATGCTTTTTGTTGCTTATATGACTATCACTATTTTTGAGACAGATAACAGAATATTAATTTTTAAAATATTATAAGGCTATGGCTATCCATAAACCGTATGACAGACACATTATCTGTCCTCCGCACGCTAAGTTGGCGGACGTAGATTCTTTGTTTCTTCAAGAAGGTCAGATCGCTATCTATGATTTGGATGGTGAGCAGACTAAAGATGGTTTGAAAGCGTTGAAAGACTTGAAAGGATATCGTAAGGACGAACAACGTTTCCAGATCAGAATTGGACGTAATGAGATGGTGAACGACCGTGTATCTGATGATAAATCATTCTCTACACCTACGTTTGCTATTGATGAAATTATAGAAGTGTATGCTTCTGCTCCGAAGAGCAAAGAAATTAAAGTAGATGAAGTTATTTTCGGTTATAACGGAATTGACGATAATACTGCTATTACAGCAAGAAAAGGCGATCGTATCCCTATTCATATTAAGCTGACAGGACGTTTGTTCGAGCTTCGTGGTTATCCGATGGGTGAGGTGAATATCGATGATTACATCATTTTCGAAAACTGTCCTGGTCGTGAGGATATGTGTTCAGAATGTGATCCTTGCGAAGATGTTGATATTTTGGCTGCTATCTTGAAAACAATCGAACGTATCAAGAATCAGCCGATTGCAGGTGGTGGAAAGGTAGGTGATTTTGTAGAAATCCATCCTATCCATTCTTGTGACGAGTTGGAAAAAACTCCGGTGGAAACCGACATGAATTTCTATTGTATGGAAATGTGTGATACCGGTGATGCTTATGCCCTGGCTCAGCTTAAGGCTGCTTATCCTGGTTTGGATATCAAGAGAGTTGGACGTCATCTTTCTACTTCCAAATATCAGGTGATGAAAGAAGGTGGTAAGCCTGCTGATTATACTCAAAAGCTGTCTTCTATAATGAAAGGCTGCGAAGAGTGTCCTGAAGGATATACTAAGGTAGACGGCGGTTTGATTTATGCCGTAACGTTAGAGGATGATGGCGTTGATCAGTCTACTGTAGTAGAAAGCATTAAGAATGCCGTTAGTAGCACTGCCGAGAAAACAGCAGCCCAAGATGGCGGAGTAGGTATGTACACTGTGGCCGTAAGCAAGAAACTGACGAAGGCTGATATCGATGCATTTGTAGAAACTAATCCGACAGCCACAGTAACGTTCGTTGCTAAAACAGCAGATATGTGTAGCAATCCTACTGTTACTACTGTTAGCTGGGAAGCATGTGGTTCTTGTAAGATTTCGAAAGAAGCTTATGAAATCACGTTGCCGGATGATGAATGTGGTGGTAGTGCAAAAGCAGAATTACAGGCGGCATTCCCGTATCTGACAATCGAAGATTATGGTACACCCGGTGGATGTCAGCACAAGTTTAAAACAGTTGTAGTTACTAACATGGTTTGCGACGAATGCGATAAAATTTTCAAAGACTTCTTTGTATCGAAAGCGCCCGAATCTTATCGTGGACGTAATTGGAAACGTTTGGGTGCTGTAGCAGGAGATCAGTCTATTATCGCAGACCCGCTTCCTAAGAACTGCAAATGCGGTATTTTGTTCCGTGGTATTGACTACATGATTTCTCCGTCTGACTGTTTGATTGACCGTCTGACATTCCAAGAAGGATCTGTTCGTATTGCTGTAAATGGTGGTTATCCGGATGAACAGCGCGAGGCTATCAGCACGTACTTCAACCCGATCCATACCGAATACAAACAGCACTGGGCTCCGCGTACTCACCTTGGCGCTGAATTGCTGGATAAAGAACGCGAACAACGTATGTTCTTCGACTTCCGTAAGACTCACCAAGAACTTATGGAACGGATGTTTACCAACGAAGAAACCCGCTTAGACCTGTTGGCTCCGTATGCTGATTATTCAGTAACGCTGAAGCCGGCACGTTATTCTAACGGCTTCGGTAGGGTAATTGATGATCACATTACAGTACACTTCCATGTACCGTATGGCGCTCACGAAGGTATTCAAGACCTTATGGACTTGTTAGCTGCTTCGGCAAATATCAAGCCCTGCAAGATTTGATTTTCCTTTTTTCTATATATCCCAAGGGGGAGGAGGCTGGTCCTCCACCCCCTTTTTTGTAATAAAACAATTTGAAATAAGTTAGTTTCATATGAATGGCGTGGATTTTTTATCCGGTGCCTTTGGTAGGGGCATTGATAAAATAACCAACATAGTTGGAAAATGGGGTTCCTCCCAACCGGTAGATGACAGCAAATCCGGTATAAAAATAGGGGACAAAATCTACCAAGTGGTTGTGTCCTTAAATGGCTGTTATTGGTATCTTGACGAAGAAGGTAAGAAGCATCCTGTTTCTGGTATTCCGGCTACAACCGAATGGGAGTGGATTAACATAGCTGAGAAAGTTATCAAAGATTTCAAAACCTGTTACCGTACACCTGGTGGAAAGGTTGAAGTATGGAGTTGGTATCTTCTTAATGATCAGATGGATGTTCTTAAAGAAACCCATAGAATTACCGACAGTACCGACATGGATAATCCGGTAGGTAAGGTTCTTACTAAAATACCGGACGAATGGGTTATGATCGACTGCGATCTTCCTGATATGACAGAACGAGACATTACGTTCGTCAACAGATGTTATAAAACTCCTGATGGTAAGGTTGAAATAGAAGGATTAGAAGCCATAGATGACAAGATAAACATCAGGGAATCTATTTATACCGTTATTCAGTCAACTGACGATAATTTCCCTGCCGGGCATGTTTTTAAGCTAATTCCAGAGAATTGGGTTCGAATGGTTTGTGACTTTCCTGACATGACAGAACGAGACGTAACTTACGTTCTTGAATGTTACACTACTAAAAAAGGAAAAGTGCAAGTAGAAGGTTTGGTAGCCATAGACAACATCCTTGGAGCCAGGGAAGAGGTTTACACCGTTCTTCAGTCAACCGATCCTGATATTAAGGTGGGGACCGTGCTGGATTCCATTCCCGAAGATTGGGTGAGGATGGTATGTGATTTTCCTGACATGACGGACCGGGAAATTGTTGAAGTGGATGAATGTTATAAGACGGATGGCGGTAAGGTTAATATAAAAGGTTATCAGTCTATTGATGCTGTTCTTGGTGTAAGGGAACAGTATTATTATATTGTTAAGACAACTGACGCCGCCTATCCTCAGTGGACGAGAATAGATAAGATACCTAACGAATGGACGAAAACCGAATGCGATTTTCCTGATCTTACGGAAAGACATATTATGTCTGTAGATGAATGCTATACAACTCCTGGTGGTAAAATACATCTTGGAGGATATAGGTCGGTAGATAGCATAATAGGAGTCCGGGACGAGTATCTTATTGTCTTAGAAACGACCGATCCTGATATACAAAGAGGTGCCACATTCAACAAAATACAAGAAGGATGGCAGCGTGTTGTTTGTGATTTCCCTGATGCTACTACATCCGACACAGAAATAGTAGAAAACTGTTATAAGACGGAAAAGGGCAAGGTTCAGATCCGGACGTATATAACAATGGACGGATATGGAAATACAAGGGAATTGAGACATATGGTCCTTAAAACAACCGATCCTGATTACAATATTGGATCCAATATTGATCAGATACCGGTAGGGTGGTTAAGTATCGAGTGTGATTTTGCGTCTGCTACACAGCGCCATATAAGACAGGTGAAAAACTGCTACGTTTCTGATGCAGGGAGCATTTACGTTGAGGGAGAAATTGTTTACGACAATGACCTTGACGTGGACAAGATGGCGCTGACGGTCATGGAAAGCACTGACCCGGCGATAGCCGTAGGGACGACGCTGGCTGCTATTCCTGCTGGCTATGTAAAGACAGTTTGTAGATGTAATTGTTGCAACCACTAAATCTTATTGTCATGAGCTGTAACGAATATTTTTTAGTAACACTGGAGTCTAAATCGACTCCAGTTCGTCATAAATACACGAATTTAACAGACGAATGGTATGGTCCTGATGGCGTTAAGTACGAAGATCCTGATACGATAACTAAGATCGAAGAACAAGCTACAGATAAGAATCGTATAGGGGATAATGCCTTATATCAGAAACTTATTGAAATACATTCTCAAGGAGAGTCAATAAAATCAGACATCGGAGACATAGGTTCGGTATTAGATTATATAAATGGGGAGGAAGTGTAATGGGAACCATATCAGATAAGTTAATGAGGATCATAAATACCAAAGAGGATATAAGGCAAGCCCTTATATCCAAAGGGTATGATGTACCTACTTCCATACCTTTTAAAGAGTATGCTAAAATGATATCAGACTTACCATGTAGAGTGGACTATTTTCCTGATATAGAAGGCATTGTAGCTCGTTATTCAGCATTAGGTCTTACTAATGAGCAGATGGCTGCCAATCCTGTATGGGCAGATAAGACTGGTAATGACCATGACTTGCAAATGAAGAATTTCGCTTGGGGTGGAATGAGTGGGGTAGGTGGATATACAGAGAACTATAATAGTAATAAATGGTATAAGGTAGAATCAAGAATTGATGCCACTTGGACTTATAAGTCTTTTAATGCAAGATCAATAAAGGATAATAGATTAGCTCAATTATTTTATCAATCATCACTAAGTGATACTGGATTTAGGGTTTTATCATGTACTATCAAAGTTTCTGGTTTAACAGACGGACAAGGAATTGAATATGTTTCTAATGGAACACAACAATTTGTTATAATGAGAATTGAAAATGATGGTATATATCATCTACCAAGTTTTGATTTTGGAGCTAAAAATGCTTATTACGGATTCAAGTTCTTAAAATTACAGGAATCTTGCAATATCACCATCGAACAACTTCCCCTCTACCCCGGCGCACTTGTCTTTGATGGAGTAGACGATTATGGTGTCTGTGATAACTTCCCTATTCTGACTAAGGAAAAGGGATATACGGTTGTGGCGTTGAGGCAGTGGTTATCTTTTCAAGATATTGGATATCCCACTTTAGTAGTTAATTCAACCGATAGGTTGGCTGCTTTTAGTTTTGAAGATTTTAGAAGCAAAACTAAATCAACATGGAATTGGGGAAGAAGTGTTGGGCTTTCAGATTATAAAATACCTTTACTTTATACCTACCAAACATCTACTTCATATAATAGTAAAACTATTTATGCTGGTGCTACAGAAGAAGGAAGTAACATATTACAAGTGTGTCGTTCTGGAATTTATTGTGCAAATGCTGCCATTTGGGAAATAGTTATTCTCGACCACGATGCCACCGAAGAAGAACTGACCAAGATCAAAGACTACTTCATCAAAACCTATCCTTGGCTCTTCCCCGACCAGGCATGGACTGTCACTGGCAAAACCAACGAGGACAAAGATCGTGCTACTATTGCCAACATTACGGGCAATGGTAATGATCTTGTACTGTCTAATTTTGGGTTTGCAGAAGGGAGTGGGTATGGGTTGTATGCTGAAAATTATACTGGTGGTAGATGGGTTCAATCTACTGATAGAGCGGATTTAACTTGGACGAGTTATTCTGTAAATATAACTTCAGTTAAAGTTGCGTCTACACAGTTATATTATCAATCCTATCCTGAACAACCTTCTTTTATAGTTCCTTCTTATAAGATAAAAGTTTATGGACTGAAAGATGGTCAAACCCTATCTTATAGACAAGCAACTTCTGAAGGGCAACAATTATATAAAATATCAGAAGATGGAACTTATACATTACCGTCTTTTCCATTTAAAGCAAATGGAGATTGGTATGGATTTACCTTAAATAAGGTACAAGAATCCTGTGACATTACTATAGAGCAAATCCCCGAATACGAAGGATACCTCATTACTGATGGGGTGGATGATGAAATAATCAGTGCTAAACTAATTCAATTCGCAGATAAATTTACCATTGTTGGTGATTGGAAGTTTATGGAAGATAGAAATGATAATGCAGGATTATTGAAAGCAAATCAAATTTACATCTATAATGCTACAACAGGAATGAGGATTTTTTTAAAACAGGGTTTAAAAAACTATCGTTTTTCTTGTAAAAAGATTAACGCTTTGACTTCTGATGGATGGGTGTATGATGAAAAATGGGATAAATACAAAGTTTATCCTATTGGAAGTAATATTGATATTTCAGACCGTTTATTTTTAGGTTTTTATAGCTCAAATTTTACCAAAATAGCCCTAAAAAACTTAGGCATCTACGACAATCAGATCCTTTCTGAAGACGACTGTATCAAAGCATATAACTATTTACAAACTTTAAAAGCAAAATAATATGAAATTCATTATCATACCAAAAGAAGTATATGATTCCGTATCTGAAGAAAAGAGACGTGAATTAGGAATAGGTAGCCCAAGAGCGAGCGTAGACGGTTCTAAAGTTATTTTGCACGTAAATCATTATGACCATCTATTTAAGTCTTTAGACATGCAGGCTGATGACGAACCTCAATATCCGTATCCGGTATATGACAGCCCTTCTTCTGAGTTTGAATCTGTTCTTTCATCTAAAGAATGGGTGTCTGATGTTAATGACGAGCGTCTTTGATCTTGTTATGGTTGGGGCAATTACTATATTTGTAAAAAGTTGAATAATTAAAGCGTGTGGTAGCGTTGTCTACCATATAATCATCATGTTTCAGATAATAATAGGATGCGTTTTGGCTAATATCCTTACGATAGCAATCATCGGTTTATCCCTGTATTTAGCGTATCGTAAAAACGAAGATCGTTTAAAGGCTTTGGATTCTAAGATTGATCAAAAGGTTGAGGACGTAAAAAACAAGGTTGGCGCGGTGATGGACATCGTAGACCAGATCAAGAAGTTGTTGGACAAAATTAACAAGAAATAAAAAATGGCAGAAGTAGGTTATAATAGTAAATTCGAAGGTTTGGAGGTTGATTCCAGACTTGAGAATGTGGTGCAGGCCGCTCCTGGGACGGGCTCAGAGTCGGGCAAAGGAGGCCTTATCCCGGCTCCCCCTGCCGGAAGTCAAGACGGTAGCAAGACTCTCCTTAGTAATATGACATGGGGAGATCATGTAACAAAACAGTACATAGATGATGCTGTATCGGCAGCAGGGTGGAATAAGCAGATTGTTAGCAAACTTCCTACTGTTGAAGAGGCGAAGGATAATGTCATGTATCTTGTAAAAGATGATGTAGCATCTACAGAAACCAAAAACGTGTATAACGAATATATTTTGGTTACTGAAGAAGGTGGTGGTAAGGTGCTTGAATCGCTTGGTATGGTAAGTACCGGAGTAGATTCGAATTATCTTGATCTTTCTATGTTTTCAGGTAATTCAGGAACACTTGATGAAGCTTCTTTTGGGAAGGTCCTGGATGCTTACAATAATAAAATTACGTTAGGAAAGTTAGCTGGTAATTACTATTCTTTGGATTATTTTTTAGATGGCAGGGATTTTGAAGGTAATTTCGAACTAAGAATAATACTTGTTTCGTTTTCAGATACCAACCCTGGAGAAGGTGTATCTGAATCTGATATAGAAATTCAGGTGGGGACTTTTGTTGTTATTCAAGATAAGACATATAAGGTTATGAACAATATGGTTACGTTGTCTAATACGATATTGTCTTATTTGAATTTTATGGCTATGCCCCCTAAGGTTGTTACAACATTGGCTAATCTTCCTAAATATGCTCATAATATCATAGCTAACGTAGCTTCTGCTACGAGCCTGTCTATGACCGTATCTTCTGAGTATGTTGGGAGGGAGTGGCAGGTGCGGGTCAACAACACCACCGGCACAGACATCACACAGCCACTTCCTACCTCTGGCCAGTTCCAGAGTATGTCAGGCGATAGCGTAATAGTACCTAAAAACAGTTTTATAGAATTAAGTATCTGGTATATCAATGATAAGTTGGTTATCAGAGTAGGTGAACAAGCTTAATAGAAAGGATAGAGTATGCTTTATGTAAATGAGAATATAAAAGGTTTTTATTGGGAAGGATACGAGTTGGACTCCTCTTCTTACGAAGTAGGGTATTCTTACCAAGATTTCTTAGATGGTAAATGGGTCCAACTTGATTCCGATCAAGAAAAATTCCATCAAGACAATCCGGATGCGAGTGTGAAAGAAGTTATTGCCATGCAGCTTGACCCGGAGCCTCCTGGACCAACTGAAGAGGAGTTGCTTGCCAAGGCTAAGGACAAGAAAGTTTCTGAGGCCAGGGAATATGCTTATTCTGATGCTGTCCGTTCTTATAGTTTGGATGGTAAACAGATATGGTATAACAGCAGCATGAGGCAGAAGGTTAAAAACGATATTGACGTAGCAAAAGGAAGCGGGATATACACCGTATCCGTAGCAGATTCAGAATACGAGCTTGATATTGCTAATACGGCAATGAATGAAATGCATGTATATGAATCTGAGTGCGATGATCGTACTGCTGCTATAGAAAAGGAAATAGCTTCTAAAACCAACAGGAGTGAAGTTGAGTCTATGAAAGTGGATGAAGGCTATCCTGAAAAGTTGGTAAGGACAAAGGATCAGATCATAGAAAAAAATAAGATCCTTGAAGCCAATGATCCGGAGAAGGCTACAGCCATGTACATGAGGGCGATGATCAACACGCCGGCTATGTTGGAAAACATCGACCAGAGTCTTGCTCTTAAGATAAAGGGGTTGTACCCTATCTGGGACAAGGATGGAGTTTACGGAGACAAAGGTCTTCCTATGGGTACGGCTGTTGTAAAAGGGCAGCGTTTCCGTAGCAAAAACAAACCTTCGGATTTGGATTGGACTCTGTTTGAAGTAAGGCAAAATCACAATCCACAAGCCGACTGGGTTCCTGGTCAGGGAGGTGGAGCTGAAAGCCTGTATATGGTTGTTCAGGAAAAGCATTCAGGTACGATAGACGATCCTATTCCTTGGGTATATAATTCTATTTTAGAGAATGGAAAGTATTACATTGACAAAGAAATTAAGTATCTTTGCATAAGAGATTCAGGCATCCCTTTGGCTTACGAGAATCTTTCTGATCTTGTATCAGCAGGATATGTAAGGGTTGTTTAGGTCGTGATTTGTTGTTAATGTTATGGATAACCCCTGTATATTTATTTATACAGGGGTTTTTCTTTAATCCAGAATCTACTTATTTTTCATATCGGTAAGGTTCTGATTATCTTTGTGAAAAAGGTTAAGTTATGGAAAGAAGTGATATTATAAAAGAATTGAGTCAGTATTTTAGTATTGTTGAATTAGTTGGTCCTAAAGAATACGGTAGAGACAAAGATCTTTGCTGGAGGTATTTAAGAACTGAGTTGCTTCACACGATACTGGTTTTAAGGAAAGACATTTTGAAAACGCCGATGACGGTTAATACCTGGAAGTCGGGTGGAAGGTTTGATGAGCGTGGGTTTAGGAACAATATTTCGGATATAGTAAAATCCAAGACCGTATCAGGGTCTTTGTATGTCAGTCCTCATATGCTTGGGGCAGCCATCGATTTCGATGCTAAAGGTATGACGGCGGAGGAGGCAAGGAATAAAATAATTCAGTCGCAGGATTTACTTCCTTGTCCTATTAGATTAGAATCAGGTACCAATTGGGTCCATATTGACGTATATGACTCTCTTGGAAGTAGCAAGAAAGTAACTATGTTCTAATATGGCTTACAGATTTGTAGGAAGGATGAATTTAGAAAGTTTCTGGGCTTTTCTCATTTCCGGATTATCAGCATTGTGGATGAATTTCCAGGAGATTCACCACCTTATATATTCTATATTGTTTATATTAGCTATAAATCTTTTGTTAGCTACTATAAAAAGTATCAAACATTGCTATATCCGAAGAAAGAGAAAGAGGCCTTTTAAGATATTGACATGCATAAGCGAAATGGGAGTTTTGAAAATTCTTCTTGAGTTCGCGGCCTGTTCTTTCGGGTTGTTTACCATATCCGGAATGGACCTTATTATGTCTATGGGAGGGCATAAATCCCCAGAGTTTATAGACATGCTTCTTCAGTGGATTACAATATTTGCCTTAATATTATACGGTGGAATGGCATTCAAGCGCCTCGGCGACCTTGCACCTGATTTGATGATAGTAAAAGGCGTTAAGTACTTCTTTAGTAAAGTAAGTTGGTGGCAAAAAGTTCCATTCGGAGAAGAGCTTAAAGAAGGTATTAACAACGGTGATATACAAGAACTTTTAGACGAAGATAAGGAGGGTAAGAAATGTGTTTGCAAAAAATGAGGGTAGGGCATGTGTTAGGAGTTCTTCTACTGTGTTTTATATCTTTCTTGTTTGGTAAAACATGCAAGAAGAAAGAAATAATACACAATATAGAAATAGATACGGTAATAGATACCATTATCCAACCTATTCCTGTTCCTCAGTATATAGTTGACGTAGGGGAGGTAGAAATACCTTTCCCTATGGATGCTATAGTTAAAAAAGACACGATAAAAGACACTGTTTATATCAATATCCCAATTCAAAGAAAAACATACAGCACAGATGATTATCGGGCTGTTATAAGCGGATACAGACCTAATTTGGATACGATGATCATCTACCACAAAAAAGAAATAATATACGAAAAGAGCCGGCGCTGGGGCATAGGACTGGCGGCGGGGTATGGGGTTGGGCGCGAGGGCTTCTCCCCCTACTTAGGCGCTGTGGTCTATTATCGGATATGGTGATAATCACCTCACCTTTTATTTAATGTCCAATAGTTTAAACTTTTATCACCTCATTTACTTATCTTTGTAGAAAAAGATAAGGTATGAACTATATCGATATTTTACCACAGATAAGAAATAACATTTTCTATATCAGGATAGTAATGACCGATTATGATGTAGAAAATCAGATGGTTATTAGAATAGTAGCCAGAAGAAATGACGGTCTGTACAAGACGGAGGTAGTACAGTATCCAAATGAAGGAACTGACTACAACGGGGAAATCATTGTTCCTATGTTTGGTATGGCTAAGTCGTTGGTGGCCCAAATAGTAGGAGTCAAGATAAATGGTACCGAGGTACGTGTTAATAGCACTGAAGTAGAGGGGGCTGATATAACAGCCAGATACGATGATTCCCTTACCAGAATGGGATGGGAGGAGAGTATGAACAACATCCATCTTGATTTTGAGGTTATAAGCACCAACAACCCTAAAACGCTTCGCATAGCCGATCAGTCGGAATGGGGAATACTGGCAGACAGACCGGCTATTATAGAGATCGTGCCACCTGAAGACGAGAATAAGTATGTTTATTATCTTGGTAAGAATCAGTTGAATGTATTCAACAGTAAGACTCTTGGCATAAATCCGGGTCGCGGAAATGATTTTGAAAACCTGAAAGATGGTATATACGATATTACCATAAAAGGCAGTCCTTCCTCTTATTCATTTAACAGAAAGTATTTAAAAACAGATCTGATCCGTCTTAATATAGATAAGATATGGGCCAGGTCAACTGTGTTATGTGATCATGAGGATGATGACGTTATTAACAAAATAAAAGAAATAGAGTTTCTGCTGGCTGCGGCTGAAGCCAATATGAGATTAGGGAATTTTGAAAACGTAAAACAATTATACGAAAAAGCATCTAAATTGATTTACGTTCTCAATAATTGTGAAAATTGTGGTTGCAAAATATAATAAATTAAATATCAATAAATTATGGGATGTGGATGCGGAAGAAGCAACATTGCTTCTGTTAATAAAAGTAGGGCTATAAAGCCTCAGTCGAATACGACACCTAAAGCTGATTCTAATGCGGCTTGTATTCAGAAATATGATGAACTTGCTGTATTGGACAAGAAAATCATAGACCTTCATCGCAAGTTCAGGTTTGTAGGAGGTGTAAGTAAAAGGTATGCTGATATTCAAAAACTGGTAAGAGGCTGGATCGTTAATTTGAAGAACGAGTGCCCGGATCCGGATGATCTTGCTACTTATTCTGAATACATAAATAAAGAATACGCCAGGTATTTTACGTCAAGGTGATATGGCAGCTACCGGAAGTACACAGCAAATTCTTTTCCCTTCATCTTACTTATGTGAGTGTGCTGATCGTTTTATAGCATGTAAGGCTGATCAGTATCTACAATATCATAAGTATAAGGTAGGTATTAAGCCTGATATGGATATGGTTCTTAAAATAGATCGCATGAGAAGAATCGTATGTGAAGGGGAATGCGGGTTGTGTCCTGACGAGATTCAGAAATTTAAAGAGGAACTTAATAAGATCTTGTCATGAAAAAGATGTATTACAACAAAGAATACAGAAAAGCTTTCAAGAAATCGGATTGTCCGGAAGATCTTGGTTCTGAAGAAACGTTTATCGTTCATGAAGCTGAATTTTGTTCGGATATAAGCCAAGATGATGCAGATAGGAAAGCGGAAGAGTTTGCGGAGAAAGAAGGTCCGTTGTATGCTAATAAAGTAGGTGGATGTTGCAAGGTTTATTATAACACAAGACAGGAAGGGGATTTCTTTAAAAATGATTGCCCTGATGGTCAAAAGCAAGAACAGCCTATACATTACGTGGTAGAGGCCGGTCGTGTATGGTCTAAGTTCAGTACCGAAATAGCTAACTACGAAGCTGCGAGGATCCTTGAGCAAGAGGGGCAGGCTGCCGCTAACGAATCTGGAGTATGTAAAACCGTTTATTACAACGAAGATCAACATGGTTGGTTTAGTAAACGTTGTAAGGAAGGATGGAAGGCTCCTGAGAAATACAGGAGGATATACGCCGGTACCGTAACGTCTTTCATTAGCGTTGATGATGCCAATGAAAAGGCTAAGAAGATACTGGAAGAAGAGGGCATGAAATGGGTTAATGAAAATACCAAATGCGAGCCTGTTGTTGATGAATGCAAATTTGATTTTTGAAAATGAGCAACGTAAAATTTAATCCGACAGAAGGTGAGAATGATAAACTGGTGTCGGTGTTTTCTGAAATAAATGAAGGTCTTGATACGACTTTGAATTACACTATTTCCGATGAAGGGAATAAGGCTAAGAAGAACATCGTCGTTAATCAAGTCGGTAAAAGGGAAAAGTTTTTATCGAAGAAAGGGGAGGGATCTGAACCTTTTGTTTTGTCTGATGGTAATACTTTTAACGTTCTTAAAGAAGGTGCTTCAGGATCGGCATCCGCTTGGGCTGATGACCAGCTTCCTCCAGAAGCCACGGAATCAGTTGGCGACAAAAGCCTTCTCCCTTCTTGGGATTTTTACCTTATAGACATGACTCAAAATACCGGAGACAAAGTGCGTCCGGTAGGAAAGCTTCGTAAGAATAATCTCCTTAGATTTGAAAATGGAGATTTTGCTCCTACGGTGGGCATAACCGAGGAAATGAGAGCCGAATGCGATGTGGAACTGTATTTGGATAACGGTCATAAAAATAAGTATTGTGATGCCGGAGCATTTGACGCTAAGGCTTTTTACGAAGAGTATGGTATTGGTCAAAAACTTTATAATGTATCAGGATCAGAGGTAAGGATTTTAAGACCTTGGGAGACTACTTCAAAGAATTATAGTATATTCTTAGGATGTAGCAAGAGTCTGTATGTAGTTGATAAGGTAGTCGGAAAAAGTGGGAAAATATGGTCTGGGGTGTATGACGCGGACACGGTTCCTATGCTGGACGGACTTGACCTGCGCCAGACGTGCCCTGTGCTGCCACCCACGGCCTTATCTCCTGGACCGGTATGTACAGTAGACTCCAAGGCAAGATCTTTCTTTTTCTTGTATGAAGGAGAAACAAATTGTAAATCCGGAGCCGGAGCTGGTAACGCCTGCACAATGTTTCTAAATGGAAGAACTTATCCGAGATGTAATGATGTAAATCAAATCAATATAGCTAAGTATTCGAGGGCAAATAATGTAGATCCAGAATCTTCTTATCCTTTTTCAGAAGGTGGATTTTTGACTTTGAATGCGTATATCATATACCTTGAAATGTTGTACGGTACTAAATACTTAGTTAATCCAGACACTTTCGGTTCCGGAATATCAAGTAATAACGGAATAGGTAATGATGTCAATTATCGCAAATACGGAGGAGTGAAATACCGTAAAAAGGGAGAAGAGTCGTGGCTGTATGGAGCATGGGCTACAGATGCTTCTATTATCCATTATGAACCTACTAAAAAAACTCATTTTTCTAACCTCATAAATTCAGAGTATCCTAAAGAACAGTGCATGGAAAGCCAGATGGCGGCTTCTTTTGCATTTGAAACAGGCGTAGAAGAAGGATTAGAGTTTGATTTTTATGGAGGAAAATACTGGTATAAGAACGTCCAGGGAGCCAAGAGTATGACCGAAGGTCATATGAATGTTATTGTGTTTAAGGAAATGACTGGTACCATATCAGCCTTAGACGAAAATGACGAACCAGCAGAATTTGATTTGGAAGTTATTTTAAGGATGTCTTTATTCGATGGTATGAATTTGTCTGGAGACATCTTTAGATATTGTGGAGGAGGATACGAACAGGTAGGAACTTGTTTAAATGATCCTAATGTTACTCGAATAGGTAATACTATTGATATTTATATAGAGCCAGATCAAAAGAAATGGACATATGAGAAAAGGTCTACTATAAATAATGGTGAGGTTTTTAATTTTGAATCTAAATATAAAAAGATAGCAACTACCCAAAATTTAGGAGATGGTTATGCTTTACACCGTATCCCTTATGCCGGATGGAAGGATAAAAAAGGGGGAAGTATCGGAACAGGAGAATGTTTTTATACATATGACAATTGCTACTGGGCTTCAGCTATCGGCATAAAGTCCAGAGTGGTTGCTCGTTTCGGCGGTTATGCGTACAATAGCTTTTGCTCGCCTCGTCATCTGCATGCGCATTACGCCGTTTCTGGTTTGTATCGCACCTATTGCGGCCTTGCCCAACTGTTGTTAGACGTCAGTCAATCGCAGGTTTGATGGGCGCAACCTATTGATGGCGCGGCCATCATAAGCGCAGCGCTAAGGCGCTGCCTTGTGTAGTGTATAGGGCTTACTTGTGATATATCATATTTTCAATATTCTGATTATAAGCCACAAAACAAGATTTAAAAATATTTTAAACATTTTGTTTTGTGGCTTTAAAATATTATATACACATTTGCATCGTAGAAATACGAGAGACAATTAACACTATTATTAACAATAAAAGATAACACTGATAAATCCGTTAGTCTGCTAACAAGTCTTACATTGCGGATACGTTTTTAAAGGCAGCACTAACCGTTTGGAATACATTGATTGACTTCTTATTGTGATGGTGTGGATAAAAAACACTATCTTGCACCAAAAAAAAGAAAGTCATGAATTGTAACACTTGTAAAGATGACAGACCTGATATTCTGAGATCTAATATTTGTATCGGGTCTGATCCATGTAATGACTGTACGGACAATTGCGAAATTCTTCCAAAAGAATGCGATTGCCCGTATGGCCATTTAAGCGATCATTGCATTCATTATACAGGATGCAAGACATTCATATCCAAATTAACTCCAGGTATGCCTTATAATGAGGTTATGCATAATATAGAGCTGGTTTTTGAAAACATAGATCAGTTTTTGGATAGGATGGTTGAAGAAAATACGCTTTTAAAACAAAGGGTTGAAAAACTTGAAAAACAACTTCAAAATGGAAAAGAGTGCACAAATTGGTGAGGGCTTAAGTGGTAAACACGTATATATTCCACATGTGGACGAGACGCCGGTGCCATGCCCGGACGGATACACCTGCACGAACTGCGTGTACTGCGCTGACGGCATCAACGCTGGCTACTTCAGTCTGGCTCAGAAATCTGATCTTACGGCTTTAATCAATGCAATGATATGCCGTATGGAATACCAGGATAGGGAAATAGAATTTTTAAAACAAAAAATAAATATTTTGAGTAACAATGGCAATAACAGGTAACGGTTGTTTTGGCAGTCATGGTGGGTGCGAACGCCCGCATCATTGCAATATTCCTTCTTCTAACATATTCTATGATGGAGAAACTATAGAAGAAGCTGGTTTGTATCATGGTATGCCTTTAGACGGAGCTTTAGCTAATTTAGCTAAATACGTTTCAAGGGCTATTAACGTAAGTGGATCTGTCAATACAGAAGTGTTTGACGGTACTTCTCATGTGGTTCTAAAGAAAGATCCGGCAGAGATTTTGCTTGTATCTTATTGCGGGGGTGTCGTGCCTTCTGATATGTATAGAGTCCAGGGTCGTACTGTTAGGTTCTGCCGGGATATGTGTCAACAGGATGAACTTGCTGAAGTGAGGGTCGTGTACCGAGAAGAGGCAAATAGTTCTTATGGGTTCCATTGTTAATTTAGGAGGATAAGAAATGGCAGAAAAATGCAAAGGATTTATATGTGGGGGTAATCTCGTTGATGGCTCTGTGCCTTCTGATAAGTTAGATAAAGAAACCATTATCGAGCTTATTAAAGAGATTCTGAAAGAGGAAATGCACGAATCTTGGCTTAAGGAAATAATAGAAACCATACTTAAGGAATCCATTGATTCGGATTGGCTTCGTGAGTTCTTTAAAGAGGTTCTTAAAAAATATGCTAAAGAGGAATGGTTTAAGGACATTATCTGCGGCTTAGGATGTGTAGGTGTACAAGAGATATTCGACGTCATTCCTACTGATATAACGTTTGAAGCTACAGGAGGTACGGCTACGGTGCAGGTGGTTGTCGATGATGGAGTTGAATGGGAGTTGACACTTTAAACTAAGGAGGATAATTATGTCGAGAGAGAAAATATATAAGATGGATGATGGTTCTTGGCTTACCTCGGACAAGAAGGAAGGTGTCGGTCGTGATAAAATGAATTTCGATGCTCCATCTTGGAAAGGAAGGGAAGACAGGATCACTATCCGAATTGTGAAGAAATCCGATACTGAAAGCATGAAAGCCATTACTTTCAAGCAAAAAGGTATTAAGATCACAGAAGTGTCGGTTAGTAGGCTGGAGTTCCCTATATCTGGTGGAGATAAGCAGATCCTTATTACTACTAACGCCGCTTCTATCAATGCCCTTATTACGGGTGAGAAAGATATAAAGGGTGTCATAAAAGCATTTACTACCGCTTCCGGTCTTAATATTGACGTCAATGATATTAGGCTTGATTATGGTTTCCCTGGTGATCCGGGTCTTGAAGACACGTTCCAGGTTTCGATGATTGTTTCCATGCCTGGCAATGAGGATGGGAATGAAGTTAATGAGAACATAACTATAAATGGTGTACTGATTCCTATTTATCAGCCTGGAAAGGTCGTTCCTTACATTAAATTGGATAAGGAATTTGAACAAATTGAGGGTGATGAAACAAGCACGCAGTTAAGTATAGAAAGTAATATAAAAGATTATGTTATTGAAATAGTTGAATGCGAGTCTGTGGATAAGGAGGAAATTCACCTGGACAAGGATGTTGTTGATCTTGATTCCGACGGATCACCGGAGGTAATCAACGTAAATACAAATCCCGAAAATTTAAGATGGAGGATTGGCGAATGAAAGTAGGTAATTGTTGGGCGAACATAGATAAGAAAGAAGGCGGTCTTAACAGTAAGGTTAATATTTACTTTGATGAAAATGATACTGGTGCCAACAGAAGTGTCAAGATAAGGGTGTCTTCCAGGGACGGTAGCGTATCTGAAGAATGTACGTTAGTTCATAAAAAAAAAGAACAGGTAGTTTATAGAAATAAAAGACAATCGGCTCTTTTCACAAAAGAAGGATGTAATTCTGAGACAGAGAAAGGGGAAGAGCTTGAGTACGTTGTTGAGGCCGGAAAATACACATCTATCATATCTCAGTCTGATGCTGATGACAAGGCTATGAAAGATATTGAGCAAAATGGTCAGAACTGGGTTAATGAGCATGGTCGTTGTATAACCATATTATGGTACAATGTCAAGAAATCAAAGTCGTTTAGAAAGAACGATTGCGATCCTGATACCGAAGAAGGAAGTTTGGTTACGATGACAATCGAAGCCGGGCAATTTTCTTCTACCATAAGCCAAGAAGATGCCGACCGTAAGGCTGAAGCTGAGTTGAATGCCAAAGGTCAAGACTATGCTAATTCTCATGGTACTTGCAATACCATAAAATGGTACAACGACAGGAAATCCAAGATGTTCCAAAAGACAGATTGTGAGGTGACTGAAGTTGGATCTATGGTAGAGTACGTTGTAGAAGCCGGCCGCTTCTCTTCTTCTGTTTCTAAGGAGGATGCTAATCAGAAGGCTTTGGATGCCTTGGAAGCTGAAGGTCCAGGTTATGCTAATGAGCATGGTACATGTGAAACAAATTTATGGTATAACGTAGAGAAGTCAAAAGTATTTTATAAAAATAACTGTGAAGATGGATTTATCGGAGCGCCTTACACTTACACAGTAGAAGCCGGTAAATACACATCAGACGTAAGTCAAGAAGATGCTGATAATAAAGCTCTTGATGATATAGAGAGAAACGGCCAAGAACAAGCCAACCTGAATGGAGAATGCGTTACTGATCCAAATTATTTCGTTGGAAAGGCTTCGGCTCGTGTTCAGAAAAATGACTGCGATGCCGAATCTCAGACCGGAAGCTTCGTTGATTTGACTGAAAAGGATCTTGCCGGATACCCAGATGCTTTTGTATCAAGGGAAAGCCAGGAGGCAGCTAACGCGTTGGCTGAAGCAGCTATGGAAGAACAGAAACAAGATCTTGCAAATAAGAAAGGTACTTGCATAGATAAAAACCAATTTGTTGGTGTATATAGCAAGGTATTCACAAAAGACAATTGTGAAGGAGAAGGCGTAGGTTCGCAGGTAACAGTAGACCAAGACGATGTAACTGGTGGTCCTTTTACTTCATACGAAAGCCAGGAGGCGGCTAACGCGCTCGCTCAGGCCGCTGTCGAGCAGCAGGGCCAGGCCATAGCCAACCGGGACGGACATTGCACGTGGACTGGTAAATACAGTGAGGAATTTACCAAAAACGATTGCAATGAAGGCCAGGTGGGGTCTAAGATTACCGTAACCGAACAAGATGTTGTTGGTGCTCCTTTCACATCTACCGTAAGTCAAGCTGATGCTAATAACAAGGCTCAGGCTGCTGTTAAAGAGCAAGGTCAGGCTATTGCCAACAATAAAGGTAATTGTGAAGATATGACTGTATATACCGGTCATTACAGCAAGAGATTCGTTCCCGAATGCGAGGCTTGTCATAAAGGTGTAGAGATGGAGGTTACGGCTGAGATGGTAAATGGAAGCCCTGTTACATCAACAGAAAGCCAGGATGCAGCAGACGCAGAAGCTCGTAGGATTGTAGAAGAAGGCGGTCAGGCTTATGTTAATAAGAACGGAACTTGTACACCATTAAGCACCGATCCTGTATGGGAGGACGTAGAACCGGAAGAACTTAGATGTAATGAAGGTAAGTCTCAGAAAAAGCAACGTGATACCAACGAATGTTCTGAAACTCATAATCAGGGACGTTGGGTAGACGGCGGAAATAAGGTTTGTAGCTGGACCGGTCATTATACAGAAACGTTCCAGAAAAACGATTGTGAGATACCGGATTCAGGAACGGAAGTAGAGGTAAGTGAAGCTGATGTTGAAGGTAATCCTTTTACTTCTTTCGTAAGTCAAGAAGATGCTGATAATAAGGCTAAGGAGGCTGTTAAAGCCCAAGGACAGAATATTGCCAATCAGAAAGGTAAATGTAGGTTCGTAGGCGTATATAGCAAGGAATTTACGAAAGACAATTGCGGATCATGTCAGCATGGTGTTCCGATGAGCGTAACACAAGACATGGTAGGTGGACCGTTCTATTCTAATGAAAGCCAGGAAGAGGCAAATAGATTAGCTCAGGAAGCCGTAGAAGCCCAAGGTCAGGCTTACGCTAACAAGAACGGGACATGCGAAATGGACAACACCGATCCTGTATGGGTAGATTCTGAACCGCTTGAAACCAAATGTGAAGGAGGTAAATCTTATAAGAAGCAAGTCAATACCAACGAATGTTATGGTGGAGCAGATGAACGCTGGGTAGAAGGTGGAGATAAGGTATGTACCTGGACCGGAACATATAGCAAGCAATTTACAAAACAGTGTACTGATGGAGGTGTCGGATCTAAGGTTACTATAGACCAAGATGATGTAACCGGCGGTCCTTTTACGTCTACCGTAAGTCAAGAAGACGCAAATAGTAAGGCTCAGGCTGCTGTTAAAGAGCAAGGTCAGGCTCTTGCTGACGCACAGGGCACTTGTACTTGGACCGGTAAGGCAAGTAAGGTTTTCACCAGAAACAATTGTGGAAGCTGCCAGCATGGTTCTTCTGTTACCGTAACCCAAGATGAAGTGGGTGGTCCATTTACGTCCAATATCAGTCAAGCTGATGCTAATAACAAGGCTCAGGCTGCTGTTAAAGAGCAAGGTCAGGCAGTAGCCAATAAGAATGCTGATTGCTTGCCTGATAGCACAACACCTTCTTGGTCGGATACCGGAAGCACCCGTTGTGACGGGTGTACGTCTCAGAAGCAGCAACGTGACACCAATCCATGTTCTTCTTCTTACAACGACACAAGATGGGTTAATGGAGGTGGAGAGTCTTGTACCGACTGGACTTACTACGGAACAGGAGACTGCGTAGGTCATACTCAGTACAATGCTTATCGTGATAGCTGCTCTGGTAGCATAGATCGTCAATATTCGGTAAATTGTAGAAATTGCTGTAATTGCGGATCTTACGGAACTTGGAGCGAAAGTGGATGTGGAACTGGAAGCAATAGCAATAAAGTAAAATACGTTCGTTACGATGATTGTGGAAATCAAGATGTAAAATACGAGCTTGAAGTTGGAAAATGCGGATATGCTCCATACGAATTTCAGTTCCATGATGGAAGAACGAGCAAGTCAAGGTCTGTAACTGGAGAATCTCAGAACATTGAAGAAGTTATCATAAGTACTAAGAGTAATTCATATATAGGTTTTTCTGTTAAGTCAAAACCTTCTTGGTGTTCTGTTGATTACAGAGACCAGACATCTGAAAGTATGAAGGCTGTGGTGACGTTATCCGCCAATACAACATCTTCTTCCAGATCTGGTGACATTGTTTTTGTTCAAAATGAATCTGGAAAGACTGTTACTCTTAGCATCACACAAGATGTTGCAGTTACTTACGAATTTAGTACCAACCAAAGCACTTGGAATGCCGATGCAAATGGAGGTGCAAATAACTCATATTTATGTATTCAATTAAAAAGTAAAAAGAATGGAAGTAAGATAGGATACACTGTATCATCTAAGCCAAGTTGGGTTACAGAAGTTACAGAAAAACCGTCAGGAGTAAATTGTCCTGTTTCGTCAGGCTATGATTATTCATTTGTAATAATCTCATCCGCAAACAGCTCTTCATCTTCCAGAAGTGGCACTGTGACATTGAAGCAAAATGAGTCTGGGAAGACTGTTAACATAACAGTCAACCAAGAAGGAAAGGCAGAGGCTAAACCTGTTCCGGCGCATATTACATTGAAAAACGGCTCTTGGGCTACATATAGGAGGAATAATGTTTCTTATAACCCTGGCGCCGGTAAGTGTATTGCCGGATTCGAATGGACTGGTGATGAAAATGGAAATATCCGAATCTACACCTGTGATATTAAGGTGGTGGATGCTGATTATCGTGAGATATCTGGAGCTACTATAAGCATCGGAACAACAACCCAGAGAAGACAATCCGGAAGCTCTTGTTCGTATTTCAGGGCCGTTAATGGAGGAATATTAGCCGGATATGTTCATTCTGGAGATGAGAATGGATATACTACATGGTATATACGAACTATAAACGTGTCTTACGAAGGCAAAGTGTATAAGACCGCTACTGTTAGGCAGTATGAAAAACAAAATATCTCCAAGAAAAGTGGTGTTTTCAATGTATATAATGAATCTCCTGTTTCTTACAACTTTATCGTAGATGGAGCTGAGTGTGGTGATGAAAATGGTACTTTGAAATACGCTTATTCTCAAATGGATCTTAATCCAGCATAATTAGCAAGGGGAGGGAATTTAGTTCTCTCCCCTTGAATATTTTGGATTACAATATTGTGTTTTAAATATTGTCTATTAGAATAAAAATGATTAATATTGCACATCATTCAATTTTAAATTTTTAGTATCATGGCTTGTAAAAAGAAAGCTCGTCAGGGTGGGGAAGTTGATAAAAAGGACAAACCCAAAATGCGTCAAGGCGGTAGTGTTGGCGGTAAGATGAAAAGAAAGAAGACGAGCACTAAAAAGTGATTGAAAACCAGGGGAAGGTGCTGATCGCCTTCCCCATTTTAATAACATAACAACAACATATTATGAGCAACAAGTTTATTAGCAAAGGACAGAGGAATGTCTGTGTGACGTTTGTGAAGTATTATCCTGTGTTGATGCAGGTTATTATGTTAGCCAGCATTTTTGATGAGTTTTATCCTTTTAGTATCACTAATTGGCTGTATCCGATATTAGGTCATTCTATATCATGGGACCTATTTCTCTAGGCTTTTTCAAGAATGTTCAGGTTTTGTATATGGCATAGGTTATTGATCTATAGCATGATTTTTAATATCTGTGTAGAATGGGTTACGGTTAATATTGAGATGCCTATTGAGCACAATATCGTAGTGTGGTCTGTTATGGCTGTTACTCTTCTGATAATCATTGCCTCTATTGTTTTAAGGTTTAAAACAGGATGTTTTGAAAATGAAAGAAATTCTGACAGAGACGCTGCGTAAAAGCGGTGCGGCGGTATGCGATAAGATAAAGGAGATGTTTTTAAGCGGAGAATGCGATCATCTCACAGCCAACGATCTTGAGACATGGATGCAGCTTGCTAATCCGGCTAAGTACTATACCGGAGAAGAGGCTGTTTCTTATCTTAATGTAACTTCTAAAAGATTTTATGAATATCGGAAGGCGAAGTTAGTTCCTGATCCGGTTAAGATAAAGGGATTCCCTAAACCTTTATATACTAAAGTTATGTTGGATGAGGCTATAAAAACCATATCCGGCATGAGTGAAAGAGAGATTTATATGAGGATCTTGAATGCTAAATCAAGAGAATCAAGAGCAAAAGAAAGGAGGGGAGCATGATCACTAATGGTGAATTTGTATCAAGAGTCGTAAATGGTATTCATGCCCTTGACAAAGATTCGCATGTTAGTCGGAGATGGATATTGAATATCGGTAGAACTAAAGCCGAATCTTATACGGCCCAGAGGTGGGATGATGGGACGTTACTTGGCGACCACCGGCTCCTAACTTACGTTACTTGCCTGGAGATGATTGAAGTTGATAAAATAGTTTGCTGCGATGCCGAATTTGCGTTATGTAATACACTTATGCGTTCAAAGCATAAGCTTCCAGGACTTCTTTATTCTGCCCTTAGACCGGCTATTACTAAGGTGACTAACGTAGATAACACTATATTTTTTAAGTTCGCTGAAATAAAGTCGTATCGCAATGAACAAAAAAGACCGTATGCTAAATACGTTAAAGAACGTCGTCCTTTTTATTATGTAGAAAACGACTATATTTATATACCGGATTTCCATATAGAGCTTATTAACGTAGAGTTCTTTACAACAAGAAGAAAGAAGGCGCTGGAGTTAATGGCTTGCGATCCTACACCTAAAGGGTGCGAATCTGAATGGGAATACGAATTTATTTGCCCTATTAAGCTGATTGAGTATGTAGTGGCAGAGACGATAAAGGAAGTAGCATTCAGGCTACAGATTCCTATTGATGAAAATCCGAATCTTGACTCCAATCAGAAAAGTCAAATTGTTCAATAATAAAATATTATTTATCTTTATTTGGGTCTTAGTTGTGAAACCAAGACCCATTTTTATATAACTTAGTAACATGAAAAGAACATCAATACAATCACCGTATTTTGCAGCCTACTACCATCGTCTTATGAAGAGAAAGAATGGTTTTAAGAAAGGCATGATAAGAGATAGAGGAGAGGTTTTAAGGCTGTTGTCTATTATATGGAAAACCGTATCAGAGCATTATGTGGAAGCTGATGCTGGTGTTTACGTAGATAACGTGGGCTACTTATGCCATGTACTTATACCGGGCCAGCGCTTTACCGTCAGGCGGGACCTGGACATCGTGAGCAGGCTCGGCACCAACGGCTACCTCTACAACCACCTGGTTATGGATTTCGCAGACTCTAAAAGATATTACCATTTTGTAATACAAGATAGCTTGAAAAAGAAGTTAAGGGTTAAAATGAATAAAGGACGAAGATATCGATTTATGTACAATGAAATACTTGCTAAAAGAAGAGTGTTTAAAGATTTCCAGATTAAGAGAGTTTTCGAAGATAAAGAATTAGGACACAGAAAGTCGTAGAAAAAAAGTAGCGATCACCCTTTGTAGATACAGGATAATCGCTACTTTTGCATATCCGTCTACTTTCTCAAGCGGACGGATATAATGCTAACAAAATATCTTTATACAAATAAAGCTCTATGGAGGCAAAGGTAAACAATTTTCAAAACAATGCGAAGGGTAGTAACATTATTTTGACGTCAGAATCCAACGAAATGGATTTATCTGTAAAATTATCTAAAATTTTTAGCTATAATGGCCATAATGTTTCTTTTATAAAAACTTCTTATGGTATATTATTAAATGCCACACAGATGGCAAAAGCATTCAATAAGAAACCTGCCGAATATCTAAGGTTGCCGTCTGTAAATCAATTAATTAAGTCAATGGTGGGATTTTCCCACCTTTCTGAGAATCAGATAGTTACAACTATGCTTGGAAGTCCTGAAAATGGAGGAGGTACATGGATGTTTGAAGATCTCGCCATAGATTTTGCGAGATGGTTGGATACTGATTTTAGATTATGGTGTAACTCGAAGATAAAAGAATTTTTAACATCAAACTTGGTTTCTATTCCAAATTTTACTGATCCGGCAGAAGCAGCCGAAGAATGGGCTAAGCAGTATCGTAGAGCTCAGCAAGCGGAAGCTATTGCTTTGGCTGAACATAAAAGGGCGGAGCAAGAAAGAATGGAAAAAGAAATAGCTGTAAATACGTTAGAAGAAAAGAAGGGGGATATAGAGTTTTCTGAGTCATTTAAGAAGGTGGATCATGAAAACATGTGGCTAATCAGAGATGTGGCGAAGAAGCTTGAGCAGAATGGAATCATCATCGCAGAAAAGAATCTTCGTTTGTTTCTTGAGGAAGTCAAGTTTATGTTCAGAAATGGGCAGGGTAGATGGGAGCTATACAGTGATATTGTCAAAAATAAGTTTGGTGTTTACAGATCATATTTTGTTGACAAATATTCTGGGGAAAGAGTTAATCAGCAAACCATCTACATGACTGGTGCCGGATATGAAGTCACACTTAAGGGGATAAAGGAAAAGTGTAGGAGCCTTTTCTTGAAGTACGGCAAGTTTGAAGATCCTAACTTTTGAAAACACAAAATATGGCGTTATACATATTATTCATATCTTTGTGGAGGTCAGGTTCATTTCCTGTCCTCCATATTTTTTGTTATGACAGTCGAAAATTATATCATAGAGTTAAAATCGTCTTTAAGATCATTTGACAAGCGTGATCTGATAGATGAGGTATCCATCTACAAATGGGTAGAAATTGCCCTGAAGAAGTTTGGAGGCGATATTACTATGCGCAAAGAAGCGGTAGTGGATGTCAAGCGAGGGCAGGCCCGTATGCCCGGTGATTACTTTGATCTTATTCTGGCTTTTAAATGCGATTTTAAAGGATATGAGGTGCCGGAAGGTGACAAGGTGATATCAGAACTTCAAAATACAATAGCTTGGAAAGAACGTACCGAAAGAAGTTATAGGTGGTGTTCTTGCGATGAATGTTGTAAAGACGAATGCGAGAAAGTGATAGTTGAAAAATTTTATATCAATGTTCATGATCGCGATCATGAAGTTCGTTGCTATTATGACCGGCCGGTAATGTTAGGTCTTGCTAAGCCTATGCTTCGTGATTCTTGTTTAAGTAAATGCCGGAATAAGGTAATAAAGGATAGTCCGTATGAGATAAATATCGTAAACGGATTCCTGTATGCTAATTTCGATGGTCCTATTTACATGCAGTACCGGTCTCTTCCTTTCGACGGAGAATCTAATATAATTATACCAGACACGCCTCAAGGTCTGGTATTGGATTATGTAGATAATTTTGTAAAGATGAGATTCTTTGAGGAACTGATGTATAATGGAGAAGCACAAGGAGCAGCCGATTTGTTCAAGTTGTATGCACAGCAAGATTTGGTTAAGCTGAAAAATGCTAAGACCGAACTTAAGATGATGGGTATGACATTAAAAGGCATGTACGAACCTCTTAGGCGGCGCCGTGCTGAGTTTGAGATATATACTAAGGCGTATCCTGTAATTGACAATATACTTAAATTGGTATGACGGAAGTAGTTCTATTTATATACTTGCTTGGTGTTATTGTATCTATGATTGTTTGGTCAATCAGGCAATTTAAAGGAGATGCAAGTTTGGTAGAGACAATGTATTGCCCGATAGTATTTTTGTCGAGTTGGATATACGTATTCGAAATATTAAAAAATAAATAAGATGTTAGAAGTTAGTGCAAGCGAAATAGTAACCGCCGACAAAATGAGAGGCGTGGGATCGGCAAACATCATTTTCACAGCCGGACCTAATCCGGTAGCTGAAGATCGTAGAGGTGTAGCCAAGGTAACGGCTGGTGGAGAGAGTAAGAACGTTACAATCACACAAGCTGCCGGCGAGCAGGTCGTTGTAATTCCTGAGTTCGATTATCTTGTTCTTAGGTACGGATGGGAATCAGAAGACGGTTCTGATTTTGATACTGCAACCGGGTTCACCAATACAGGCATCTCGGATGTAGATAATAAATACGTTGGATGGAGTAAGCAGTGGGCTACTACCCAACAACAGGTAGGTGATTACCTTATTTATGGTGGTGATAACATGCAGTCTGGCCTTGAAGGGGCGCTTATTAAGATGAAGACCTTGCTATCAGCGCCGGGCATGGACGAGTCTGAGCCTAATATCAATGCCGATATCTATGGTAATTGGTATGGGAATAGAGGGCGAGGAAATGTCGTTGTGTCTTTTACAGCCTACCTTGGAGGAGAGATGGTTAAACAAGGATTTAACTTCATTAACGAAGGTGGCGAGGAGGTTTACTCCGACAGCATCACTACCAACGTTTCGGCTCATGGTGAAACCAATTACCAAAATATAAAAGGTTTGTACACTAAGATGGGTACGATGGTTTATAATAAGGAAAAGCGTGATTGTGTTATTGTTATAGGTTAAGGTGATGGAAAGTCTTTGGGATAAATACAATAGGATTAAGGAGGTGTTTTACCGGGATTTCGTTTATGATTCCAGCTACACAGAGCAGGCCTCGTGCATCCCACTGTCGTCGGTGAAGAACGGGGTAGGCTGGGTCGGCGACGGAACCATTAACCTGGCCCAGTATCTTCAGCTTGTATATACGGAAATGATTCTTGGTTACAAGACAAAAGATGATGTTCGTAATGCCATACTGGTGCTTACTCGTCTTGCCGATACTACTTATGATCTATTTTTTAATAGCAATAAAGGTATTTATTTCAAATTCGAAAAAGGATTTTTCTTAAGAGATGACATACATGGTGAAGACGCAAACAAATTTGGTCTTTCCAAAATAAGTTTAGGGTACACTAATGGTATAGAGTTGAAAGACGAAGATCCATGCTTCTCACCATTTACTTCACAAGATCAGATTTGGAATCTGGCTCCGATATTAGCTTTCTTATCAGAAAAAGGATTTGAAGAAGCCAGGCAAGCAGGATACGATATTTTTGAGTACGTTATTAGAAACGGGCACAAGATATACAATCCTTATTACAGCGCCTTGCTTCATCATTGGATATTTCTTCCTGATATGGATACCGATAAGGTTAAGCCGTGGGATAGGGTTAGTAACCGTAACAAGAATCTTAAATACAAAGTTAAGGTTAAGAGAGGAGCTAACAATTGGTATTTCTCTGGAGGGTTCAGATGGGCTTTTAAGAAGTTTGGAGGCGAGTGCAGTACATTCTGGCATTGTCTATGGTATAAACCATTTATATTCTTAGCAGATAGAGTATATCATCCATACATATGTAAATGGTTTGGTATTAAGGTTAAGAATAATTCTTATTATTGTCTTGGATCCACAAATGAAAAATCATGGTACGGTCCTGGATTTAATAAGAGGCTGGTTAAGTTCTTTAATAAGTCTTTGGAAGGATCGGAGTTATTTATGCCTCATCTTGTCTTCTTGCAAGAAGCCGAATGCGTTGAAGGAGATAAACTCAGGGCCTATTTAGATAAATGGGAATGGGATGGTGTTAATTCACCTATTGAGTTTTTGATATTGTGTAACTGGTACAAAATTAAATTCGAAAAATGAAAATCTATTACAATTCTAAGATAGCTAAGTTGTTTACGTTCATTGACGGATATAAAACAATTATGCTGTTTGGAGCCGTATTTACCGAACGTGATGCCATATCGTTGAAGGCGGAATGTCATGAAGCTGTGCACTGCAATCAATATCAAACCCTGTTTGCTACAGGGTTTGTGATTAGCGCAATCATAGCATTAGTATGTGGTTTAAACGATCAGGCTGGATGGTGGATGTTGTGGCTGTCTTTGATTCCTGTATTTTTGTACTATGCATGGTATCTAATTGAGTACCTAATCAGATTTTGTATGTACTGGAATCACAAGAAAGCATATCACAATATCGTATTTGAAAGAGAGGCCTTCGATCTTGAAAATGACTGGAACAAACCTGGTATATTTAGAAGAGAGTCTGAAGGGTTTAGTTTCTTGAAATATTACAGAAAGGAGTATTATTATAAGTAGGAGAAGATATTTTGAAGAACAAAGATCTGGTAATGGAGCTATTTATCATTGTGTAAAAACAGAAATAGAACCTGGAGATAAAATCAGATTATTTAATTTAATGAATAAAGTCAAATCCGATACAATTAGCCAGGATAAGATAAATAGTGTACTGAATCAACTTAGAGAAGGTACGGCTTTTAATATTCATACCCAGAGTCCAGTTTCTTTTTCGTTTTCAAGCACCTCTACCGGTTATGAACCAATGTCGATACGGATTACATTTGACCCGTATCCTACAAGTGAACAACAGGGTATTATATACAAGTTTCAGATAAATGACCAGAGGTACGTTTTTATGTTTTTCTAATAGATACGATGGAATGAGAGATCTTATTAATAATGCAGATGAAGATGTTGATTGTATTACTTCTGCAACAGAGAAGAGTAGTATGTATCGCAATGATTCTTTCTTTGTATTTGTTTGATTATCTATATTAAATATAATTATATGATTTACAATAAGTTATTATATATAGGGGGGGGGGTAATTCCTGATATATTATGAGGCGTCGTTTTTTTGATAAAAATAGGGAGCTTGAGGACTTCCTTATGAGGTTTTATCCGGCCGGTAATTACACATGGGTAGTGCCGGCAGGATGCACGGAAGTAGATGTTTTTCTTGTTGGTGGAGGTGGTGGAAGTGGAAACGGTTCTGGCGCCGGAAGTGGATATACCAAGACTTATAAAAGAAACAATATAGGAATAAAACAAGGTTCTCAAATATCTGTAACACCAGGTCAAGAAATTAATATCATAGTAGGAAAAGGTGGAGCAGGTTTGTATTATGGCTATCCTGAGAAGGGAGGATTCTCTCAATTTATGAACTCATCTTACAGAGCAGAGGGTGGAAATCCTTCTGGTAATGGTCTTCTTAACGGAGAAAACTCAACAGGTGGCCCTTATACTGGAGGAAATGGTGGAAGTGGAGGATCTGTAGATCAATTAGGTGATGAGTTTTACGCCGGATCGGATGGATCAGATGCCCCTGGAATAACAGACGATAATGGGATATATCACCCATCTGGAACAAAATACGGCGGAGGAAAAGGTCAAGGATATACAACCAGAGATTTTGGCGAACCAACAGGCAAAAGAAACGCCGGTGGTGGTGGAGCCGATAGAAATAGGGATGGTGGTATGGGAGGTGAATCCGACTATGATGAAGGATGTGGAATAGGAAGAGGGAACAGAAAAAGTGGTGGTTACGGAGGAGGCGGATGCGGCTCGGGAGGAACCGGCGGTGATGGAACTGTGTTAATTAGGGGTAAAAGATATAAATCATAACTTTTGTTGAGTGGGAACCAGTGGTGACGGAGTTCTAGTTTTAAGATACTATTCAAAAGACTGAATATGAGAAGACCCTATGATTAAATCTCTTTTGCTATCTTTGTGACAAACAGTTATAAAGATGGCATCAGAAGATAACAGAAACATAGCGGTTCCTCAAACAGGTATGAATCGCGATCTGCATCCGTCGAGTCTTACGGATCAGCATTATACGTTTGCCTTGAATGCCAACATCGAATCCGAGGATGGTAATGTTGGGATGAGATCTAACGAGCACAGTAACCTTAAATGCATTGATTTCGATGGGTTTAAAGTTATTGGTTATAAGAATGATCTTACTTCAGGCAATATCTATTTTTTTATAACAAATCCTGAAACAGGCGTATCTAAGATAACTTATTTCAAGCCTGAATCCGATATAAGTATCTTATCTGATTCCGATATAGAATCTATGGTAGAAGGATCGGAGTCGTTGTGTTCTGGCATGAAAACTTTGCTTGAAGACAACGAGCAAGATCCGTGCCTTAAGTTCTCTATCTATCATCCTATAAAAACCATAGAAATAAAGACAGAGAAATGTGGGAAATGTATTTACTGGACTGACGATTATAATCCTCCCAGGTATGTTATTGTAGACAAGGCTCTGACTCCTGATGATGAAGGTGATATATGGTATCATTATCATGGGTATAAGATATGCGATAAAGAATACGATAGGAAAAAGTTCATGCAGGAGAATGGTTGTTTTCTGGCATGTGAGAAACTTAGGGTGTTTCCGCTACTGGACCAGCCATGCGTAGAGCCGGTACAGATAGAGTACGGGGGCAGCCTGCGTGCGGGCGTGTATCAGTTTGCTGTGGCCTTGTGCGATGAATTTGGTAACGAGAAAACTAACTATACTTCATTAACTAACCCTGTTCATGTATTTGACGAACAATATATTAGGATAAATGATGGTAAATGGGGAGAAAGAACTAATCTTGGTATAAGGCTTAAGGTGTCTAATTTGGATAGGCAAGTCAGCCATTATAAGGTAGCCGTTATTCAGAATACGGTAGGATACAATGGGGAAACGCAGCCGGTAGTTGATTATTTTATAGAAGGTATTCATCCTATTACAGAGAAGACCATATACTATTATTCTGACCTTAATAATAAAAGAACCACATTTGAGCATATTTCCTTGAAAAGGGCTGTGTACAACACATCAAGAGGAATAGTGTCAGTCGGAAACCGTCTTTTGCAGTATGGTCTTACTGCGGAAAAAGAGTGGAATTTACAGCCTGTAGTTTCTCTTATGGGGCATTTTCTAAAATGGCAGGCATCGGTAGCCCACGAGGATCTGTATAAGGATGGTAATGCCTGTTCGTTGTATGTGGGATACATGAGGAATGAAGTATATCCTTTTTCTATATCATTTAAGACATCCACCGGATATAAAACTCCAGCATTTGTTCTTATTCCACCTCCTTCTGATAAGGCAAGAGAAGAAATGAACAAAGACAGTATCCCATACCAGTCTATAAATGCATATGCTCCGGATTGTTCAGGAGTGGAAAGAAAATATGTATGGCAGTATAGCAATACGGCAGGAGATGGGGTATTGATTGACGACGATGCGGTTGTTATAGATGAAGAACAGAAAGAGTGTAACAACCCGGCTACTGTAGGTCAAACTGTTGTAGTGGAAAGCAATTTTGCCACTTTTAAAGGTAAATCAAGATTTATTATCGATTATGATGATATTGTAGGAACCCCTATAAATTATTTGTCTGAAAATATAGGTCTTGTAGCTTGTAATAATAAGGAGAATGGAAACAATGAAAGACAGATATGTGATATAGCTACCAAATACAGAGAAGACGGAACACAGGATTATATGGAGCCAATTGATCATATTAGGTTACCAGAAATGGAAGGAGACTGCGAAGTCCCTCATCGTCAAGAATCTATATTGTCAGCTCCAGTTCCACTAATAACAGGCCTTGTAGAAGATTATATCTATAAGGTTCTTAGCGAAATGGAACACGTCTCTACAGATTATCTATATACCACAGGAGGAGAAAATCAGAATAAGTATTCTGTGTTGTTTAATTACGAGACAATGGATTCTTTATCTGAATGGATGGAGGAAGCATTTTTTGGGTATAGCGCTGGCAGCATATCAGGTGATGGCAATCAACACCTTTGTTCTGAGTTTTATCCATACTTACAACCTGGATCTGTTTTAAAAACCGTGTCTGATGCTATATACGTATTAGATACCATGCCTTGTACATGCGGATGTTATATTGAGAGTTATTGCTCTGATCCTACTGTGTCAAGAACTGATTATAACAACTTTCAGAATTATAATTATCTTCTTGGAAGTTATATTCTTCATATAGATGGATGGAGCCAAAAGATAAATGATGTAGGAGATTGGCGAGCCGGTAGATCTACCAGTGCAGTCGTAAATAATCAGTATAGATCAAAGAACGGACCCAGGTATTGTATTGAGCAATTTTGGCCTGAAGCTTCTGAGAAGTTGCAAGATATGATATATAAAAATTCGGATACCGGTATAGATGAAACTGATTGGAAATTTGAAGGGTATGTAAACAATGCTACATTTAATAATCCTACAGGGGATAAGCTTAATATTGGATTCGCATCTGAATTTGTGGTATGGAAGTTTGTCAGAAATGTAATGACAAATGCAAGATTTATTAGAATCAATAGACCAGAAGAGTGGGACATAGAAGGTTATAAAGACGAGAACAAAGTTCTTTATCTTGAAGCTCTTGGAAAGGTAGATGGCATAATGGATGCTGTGTCTACCAATTACGTTCGTGTTTCTTTTTGGAAGGATGTTGAAACATGGTCCCCTCTTGGAATAGTACCAGTTGAATTTGATAGACCTGAGTATGAATCATCTCATTCCGTTATTGTTAACATAGCAAGACCGGCTTTCGGAGAAATAAATGAAGAGTTTTTTGATTCTATAGGTCAAAATTATTTTTATGTTACAATAGAATCTCCTATTGTAGCAGTTCCTTGGATAATGACGTTTAGACAAGTTCAATTTTGTTCTTATAAAAATTATGATACCCCAGAAGAAGAGGAAGAAGAAGGAAAGAAGCCTTCCCGTGCTATTCTTGGAGTCGCTTTTGCTACAGGTAAAACTATATATCCGTATATTTTTGGTATAAGAGAAAAGGAGGTAAATAAGATTGATTTGTCTGTGGATTCTATAACACTTAGATCAACTGTCTTATTTGCATCAAAATGTCAGACATGTGGAGATAGGCCCATCAATTGCAAGCCTCGTCCTTATAAATACGGGGATTTTGCATATTGGGAATCATCTGAGAAATATCCTGCTAATTTTGAACTTTATGATAGTAGCAGGATGAAAATAGACACAGGCAGATCTTATGGTGATCCAAAAAAATCAGAAGCTTATTCTAATATTATGAATAAGTTAACAGAATATTATGGTGCTCCTTTGTCAGACAAAAATGGATTATCTTATTTCAAGGGTCATTCTTATGGAGGGGTAGATACTTCTACCGTATTTTGCCAGCAACCTATACGTCATTACCGGTTTCCAGATAATAAGCATATACCATTCATGAACAGTGATGAACGTGGATATGACATAGCTTCTGAAATATATCCGGTAGGTATTATGGTAGATGAGAACACCATACAAGTGTTTTTGGATTTTGCAGTGGATTCTGGTTTGATTACGCAACAACAAAGAAATACGATTGTAGGATATGAACTGTATCGTGGAGATAGGAGACTAAATAGGTCGGTTGTGGCTTCAGGATTGGCCTACGATATGCTTAGATACATAGGAGACGATGGTAATGTAAATATCTATCCTAATTACCCATATAATGACCTATCACAAGATCAATATAATTATACGTCTGGCAAAAGAGACGAGTTTATATCTCATCCTTTCGACAAAGGAGGAAACGTGTGGTATTCATTCTGTTCACCTGATATTTATTTCAACAAGCCAGAACTTCCAAATGAAGTATGTATAGACGGGTTTCAAAGAGGAATGTCTGTGGGCAGTTTCGTACCTGTAGAAGATCATCCAAAATGGACTATCTTAGGTCCTGCCGCATACACGATGGCTGCGTCGCTTGCCGCAGTTGAATCAAGTGCTACAATAGCAGCTATGATAGCAGAAGAGCTTCAGATAAGGGCGCAGTCTGGATACATAGGAGGGTCGGCTGGTCTTACCGGAGGAGGATTCCTGACTAATTTAAGCGTGGCCATGCTGTTTTCTTCAATGGTGTCAACCATCAGTCAGACTCTTGCTAAAGGCCCGATATTGTACGGTAAGTACCGTTATGATTGGCTTAATACGTTTATAAACAATGGACCAAGACGTAATCATGCATGGTATTATACTTCTGTGGGATTATATAATTCAATGATAGGCATAACAGATCAGGATAAGTATGAACGAAATTTTGCCCGTGGTTTATCTTCTGTTAAGTACATTAAGTCTGGCGTATATCCGATGATGGATGCCAGTATGTCTTCTAAATGGGGAACCGGTAGAAATGATAATGAGGGACGTTTCTTATTCGTTAATAATATAGATCGTGAATCTTCGTTATTTTTATCATTTGGTGATCCAGGTGAAAAAGGAGATGGTAAATCGAAATATTTATTGGAATATCCGAACTATGTTTACAATTACGACAGTAGCCGCATAGATGATTCGGTTATTGCTGGAAGTGATGTTGTAGCAGGAAGAACATTCGAGCAATCCAAAACAGTATCGTACATCTGTTCTCCGTATATGAGACTTATGCGATATAGGCCGGATCAATATGGACAGATAGAAGATATAAAATGGATTTCCATAGGTGGATGTGGCTTTTTCACTAATGAAAAGAAACTGATGTTCGGTGGCGATACGGTAATAACAAGATTCTCATTAAAAAGAAAATTCCCTGTTTTTTATAATAGCGCTTTTGGTATTGGAGACATGATACCATTCCCATACATGGATTACAGAAATGTAGGGTATCCAAGATATTTTGTTAATTATGATACTGGAGAAGACGCTCTTGAGACAATAGATAACGAACGTTTCAATAGCTGGACATCATCTAATAAAGGAAGATACGCTTTTTATCCAAACAGGAAGAGCTTATACGAATTAAATGGTGACACATCCGGCAGGTACGTTAATGGAAGATTTTATACATGGTTCTATGGCATTCCTCAGTTCCTTGTAGAGTCTGAAATAAATTGTAATTTCAGATTAGAGGGCCCTCAGCCTCATGAATTATTCTATCCAAAAGTAGGAGATTTTGTTTGGTGGACACAAGAAAAGAACGTATCTATCCATAGGGATAATGATTACAAGATAAGTCCTATCTATTCGTCGAGGATGACACTAACACCAAATGTATTGCCGGCAACGTACGAACGACGTTTTTATGACTGTGCTTACCAGCGACCTAATGGTGTTATATGGAGTAGGGCTGACGTATCTGAAAACAGTCAAACAGATCCGTGGCTAACGTACAAGCCTATGGACTATCATGAGTTTCCAACCAGCAACGGGAAGCTTATTCACATGAAGCGTATTGAATCCGATCAGATTCTTGTCAGGTTCGAGGATCAGGTTTCACTCCATAACGCCATAGACGTAATCAAGGAGCGCACCTCCCCAGGGCAGGCTGAGATGGGCACCGGCGGTCTGTTCGCGTCCCGGCCTCTGGAGTACAACACGACCGACCTCGGTTATTCTGGAACCCAAAGCACTGAAATAATTAGTTCAGAATTTGGTCACTTCTGGGTAGATACTAAAAGAGCACAGGTATTTATGACCGATCCGAACGGACGTAATCTCAAGGAACTTAGTGTGGGTGTCAGACATTGGCTTAAGCGTCATCTTCCGTTTAAGATTCTTAGATACGGAATAACTAATATCTTAACCGGTACAGAGATGACAGAAGAAGATACAGACAATAAATTTATCGGTCTTGGTCTGTCTCTTGGATGGGATAACAGGTATAAGAGGGTACTTATCACGAAAAAAGATTATATACCTGTTAAGAACCCGGCATATTACAAATATGATGGTGGAAGGTTCTTGTACAATGAAACAGAGGTGTTGTCAAACGATAAGGAAATATCTTTAAAAGACGAACAGTATTTTAAAGACGTGTCGTTCACTATCGGATATTCGTGTCTGAAACAAGAATGGATTTCTTATTATTCGTTCTGTCCTGACTATTATATAGAACAGCAACAATATTTCCAAACAGGTATAAACTTCCCGGCATCAGACGAAGAAGGTGGCTTATGGAGTCATTTGCTGACGAATAAGAGCTTCCAGACATTCTACGGAGCAACATATCCATTTATATTAGAAGTGCCGATAAAAGAGAAATATAATGGCTCTACGTTGGCTTCTGTAGAATACGAGCTTGATGCAAGGAAATACGTCGATGATGTGAATTACACTCTTGACAGGAAAGTAGGTTTAGATACGATAACTATCTACAACGACACAAACAACTCAGGTGAAATTCATCTTGTTCCAGAAGAAAAGAATAATTTAGCGCAACGTATATCGTATCCGAAGATCGTAGGCGACTATACTGAGGTCCTGGATACTGAGGTATATAGAAGACATAAGTTAAATGACTTTTTCAACAGGGTTGACGATGACCGATCGGAGACCCCTATTTGGATCAAGGACAATAACGATATAAATAAGTCAGTTAATCCTGATGCCCTTAATTTCAGACGGTCATGGCTGGATAGGTTAAGAGGAAGTTGGATGCTGATGAGGATAAAGAAAGTAATTAGCAACCGAAAGATTATATTCCAGTGGTTGATTTCTGAAGATAAGATTAAGAATAGATAATATCGTATCATCCTCTACTTTTCAATAAGTAGAGGATGATTTTTTTATTCTACACATATAAATCCGTATTTCTTTATTATATGACAAATATCATTATTATCCATCCTGAACCATTCTCCATCGACTCTTACTGAATCATATTCTTTATGTATTAATAATTCTACATTTTTATTGCATACTCCTATTATAGATAAATTAGGATTCCCAATAGATAGTGTTTTAAGTCTTTCAATAGGATTACGGCTTTTTCCTATTTTAAATAAACCACTCGAACTATCTTTTATTATATAGGTATTAATATCACCACTGGAATTTTTATCATGCGTGACTGGGGCTGGTTTGTTGCATACTGTAAGGAGTGATGCGTTTTCACCGAACAATATGGATATTATATCTATGGCCTCTTTGTATATAACGGATAAAGATTGCAACATGATATACAAATCAACTTGTCTAACCATGTTGTCATTTATAAACGTTAATATTCCAAATCCACTATCAATGAAAATAATACTTACATTTTCTCCGTACACTTTATTGAATAAGTTATATACTTTCTCATTGTCATTTTCTTCAAATTCTATTATTTTAAAATTTTTACTATTAAACGGAGAGTTGTCTTCATTTAATAGTAAATCAACAATATATCTATCCATATATTTATTTTTTTTATGTTATACGCAAATATACAATACGATACTGTCTATTATGTTGTCTGTGTGTTAATTTGTTCAAATTAATCTATTTTAAATCATTTTAATTTGTAAATCATATTTTAGTGTCTATATTTGCATCGTAATCAAGAGAGATTATAATGCAAGACAGTGGTGATGGAAGGTGATACTTCGGTTTGTGTCACAGGTTCGAGTCCTGTATTTTTCATGCAAGAAAGATTAGATCAGTTGGTAGATTAAAACCTCCTTTCAAACACCTTCCAAATTATCCCTGTTTTAACAACATATACAGATGGTGAGGAGTTCGGTTACTTCGAAAATTAGTGTAGTGGATAACACGGCTTTAGGTAAAAAAGTTTTTCATTGGTTCGAATCCAATATTTTCATTTTAGATCCGGCTCCGCTTTTCCTCTGTTTGAAATATATAAAAACTAATGAGTGGTGATGGGGTTAGTTACTTCGAATTTAGCTCAGATGGATAGAGCGATACTCTTTTAAAGTATAGGTCGATGGTTCAAATCCATTATTTCATTGTTTACACTAACTTCAGCTTTTCCCTCATTGAGTATTCATATTGATATATTTTTTCAAGCAGTGGTAGTAATATCACTGCTTTTTTTGTATAACACTTTAAAGAAAACAACAACAAATGGGAAAGTTTAACAAAAAGGATGAAGGTGTTAAACCTGCGATCGTGAATCACATGGGAGAGAAGGCGTATAAGCCTAACGCAGAAGAAGAGTTGGTGTCTACGGTAATGACTACCATGTTATCTGATTCTTATTATGAGAAAGAAAAAGATAAAGTAGAAAGAATTAAGGACCTTATGGATCAAGTAGATCCGTATTTCGCAGCACAAACAGCATTGTATGTCAGGAAAGAAGGAAAGCTTAGGTCAGTAACGCATCTTATGGCTTCTGTCCTTGCCAGCAAAGCATCGGGTAAGGAATGGGCTTCAAGGTTCTATAACAAGATCGTTATGCGTCCTGATGATATGAGCGAAATCCTTGGCTGTTATGCGGCTCTTAACGGCAAAAATCCAAAGAAGTTAAGAGGTATATCCAGTGCTATTAAGAAAGGATTTAAGACGGCTTTGGAAGGTCTTGATCCGTATCGGATTGATAAGTATAAGATGGACAGTAGGGTCATTACTATGGTTGACCTCGTAAACTTATTTCACCCTAAAGGCAATCAGGCTAACAAAACGGCTTTCCAGTACCTTATAGAAGGTCGGTCTTTGTCTGGATTATACGAAAGCAAGATTCTTGAAAAAGAAATGTCTAAAGCCGGACAGGATAAGAAAGACAATAAGGAAAAGAAAGAAGCTTTAGGTGACGCTATTCGGGACGTGGTTTCTAATGTGAAAGGTATGCCTATTTTTAATATGGTTCGTAACCTTGTAAACATAATCAAATACGCACCTGATCAAATAGATGAAGTTTGTAGGCAGCTTACAATAGAAGAGAAGGTGCTTAATTCGAAGATGCTTCCTTTCCGTTTTGCTTCAGCTTTCAAAGAGGTTGAAAATATAGGCACTGATGATTCCGAAAATGATATTGTATTTGAGTCGGATAAAAAACGAGCTAAATTAACAGCGCGTAACAAAGATAAGATTTTAGATGCGTTGGAGAAAGCCATAACCATCTCCTGCAAGAACCTGCCGGTATTGGAGGGGCGGTCGGCTATCCTGATTGACCACTCTGGCTCTGTACGTGGAGATATGGGAGGATCTTCTGAAGTGTCTGCCTTTAGCCAAACAAGTACGGCTGTCATTGGTAACTTATTTGGCTGTATGATCGCATCTGTGCTTCCTGACGTATTTATTGGTATGTTTGGTGACGAACTTATCAATTACGAATATGATAGAAGTAAAGGTGTTTTATGGAACAACAAAAAATCTTTTATTGCCGGAGAAGAATGCGGTGATGCTACCGAAAACGGTCTTTTTGCATTCTTGTATAAGTGCGTTAAAGATAAGATCAAAGTAGATAACTTGTACGTTATTTCAGATATGCAGGTAGGAGATGGTGAATCTGTTGTATGGGAGAAAACCTCCGGTTATGGATATGGTAAATTCGCCGAACTTTTGAAAGGGTTTAAAAAAGTGAATCCAAATTGCAAAATCGTTTCTATTTCTATTCAAGGATATGGAAGTGAGATGTTTTACAGAGGATCTAATATCTTGAACATAGCTGGCTGGTCAGAATCTATCTTCGATGTTATTAACAGCAAGTTCTGTGGATATAAGAATATGATTGAAGAAATTAAGAAGATTAAGATTTAAATCTTACATTCGTACTGTTTTCATAAGAAGAGATTTATCATAACAAGCCGGAGAATGAATGGTGGCATTCTTCGGCTATTTTGTTTACATTTGTTGAAAAAAAAAGAATGAAAGAAAAAGAATTTGATTTTGTGATATATCCACTAAAGTTGATTATCACCATAGGGTTAGATTACAAAACATTGTGTGATCGTTTTGAGAATGCAGAATTGGATCATGAAGGAGAATGGGGAGATGAAGGCGATTTAGATTCAAAAGCCTCTTTCTTGAATCTTGTTCGTGATAAGGGGGATGATAGAGCTTTTAAGTTATTATGGAACTTTCAAAGTGAGAATAAGATGACTATGCGAAACATATGTCATGAATCATTTCATGCAGCTATGTCGGTATGCCAACATTGTAATATGTCTCTTGGCTTTAAGGTGGGAGAAGATGAACACGCAGCTTACATAGCCGGATTTGTTGGTAATTGCGCAGGTGAAATGTTTGGATTCTTAGAGGAAGAAAAAGATGGCAAAGAAAATTAAAAATTATGTAAAGGACAAACAACCAAAAACATTATGGAATAAAATTGGTCCGTTTGTAAAACTTAGAGAATATCTGGCATCTAATATAACACCTGATGTGTATGCTAACGAAAGAGGATTAAAAACCAAAATAATGGAATTTTTTGGTCAAGATGTTCCGAAAGCCAATGTAGATGATTTTAGTCAAAATCTTTGGTTTAGATTCTTAAACCAACCAAATAACCTGAAAGAGGAAAACGGGATTGTTAGAATACCAGACAATATCAAATCCATTATATCTGACAGGATAAATGGTGGGTGGGAGAAAATGGCTAAAAAATATGGAAAGGAGCTTGATTCCTTAGATAATAAGATAATTGATGGAAAAGTTGCAGGCAAGGACGTATCTGATTTGGAGGAGTTAAGGGATGTAACAAGTAGGAAACTTGGAATGGTAGAAGAGGGTATAGATCTCTTAAAAAAAGCCAGAACCGGGGAACATCAGGTATTTAACGAATATAATTTTATACCGGATGCTTACGGAGATTTAAATGATTTGTCAGGCTTATCAAGTTTTACCATGTACCGTGATGATAGAGGTAGGATGGTTGTGAAAGATAAGTATGATTTTTATAGGAATGATCAACCTATTAAAGTAGGGATTGTTACTAAGACTCTTGATGCAATAGGATATCCTTTTGAAATCAGGGATTATGTGGAAGATAAAATCCCATACGAAGAGAGCGATCCAAACAAGATCCTGTTTAGATCCATTATTGATTCCAAGAATGATTTGGATAAAAGGATGGAGATAAGATCCAAAAAACAAGGAGGGGAGTCTTCTAAGCCGGAAATAGATTGGGATTTATTCAAATCCAAATATGAAAATATGAAGCGTGTGGGTAAGGGTAAGCATCGTACTATGGACGTAGAAGGGATGAATATGATCTATGATGCTTTATATGATAAAGGTTTTAATCAACGCCAGATAGAAGCCGTACTTGGAAATATTATTGAAGAATCTGGTGGAAACCCCTACGCTGTATCTGAGGATGGAAAATTTAGGGGACTTTTTCAAGAATATTACAAAAGATATCCGCCAAAAGAGTTTGAAAGAGATAAAGAGAGATTTAAGAGCGATAAGCGTGGATATATCAACTATATGATAGACAGATTTTATGATCATGTTCAAGATGCTGGGAAGTATAGTATAAAAGATACTAAATACAAAAAAGCTATTCATGCAGTAAACGAATTTATGTCAGAAGATCCAGATACAGATTATTCGTATCCACTTGTGTATGCTTTTGAAGCTCCATCAGATAAAGAAGGAACTTATGAAAATAGAAAGAGCGTATCAAATTTGATAAGCCAATCTTATGTTTTGGATAATGTTGATAAGAAGGATAATGATAATACTATTGTTGATGCTATTCTTGGAATAAAAAATGATCTTGAGCTACAAGACTCTATTTCCACTACAAGAGGTGAAGCCTTTAAAGAAGCCAGGAAAAGAGGTCTTAAGGAATTTACATGGAATGGAAAGAGATACAATACCAATATAAAAAAAGAAGGAGGAGCCGTAGATGAAGAAAACGGATCTAAATATAGGTACATTGCATCTAAGGATAATACATCAGTAGGATCAAGCGGAATAAATGAAAATGCCAATTATGGTACGATCCCTGTTGATGGTGTGGATATCAACGAAATTGTAGCAGGAGGCATTCCTGTAGTAGGTGATATAATGGACGTAAAGGATGCGTATGACTCTTTCATAGATAGAGATGCGCTTGGAATGGTTATGGCTGCTATGGGTCTTATCCCGTTTGTGGGAGGCATATCCAAAAAGGCAATGCAGACAAAAAGAGCTACTAAAAAACTATCTCAAAGAGACAAAGAGCTTTTAGGGTCGTTGCCGGAATATGCTAAACCGGCATCTCCTATAGGTGAGTCATGGGAAAATCATAAAAAGCGACTTTTCTCTGGAGCTTATGAAAGGCTTACCGGAGAAAAATTGAGGATGAAAAATGGTGAGCCTGATCCTGATATGCTTGATACCAATATATATGATTGGGACGATCCGAAGGTTTTTAGAGATGCAAAATATTTTTTAGGGGATGAGTACTCTGATGATGAAATAAGGGAGATAATAGATGGAATATATGGATATGGGGTATTAAATGGAAATATAATCAGGTCTAAAAACGTTGATGAGTTTATTGATTTATTTCTTGAAGGGAACCCTAATATATCCAACAAGGATGTAGAGAATTTCATAAAAAGTCATGAGGTAGAACATAAAATTCATTACCCGGATTCAGATGCGGATAAAAGCGGATTTGATTTGAATAAAATAGGTGATGATGAAGTAAAAGATTATTTCAAAGAGGATCATTTTACAGAAATGGCGGCCAGAGGAACTCAGATTAAAAATTATTTTGGTTTGACCGATGATGCTCAAGAGGTAACACCTGAAATGTTAGAATATGCAGCCAGAAATTACTTGAAGGATTATGGGAATGACAATGAGATGAAAGAATATTTTGAATCCATATCAGACTATAAAAAAGCTGCTAAGTGGATAACAGATCACGCTTCAGTAGGAATAGGAGCCTACTATGTAGGGAATAAGATTGCTGACCATAAAAAAGAAAAGAAAAGAAACGGAGGGAAGCTTACTCCATACAAGGCTGGTTTTCGTTTTATTGATCATAAAAAAGAATACGGAGATCCGAAAGATGCATCACACAGGATTCCAAGTAGGAAATTCATGTATTTCTATGAAAACGATAAACCGAGTAAAAGTATTGTGTTTGCTGAAGAAGGTGGCGTAGTTGGCAAACAGCGTGAAGCATATGAATACTTTACTAATAAGAGAGGCATGTCTAAGATACAGGCGCTTGCCATCATAGGTAATCTCATGGCTGAATCCGGCCTTAAAGATGACATATACGGAGACAACAGAACATCATACGGCATACAGCAATGGCATAATGAGCGCATGGATAAGCTATTCAAGCACGCCAGAAAGAAAGGTCATTCTACACCAACATTCAAAGACCAACTTGAGTTCTTAGCTGACGAATACGAAGGGAAGACCGGATATTCTAATTTCTTATACACAAGAAAAGGAAAAGAAGGACCAGGTTATTACAACTACAGCCGGCAGGACTTCATGAACGCCGATAACCTTAAAGATGCTGTAGTAGCTTGGAACCAAGGAGCAGGACGTCCTCATAAGAGTGTTATAAGAAATGATGACCGTTATAACTATGCTATGGAAGTTGCTAAAAATCTTGGTTTAGAAATTGAAGAAAATTCCGTATCTTCGTATGGTCAAATGGGATTCGGAGATGATGGGAAAATAGCAGCATCGGTAACACTTCCAGAGGTAGAAATGGCAGCCGCCCTCCCTAACCCGGAAGCCCCGTCCCAGGAGGGACAGTCCGAGGAAGAGAGATTCCGTACATGGACTGAAACGTATGGTAAGGACATCATAAATCATTTACTGACGTTAGACGGGAAAAAGGATGGTGATGACAGTGATTATAATATGATGTATAGACAGAATCAAAAAGAAAGCGAAGAGGATAAGAAAATGGCTTTGATTAACGCCGTGCTTCCCAATATTCAGCTTCGCATTAAAGGCGTCACTGACAATTAGAACAATTATTTTATTTCTCATATTAATAAAGCGAAGCCGGATTTGAGACTCGTTATGCGGATACCGAAGGTTGAAGAACGATATCAAGATAATCCGGCTTTTTTGTGCGATTTCGTGAAGGATGGAACTATCATCGCCTTGGTTTAACAGAACAGACCTATGTACCTCCACTGTCCTGACGGGCATGGGAGCCCGTCTCGCCTACCAGCCTGCCTAATTCTCCACTGGCTACCTAATATAACTATTAACGTCACTCCATCACCTATCTCCTTTCAGTCGATAGGTTCAGTCGTTTTTTAAATGTTATATGTTCTTTCGCATCGTTCCCTTCGGTCACGATACTCAATACTTTAACACAATTAGGCAAACAATACAATAGACGGAAAAAGTAATTTGTTAATCTGTTCACTCACTTAACTCCCTTCGGTCGTTAAGTTCATTCACTGTAAACAATTATATGAATAAATGGTAAAGTATATAAAATAATATAAATGATATAATGGGCAAGATCATTGAAAATGGTCTTAATATTAAGGAAAACGGAGACTATTCATAGGAGTAGTTTTAATTCAAGATTTGTTGTCCCACCACTGACGGTCAGGAGGTTACGTTCAGAGTCGTTTTCCCGTCTCTTATCCAAACCGTCATAAAACAAAAAAACCTTGTATCCTATTTCTCTCAAACCGGATACAAGGCCGTGCATTTTCTTCTTTGAGCGTATGATGAAAAATCATATCTTTGCACTAAAAAAAACATTAATATGGACACAAAGTTAAAAGAAATAACAGATCCTCACAAGTTACACGACAAGCTCTTTAAGAAAGAGCAGGTCTCTCCGATAGAAGTTATATACAATAGCTTCAGCAACTTAGGGTACAATGTAGTACGCCGTCCAGCCGGTCAGTGTTTAGGCAATTTGAGATATTTTAATCTATTTTATGACAAACATACTCATCATTTTTATCAGAAAGACAGGAAGTTGAGATATTGTAGCAATTTTCTCATATCTGATTATTGGAAAGATAGAGTGCGATGTTTCATAGTTTGGAACTTTGGTTTTGGAAGATTCTTCCCATACAATGACTTCATAGAGGCTATGGTTTATGACTATCTTCGATATGGAAGAAAGTCAGTTCCTTATCTTAAAAGCGTGCAAGAGGCTGAAGAAAAGTGTGTAAGGTTCTATATCCGGTCTCAGATAGATATGCTTCGTAAGGAAGGATATGCCGCTTATCGGGCTAAGTTCAAGGAAGAACGTCCTCAGTATTTCATCGGAGACGATAGGACGGTGTTTAGATGCCTTGACAGCTCTTTAAAAAGAGAAGAGAAGATTGCTGCATGCGTAGCCCACAAAAGGGCTTTAAAAGAAGGGATAATAACCTCCTTCATCAATCACCTTAAGAAACATCCTACCACTTTATATTCGTGGTTTTCATCAGAGGTAGATAGCGAAGGAAAGAATAGGCTCTGTCTATCTGAAAAGGCTGTTTCGTATTTGAATAAGAGACTGGTTCGCAATGGGTTAAAGTCTCTTTCTGCATCATATCTTTTTAGAACGTTTAGAAAAATGGTGAAGATCTTGTTCGGTTCCAATGTCAGGTCGTTTTTGAATAGCTGTCTGATGTCTGTTTCAACAGAAGAGGTTTTAACCAAATCTATGAAGAAAATAGTTTCCAAGACAGTGCTGTTTTTGTACAAGAGAGCGCTTAAGAACTATCGCCGGGCATGCGGTCTTAAGTACGACCCTGATTCGGGCGGTTTGTCTGCCGTACATGATTGATTTTTAAACGTATCCCATAACGTTGGATTTTCTCGTTCGTTTCTCTTATCTTTGTGAAAAAAGATAGTATGAAATTACGAATCATAAAAAATCGTCCGATATTCGCTCCCGGCGGTAGTGTTCAGGATAAGAAACAGGATATTAATGTATCCTCTACTCAGTCTATTCTTGATTATGGAACGCCTGTTAATAAATGGGGTGAATCTGATATTCAGAATATATATATGCCTTCTGATGTGATTTTAGAAACAGAGGAGGGGGAGATAAATCCATTTAGTAGTATGCCTACATCCGATCCGTTTTTTGAAAACAATGATGCAGGATATGCAGGATATCTCGCTGATAATAGGGGTATGGTTAAAAACGTAGAGAAATCAGTCGTTGATAATACAATGAATGTAGGTGGTGTTGATGCTGATTCCTCTAAAGAAAAACGTTCCCAAGATGGTAATCCTCTTGATCCTATGACTACCCCATATTATTCACCCGATCTAACCGGCAGAGCTCAAATGTTCGGTACAAGTCTTGGCCGGATAAGAGCCGGTAATAAGGTCGGTGCTAATGTGGCTCAAGCTGCCTTGTCTGGTGTTAGTTTAGGATTAGGTCTTACCCGTAATATCATGGGAGCTTCATCTGCTGCGTATGCAGCCAGCAGAGACGAGCAGGCAGCGAGGGAAAAACTTGCCAAGGAGCGTCGTCAGCAATTCATCAAGTGGGAACGTGAAGGTGGTGGCGTGAATTTAGGTAACGGTCAGAAGATGGATACGTCTGATATGACCGGCGAATATATTTATCCTCTTCCCAAGTCTATGGAAGATGCTGCGAATGTAGAGATAGAGAAAGGCGAGTACGTGCTGACTCCTGACTCCGTAGGGCCTATGGAAGCCAAAGGGAACAGACATGAAAATGGTGGCACTCTGGTTGATTTGCCAGAGGCTTATATTGTTTCCGATTATCGTAAGATAGATGATGAGTTTGCCTCTTACGTTAGAGAAAATTATGGTATTAAGGCAACGTCAAAAGATACGTATGCTACACTCCTTGATCGATATAAGAAGAAGATTGGTTTGTCTGATAAGTACGAAGATCAGGAGCGTGTATATAAGAGATTAGAGAAAAATGAAGATGTAAAAGACAAAAACACATCTAATCTTAATGCTTCTATTCTTTCCAAGTACGTCAATGAAAACCAGAAAGAGATAGACGAGCTTGAAGCACAATTTCGTTCTTTCGCTGAAATCGTTTATGGCAAACAGGAAGAATCTAAGCGTAACGAGAAGATGGATGCTTTTTTCAGGGATGGCGGGGTTGTTGATCTGAATCAGGTAAAGAAACAAGCTAAGGCTTTTAATATTGCAGAATCAGATGCTAAGAACTGGATATATGACGAGTATGTTAAGCAAACCAGGAAAATGGCTGAAGGTGGACCTACTCAGAAGGAGCTGGAGGAACTTAGAAAGAATGCTATCGGCTACAATAAGATTATCAATCAGTTATTTGGACGAACTCTTAATATGACTGTATCTGATGTTAGTGGTCGTGAGCAGATTCTTAATCCTGATTCCAGTGTCAATGCCAACCAGAATCTCCAACATAGAAGCAATTTAGGATACGGCAGGGTAAATGATAAGGCGGTATCTAATTTGCTCGACATAAACCGATGGGCTAACAAGTACAATACGGATGGTGATTTTGATACAGAAGGTTTCCAGAAAGGATACAACAGGCAATTAAATGCATTGTGGGCGTTAGCTGATGTAGGTGCTATCACGAATGCTGATGCAGCCAAGAAATTCAGAGATGAGTACGGATTCTGGGGCCAGGATGCCGGAAGCTACGGAGGTAATCAGGCTTATAATTCATTTGCCGTAGATGATAAGTTTGGTCAGACAACAGCCACCCGTTCTTATTATGGATTGGACGTTGTTTCGGCAGAGCAAAAAAGATTGTTAAACGAAAAAGGGATAAAGAATTATGTTGACTTATTTGGTGATAAATCTGATGCCGCTAAGAAGATTCTGGGCTCCGATTATAATAAGTTTGTTGCTTTAAGAGATAGTGGGTTAATGCCGGAAATAGACTTCGTTCTTGAGTCTGTTAAACCAGAAATGAAGCCTATTGAGGCCGGTCCCATAGCACCAGGCCTTACACCGCCTAAGATTGGATCTCCTGGAGGGATAGAGGTAAAACCGAAAGCAAGTACGCCTACGACTGCAACCGACACCGATACAGAGGAGGTGGTTGAAGACAACGGACCTAAAGGACAGGACAGACCGGCGGCGTTCGGTCCTATCTTCCCGGAGATGCTGAGAACGCTCGATACAGGCTTGGAGATAGAGGGATTGGAAAGGCATCAGGCTCCGAGAATAGATCCGGTTCTGCAATCTGCTGATCAGTATATCAACGAGCTCAACCGCGCGACATCGGCTCAGTTGGACGCAGTAGGTGACGTGCCCGACTCCCAGCGCTCTGCTATTCTGGCTAATATGAACGCCATAGCCGGAAGCAATATAGCCAAGTACATTAACGAAGTAAATTTCAATAACGCAAGGCAAATAAACGAAGCTGATAGGTTTAATGAAATGGCTTATGTTCAGACAGATGATAAGAACATAGCAGAAAGGCAACGTTATGAATCTGGGTTGTTGAAAGCTATGGCTATAAGGGATGAAAATCTTGCTCGTTATTATGATAGTATAAACAGCGAGATACAGAATAAGTTTAATGTTCGTACATCGTTGAATACCATAGCTTCCATAGCCCCGAATATGAGAATGCTTCCAAGTGGTCAAATTATTTACGTTCAAGGTAATCAGGATGTGATGAATATGGGTGATTATTCCACACCTTACTTGAGAAGTTTAAATGAAGAAGATGATGAAATTAAAAGAAGAAGGAGGACCAAATAGTGGCTTCACAGTATAGTATTTTAAGGCAATATGCCCCGTATGTTAGTCCTTACAACATAGATCTTGTTAAGGACGTCATGATGTACAAACAGCAGAAGGTTGATGCTGCTCGTGAAAAGATCTATACCCAGGTAGATTATCTTATGGGTCAAGAGATAGATAAGCCTGAAGCCCGCGCTTATATGGAAGATAAGATGTCAGGTGTGATTGCTAACATCAATCAAAAATTCAAAGGCGTGGATCTTTCTTCTGATGGTGTTACGAGAGCCATACAAGGAGAGATAAGTTCGGTGTTAGATGATACGGTCATTAACGCGATTGCCGGCACAAAAGAAGGCAAGAGGGTTATGAAGGAAATAGAATCTATAAAACAGAATCATCCTGAACTTTATTCTCCTATTAATGAATGGCATGCTTTGGACCCTTATTACAAATGGAGGTCAGATGGTAAAGCAGGATCAAGGTTGGGAGGTCTTCATTATTCTCCTTATGTCGATTATACTAAGGAGATAAATAAGCTGGTCAGTGATTTTAGGAAAAACAACGAAGGCAAGAAGATTCAGACAACAGAATATGATGTTAAAGGTAATCCTACTGGTGGAATCATAGAAGTCAACGTAGATGAGCTTACTGATTCCCAGATAAGGAATTTTGTGTCTGCTAACTTATCTGAAAACATGAGGAATCAGATGAGAATAGAAGCATCATACATGGCAGCTACCAATCCGGTGTTCAGTAATCCGGATTTGGTTAGTCAATACATTGGGTCTTATGTCGAAAGATACGATAGGCACATAGGAGCATTGGAAGCAAAAAAGAAATCAGTAGGGGATAATAAGGATATTATTGATCGTATTGACAGTCAGATACAGGAAGCTAAAAATCAGAAAGCAGAAGCCAAGAGGGAGGCAGATATGATAATAGCTTCATCAGATCCGGTAGCGGCTGCTAATTTTGTTGTTACCAATAATCTTTTCGATAAGATGACTGATGCATGGAGATACGACAATACAAGTTTTGAAAGGAAGAAAGATGATCTTTATTTTGCAAGGTTGGCAGAGGATAGGGCTCAGCAAAAGTTTTTGACTGATAATGCTAAGTCTATGGTTGAAATATCGTTGGCAAAAGAGCAACTTGCTCAGGCTAAGATTGAAACCGAATACATGCGTACTTACGGTTCCAAGATGGGCACTGAAAGCTCATCCGGAGGCACAAGAGGAGCAGGCGGTGTAGGAGTGCCGATGGCTCCTATGGACGGGCCTACGGCTATCAATTCCGGAACGGGTAAGATTGGGTCTATTAATTTGGCTAATATCCCTTATGAACAACTCACATCCTCTTCCACGGAGCGTAGAGCAAATTTATTGAAATTATATAATTCATTATCTCCTACAGATAGAAGCAATATCATTGCAGCATCATACGAAGAAGAAAAGTCTGATCCTGGTTTGTATGCTAATATGACTCCCGAAGAACGAGTGTATTCGTATTTAAAAAATAATGGAGGTCAGAAAAACGGATATTTCGGACAAGGCAATAACAGATTATCTGAAGCTTATGATGCTTTACTTCTTTCTGATTCTAAGGCAAATGGAGCTACAAAAGCTATAAATGACATAACTGATTATCAAATAGATAATATAGTTACTGAAAAAAATAAGGATATTATCAGGAAAGTTCGTAATGCTAAGTTTATGAAAGGAAATTCTTTTATAAATCTTACCGATACAGATGATAAGGCTGGAGCTTTCCTGCTCGCCACGGCCATAACAACTGGTGTATCTGATGCCGTAGGGTTTAGAGAATACATGATGGACCCTTCAAGAGGAATAGATATTCTTAGTGCTATATCTCCGTCATTAGGAGCTAAGGCGAGTGCCGGCAAGTTAGGGAAAAACATATCTGATGCTATTACAAGCGAGGATAATGGTTCTTCTACTGGTACGTTGGCTCTTATTAATGGAATGAAGAAACTGAATGGCGATCCTGATTTTAATATATCTGATTATATGACCATAGATAAGGACGGTGATATAGATCTAAAAGATTATCAGGAAGGGGAGCCATTGACTATTACCCAGCTAAGATATGCTGAGAAAAATAGTAGGGTATCTGATATGATAGCGGGTCAGATGCAGGATGAGATAAAAATGTCTGTATCTCCTGATCAGATTTCTGATAAATTATCTCAGTATCATTACCTTGATTCTTACAAAAGATACAATTGGAATGCCGATTCACCGGAAAAGTCTTTGCAGAAGGCTCAGTTTAGAAGATTGTCTGGTTACATGGCAGGAAAGGTAAACAATCTGGATCCTACTGCTATTAATACCATCAATATGGACGCCGAGATAGATAATGGCACTGTCAGAAGATTTTTGACTGCTCAAGTAGGGTCTGGTGAAAACTCTTATGTTACAGAAAGGGTTGAGATTACGAATGATGAACTTCTTAAGGCAGGTATAGATCCTTCGGTTGAGGAGCGTAATTATCCGGTGGATGGTTACAAATCAAGTTTTGGAACCTGTGATTTTGTAGATACCGGAAAGAAGGAAGGTTATTCTTATGATAAGTATCTTATAAGTAATGGCCTTCCCCGTTTGGCTTCTAAGGCTGATGTTAAGAATGATCTTTATGATATAGTAAAGGTTCACGGTTCTTACCTTAAGCCAGAAGAAATGAATGTTGTTAAAACCCTTGTTGATAATTTTATTGACATGTCTGATAACATATCAGTTCAGTTGGAAGGAATGGATGATAGGGGTTCGAGAGAAGTAGCGGTCAATTTCTATGATAAAAGGACTAAAAATTCTAAAAATCCTGCATTGTTGTTCTCGGATTTTGTTCCTTTGGATCCAGGTAATGATGAGTATGCGGATTACTGGAATAACATTCACCAGAAGTGTCCTCAGTACTTCTTTGTAAAATACGTGAAGGAGGCTGTTCAAGAACGTCTTGATCAGATGAGAGATCCGTATATGAGAGGAATAAATATCATGCCCAACATGAATGATAAGTTTAGCAAGTTGAACGATTTTTTGCAGAAAATTTATGGCTGACAATAATATAGATAGATATAATCCTGCTGCTAAAACCACTTACGAAGATGTGGCAAGGCAAAGGAAATTAGCCGAAGAAGAGAATTACACTCCGGCTACATTACCAGAGACGACAACGCCTCTGGTTCCTAATTATATGCCTGGTGAAGGTGTGTATGCCCAACCTAAATTTCCGGATTACGCATCAAGGATAGCTGCTGCCGAATACGAAGAACCGTATATAGCCAAGGAGATAAGCAACAGCTATTCGGAGGCACTGGCTCGTAACAGCTACAGGGGGGCTACACCTGCCCCGCCACCTCTTAATCCCTATGGACCGAAGGTAAGTATCCGTGAAAGTCATCAGATGGGTAATGATGGGGTATGGCGTACAAAATATCCCAACTATATTCCGGGTATAAATAATGAGGATTATTATGCCAGAAGACAGAGCGGATGGAGTAAGTTTTGGAATGGTGTAGGCAAATTCGCTTTAAAGTCCGCATTGTACGGTGCTCAAGGAGTTGTGTCACTGCCTGACAAACTTATCAATATGGCATCTGAGGGAAGTTACAAAGCTGCGTTAAACACTAACATGGATAAGTTTGTAGGTGATCTTGACCAGCAAATAGACATGCTTCTTCCCCATTATTACAGGAAAGAGGTAGAAGATTATAATTTTGGTCAGAAGCTTTTTAAGGATACCGGTAATTTCTTGTGGAATGACGTCCTCGGTAATGGTATGTCTTTTACCGTAGGAGCCATGATATCAGCGTACATGACCGGAGGACTTGGGGTTGGATCATTGGGCAATATAGGTGCTAAATTAGGTGGAAGAATCGGAGCTAAGTTGGCAGCAAGGCAAGCTGCCAATAGGGGCATAGGAAGCCTTAAAAGCGTGTTTAACGACTATGTAAGAAAAGGAGTTGCTACCGGGAGGAATGTAGGGGAGGCGGCTAAGACCATGACGTTGTTGGCTACCAGTGCCGGATTCGAATCATCGGTTGAAGCAAATTCTTTTATGAAGCAATCCGAGTCTGATTTCAAGGATTATTATCGTAAGATTTATGGTCGTGATCCCAATGCAGAGGAAATGGCTGTTTTTCGTAATTCTAATGCTGATGTAGGTAGTGCGATATTTGCTGCCAATATGGGTATAGTAGGATTATCTAACTGGCTTCTTTTTGGCAAGTATATAGGTTTAGGAGGCAAGGCTATACCAGGGTTGGAAAAGAAACTTAATAAGCATCTATTTGGATTAGGGACGGAAGTCGCGAAGCCGGGAGAGATGGCTATTAAAATAACTAATCCCAATATAGGGCAGAAGATAGCTGGTAATGTTTTCAATATCATGAAAAGACCTGTGTCCGAAGGCTTATGGGAAGAAGGATCTCAAGGTGCTGTTCAGAATACGGCTGAGGAATATGTTAAGTCAAGATATGATAATGTAGCCATGAACGGAGCCGTTGATGTTCTTGATGCTATTTCTGAAGGATTTAAAAAGCAATATACGTCTAAAGAAGGATGGACTGAAATAGGAATCGGTGCTATTATCGGTTCTTTGTTTGGTATGAGGGAAGGCTTCTTTGGGGTGAAAGAGTATAGCAATAGTCAGATCTTGCTGGAAAGGCAAGTGAATGAATATAACAAAGCATCTTCTAATCTTAACACGGCGGCTTTGAATACGTTGAAAAAATCAATGAGTTTAGGGCCTCAAGTTCGTTCCGATGCCCAGTCTATGACTGGTAAGGAGCTTGATGATGCTATGTTTGAAAAGATGTCTATTGACAACCAAATGGGAACCTTAGAGGATTCGGCTGAAAATTTCCGGCAGATGATTGATATGATGCCTATTTCGGAAATAGCCGAAGCTAATGGAATGTCTTTGGAAGAGGCAAAGAAATACAAGGATTCTATTATTGATAATTATAACAATCGTCTTTCTGATTTCAGATCTGCCCAGAGTTTTGCTGAAGATCTTATAGGTGATGACTCTAAGATTGAGTTTAGGAAATACGTAGCTCGCAATGCTTTTCTTGGTCTTCAATCGGAATCAAGAATGAAAGACATAGCTTCTGTCATAGAAACGCTTTCGGGGCAGCCTCGAGTGGCATATGCTCTAAGTACGTTCTCCCGGCTGTCGGACAGGGCAAGGGAGCGGGCTATGGCTATTCGTGGCATACGGTCAAGGATAGAAGAACTTGAATCCGAAATAGAAGATCTTGCCACCCGTCCTCGTAACGTAGATGGAAAAGACCCACAAGCTGAGTCCATACAACGAAAAACCAAAGAATTGGAAGATCTTAGAACCAATTACAATAATTCGTTGTCTGAGTTATCAACGTTAATAGGAAAAGAGTTTTCGATAGAAGAGTTGGTAAGTAAAACCGAATCTGTTTTATCATCACCTCTTTCTCCTATAAGCTCACAAGATGTAATAGAGGCTTATGATACGCTCGTGGCTTTTGATGATTATTTCAATGTAAAATCAAGACAAGAAAAGAAGTTTACAGCCAAAGACAAAGCCATGAGATCCTTGGTAAATGAATACCGTAGGAGTTTGATGGACTATAGGAATATGAATAATTTCTTGTCTAAGATGCTTGATAAAAGATTCTTAGCTGAGGAAAACAGGGGATTTTCAAAAGCGCTGTCTTCTCTATGGTCTACTCCTTATAAGGGGGATGACAAGGTTCCTGATTTTGCAGAGCCTAATAAAGTCGGTGAATATGACACTGATGAGGTAGTAGATCAAGCTGTGTCAGAAGGTAAGATTTCGGAAGACGAAGCTTGGACTATTAAAGCATTTATGCATGCTCTTGATAAAGTAAGAGAAGATAGGATGAAGGAAGCGGAAGATAATATAAAAGAGTCACCGCTTACGGAGTCTGTATCGGATGAAGATTATGAGGCTGCTATGGATAATCCTATTATGGTTCCGGCCGTAAGGCAGTCTATAATTGATAAACTATATACAGGCAATGCTGATCTTCTTACTGCGAGAGAAAAAGATGTGTATGATAAATACAAACAAGATTTTGATGATTATGTATCATCTTTGGGTGACAGTCCTGTTAATCTCATAAAATCATTATCTGAGAAGGCTGATAGGCTTACAAGTCCGAGATCTGTGTATGAGGATAATAAAGCTATTATTGATATGGCTAAATCCAATTTAGAACCAGATCAAAGGAAGGAACTTGATGATGCTATTTCTTCGTATGTTGATATAATGAACAGACGGGATAAAGGGGAGAAGGTTGACGAAGATAAGCTTGCCGATTCGGTATTTACCATAGAAGATCTTGGCCAGGTTGGAAACATCACAGATCTCCTTCCTTATGTTGAACAAAACAGGATTATTGACAAAGGTCGTATCTCTGAATCTACGTTGAGTAATTTTGGGGAAGATGATGCTAATATAGATTCTCTTGTAAATGAGTTAGATGAATCCGATAATACGCCTGGAGCTAACATAGATAGCGCCCAGAATCCAGAGACGTTGATGGTTAGAAGAATATCCAACGATGGCAACGAAAGGTATGAAATTGCAGGTCTTAGAGCCGATAAATTTATATCTTCTATAAAATCATTGGTTCCTATTCAAATAAGCTCTGAAACGAACGCTAATGGCACTAAAAGGTATTCTCTTAATATAGGTGGAGAAACGGCTACTATAATTGAATTGCCTTATCATGCGAGATGGTCTATAGACAAAGAATCGGCTCGTGTTCTTAACCGTTACACAGACGTGTCTATTCAGGACGTGGGTAATTCCTATTCTTTGGTTTATAAGCGTCTTGATTCAGATGAATTGGTTCCGTACAGAACAGGTGTCGGATTCGGAGAGAATGAGGTAGATAAAATAGATCAGGAAGCATTATCTTCTTTGAAAAAAGGAGATAAGGTTAATCTCGAAATAGATGTAAATGATACCTATAATCAGTCTCTTTTTGCCGAATACAATGACGCTGTTCAGTCCGGCGATAAAAAAAGAATAGAATCTGCTGAGAATAAACTGGTATCCAATATGGTTATCAAGGTCATGAGTGGGAACAGATTCGTTTCTGTTGTAAAAGCTGATACAGGAGGCATAGATGGTATAAGTAAAATAAGAAGAACGGCTTTTAACAAGTGGAAGAAGGACGCCGGCCGGTCGGCTACCATCGGCGTCGGCACGCATGTTGTTGCCCAGGCCCTTCCCGGAAGACCGGTGTTTAACATGAAGGTGAACGGTCAAGGATATGGCCAGGTAGAAAATCTCCCTATTACCGAAAAAGGTGCTGAAAAAGTATCTGATGTGGGGTATGTATTAAATGGCAAAGTCGTGCTTAAGAACGGATCTAAATACACAGGATTCCCATTTGCTTATTCTATATTAAACGATAAGAAAAACAATTACAAAAATGTAAGAGTTCCGGTAGTCGTTATCAAGGGTAAGAATGGTCTTAATTATCTTTTCCCGGTTAGTCTACGTTCTGTGGAATCAGAGGAAGGAAAGAAATGGATTTCTTTTATAGATATGCTGCTTGAATCCGGTGACTCTGAATTGTTGCAGATGGGTCAAGATGACATACAAGATCTTAATGCGTATCTGACCAAGTTAGGTCTTGATCCAGCTTCGTATCAAGTATCGTATTTGAATCCTATTTCAGGTCTTAGAAAAGCTCGTGAGGCTATAGAAGAATTATCTACAGTTCCTGATGTTGTTAAGTGGGTAGAAGATGGAAGTAGGAGTGTGAAAGACATTGTGACGTCTGAAGTAGAATCTGGAATAGATTTCGAAGGTGAGATGTTTGTTGCTCCTAAGATCAGGATTCAGTTTGGTAAATCATCTTCCAGACCTAAATCACTTATAGAAGATGATCTCCCTTTCTCCGATGAGGGTAAGACCGTTACTTCCAAGGAAGATGTGGATATTTACGAAGAGGAAATGCCAGAGGAAGAGCCTGTCCAGGCGACTCAGCCGACGCCATCAACTCAGCCGGCTCCTGCGGCACAAGCTGCGCAGTCTTTACCTGGCAAGAAGCGTACCTCCAGGAAAAACTTCTCTCTTATGTTAAACGAAATAGAATCTCATATAGAAAAAGAAGGATTGCCGCCTTATGCTAATATTTTTGATTTTATAGCAAGGAAGATTGTAGGAGGCGATTTGAGGTTTCTTCGTGATAGAGGTAATCCTAAAAGCCTTAAGGAAGAAATGGGATTAGAACCTAAAGGAACAGTAGGTGATAAAATATCCACTCCTTCCAGTAAAGGTGGTAAGACCTTAGAAGAATACGTTTCTTGGCTTCGTTCTCAAACAGATCAGGTGGTGGTTGATTATGTTGGGCCAAGATCTGACGAACAAATTATATCAGAGTTGAAAAACTTTTTGAAATATATTAATTTTGTTCCAAGCAAGGCTTTGAATTATTCTCTTAGAGTCAATGGCATGGATACCCTAAAAGAATATGGCACAAAAGAGGAAGTAGAAAAAATGGAATCTGATATCAATAGTTTGGTTTCTAAAGTTTTGCCTACGGTGGACAACCAAACTATAGAAGATGTTTCTACTGCAATAAAATCAAACAACTTGCCTGCCATATGGGAGCCCGTGGAAAGCCTTGATATGACAAACGAGGAAAAAATAGAGTTTTTGAATAACGTAGCAGATTTCCTTAGCGGCATACCAGAGTATGATGCTGTCGTGGAGTCTATAGAGTCAGAATCAGATAATATTTTAAATGATGGAAAAGAAGGAAGTGCAGAAGGCGGTGCAGTACGCACTGAGGAAGATGGCGATAAAAAGGGAGATGGAGAAGGCAAAGGACAATCCAGAACAAATGTCGAAGTTGAAGGAAATGTCGAATTACCTGGATCTACAAAAGGAGAAATAGGAAAAGACGAACCTCGTATATCCGAAGAACCGCTTACTTACATATCAAGGGTGACAACCCCTTATTTCCTGTACGGCGGTGATGAAGCATATACATCTGTTCCGGCTAAGGTAGAACCTATACCGGAGAAGATAATGGGTCGTAATGGCATTAAATTTGGTATGAGTGTAGTCGAGTTAACCAAATTAGGGTACAAAAAAGCTGGTGGAAACTGGATATATAAATTCTATATGAACTCAGGTGTGTATGATTTGTATAATATAAGTTCCAGTGCATTCATCCGCTCTTTATCTCAATCTGGTAGAAAAATACAAAATATGATGAGTAATATGAGCCAGGAAGAGATAGATAGGAATAAGAATCTTGTAGAAGGTTCTGATAATTCGGATTCGATAAATGAGTTAAATAAGGAGTGTTGAGTATGAGAAGGAGATACGAAGATGTTTCAAGTCTTGTTCAGTATCAGTTGAAGACCAATCAGCAGGGGAATATAGAGGTTTATGTTGATGACAGGTTTGTTGGAAACGTAAGTGAAGGAGTCTGTAATTGGAAGGATATTGAATACAAGAGTAAGGTTACTATATCTTTGAAAGGAGTCGAGGATAAGGCTAAAACTTCAAGTAAAAGAGTCGGTCCTTATTGTCACATTTATAGCATATTTGGAGGAAATGAATCTTATCATGCAGGTCCGGATAGTAATATAAAAAAAGAGTCCGGTTACCACCTTTATAATGTATTGTTATAAAAATGGGGATATTACAACTACCACTACTTATACTAAAAATTTATCTGGAACTCTTCAGATAGGTAAAACACAATTGACTATCAATTACAAACAAAGTAAAAGTCAGTCTTTCTCCGGTGGTTCTGGAGATTATGTAACATCCGTATCTGATTTCCCTTTTGTTACTGGTCCAGGAAATGATAGCGTTGAGTTCGAAGGAGAGGGAAGATTGATAGTTGAGACAGAGGCTTCGCATTATGAAATAGAAGTTTCATAATTTCTATTTTTATACTATCTTTGTCTAAAATATTTATCACTATGGGTGTCAAATGTCAGATAGAAAAAAAGGAAAATGAAATAAAACGGGTTAAGGCTCCTAACGGGGAGCCTTCCGTTCTTTACGAAAGTGCTTTAAAAGTATTAGGAAACAGCGAGCGGGCTCTTCAGGTATGGGCTAAGGCTTACACTCCTGGTTTTTTGTCGTATTACGGTCATTGGAATAACCCGGCTCCAGGGGAGATGTTTAATACCGATTCCAATGGTGAACCTCTTTTAGAAGACGTGCTGTCGTATATGAAGCGTCAAACTTATTTTGCCGATCCTCTAACGGATCAGGATGTTAAGGATGTAAGAGATTTTCTTTTATCTACCTATGGTGTTTATACGGCACCATCATTATCCAACATCATTCTTCATTATTTTTATGTAGATGGTAGTTTGATACTGAATGAGCAGAATTTAAGAAGATCAGGCTTGTATAATGAAACAGAGATAAGTAGAATCTTATCTGATCCTTCTGTTCTTAATGAAGTTTCGACATCCATGAGGAAGTTATTGGATTATTCCAATAACGAACATGATAGGGAAAAAGATAATTATTTTATGTCTGTTGACTATCAGTATGGTCCTATTGTTTACAAGAAGGGAGTGTTTAACCAATTTGGTAAAAAAGTACCATATAATCCTTCTGAGCTTTATTATGCTATGCGTAAAACAGTAGCCGGCATAAAAAACTTTTCTGAATTTTCATCTGCTTTTGAATCGTTGAGAAACTCATACCCTGAACTGGTTGAGAAATTCGTTTCTGATAAAGAATTTGCCGAATCTATGTTTGATGAGTTCTCATCTACGAATAAGATTCCGGTAATAAACATAGAAGGGGATGATGTGGTAGAAGGCAAGAGAAGATCCTTGTCTAAGCTACAAGATCTGTCTTATTACAATCCTGGCAAAATAGAGTTCCTAAGAGCTCGTATATCAGCTTATTTACATAGGGTTAATGCCGACACCGAATCCGATTTAAGAAGCATGATATGGGATATAGAAGAGGCTTGTACGTGGTTTGGCATAGATATAATAGGGACATCGGAAACTTATGATGGCACAGAAGAATCTTTGAATAAGATAGATAATTTGATGCTGGATCTTGATATTTATGTGGCCAGGCATAATGATGTAAATTATGCTCCAACGCTGGCATCTTCTATAGATGATGTTCTTGGTGATAGTACAGACTATTATTTTGGATTATTGCCGGAGTATATGGATAATTTGAATATCGTTTATTCTGAATCCGATATAGACCCAGTAGAGGCATTTGAGAAACATTCATTGCTTAAGGTAGGAGATAATCTATATCAAAGGATCAGCAAAGATGATCTTAACGAGATGTATCAAATATCAACAGTATTAGCCAAGCACAACCTAGCTCATTTTTCTACTAAAATATATCCTGAATCTTGTTTTAAGAACGGCGTTTTGGATAAAGAGAAAGTACGGAACGTAGATAATAATACGCTCATGGATTCCATTAAAAAATACGTCAGATCGTTCATGGATTCTCAGAACACGGAGGACATGATAATGACCAGGATGGCGTTTGGTCACCCGGCGGTACTTGACGTTCCTTACGTGGATGTGGATCGGGAGTATAGTCGATACATGAACAAAAAACAAGATAGCGAAAACCCATTATCCTTATTCGATTTATACCAATCTTACCTTGACAACAAACTCCATAAAACAAAATTATATGATAATGCCTATAAGTATCTTGACTTCAAACCTGGTCCATCTTTGGGCCTTATTTCTGATGATCCTGATATTTTGAAATCAATAGAATTATCTTTATCTGGAAAAGACAGGTTGATGTTGTTTGATTATAGCATGACCAGTACCGACCCTTCTTTATCAGAATTGTTTTATTTGGAGAAGTATGACCCTTCGTATGCCGGGAATGATTTTGAACACTATTTTTACACCAGGCACCCGTATTTGTTAAAAGAAAAATCGGGTCCTAATATCGTAGAGCAAGATGGTGTTATAACAGCCGAAGGTATTTATGATAATTTTATAAGAGTAGGTAATAAGATATGGTCTAAAGTAAGCGAAAGTAGTTCCGGCTCTATCTACCAAAATCTGACAGGAACCGAATCGGAGGTGAAATACGATTCTACTCAGAAGGTTAAGACGGTAGAAACCGATTACGCTCCATACCAAAACAGATCTGGCCTGACGCAAGATATGATCGTAAGCAAGTCTGAATTGGATGATCTTAACAAATTAGAATGCAAATAATTTTTGTACATATATATAGTTTTTTTATAGTTATAATTTGGGAAGTGAGGCTTGTGAAAGTCTCACTTTTCTTATATATGCACATATATCAGCAACATACAAGAAAAGTCAGACTTTCGTTGTTTTTGGATTATTTTTATTAAGTTTGCAATATTAGTTTCAGGAAGGGATTATAGAAAAAAAGGAAGGTAAGAACAGAATGTAACTAATAACGGTAGGAAATGAGAATCAGTACCATCAAACGTAATAACAGCATTCATCTTATGTATAAAAACATTATGAATGATTTAGGTCAATTAAGAACTGTAGTTTCAAAATCCTATATTTATAATCTGATACAAAATCAAACCGGATTAAGTATCAGAACTATATCCCATGTCTTGAATCACACGAAAGAACAGGATACAGATTCTTTGTGAAAACCATACATTTTCATACATTTGTGTGTTCTTTAGTTTTTAGATTTAAGTTTTTCATGGTATTAGTTTAGATTAGTGTAGATCAGGGTTCGCAGTGATGCGGGCCCTGGTTTGTTTTAAAAAGTATTAAAATATTTGTTATTTAAAATCCTGTTCCTATCTTTGTTCCAGAAACAATGAACAACGAGATCCCACCTCTGGTTGTTTGATGTTGAAAGATATTTTTGGCTCATTAGGGTTTGTCATAGTGGGATCTGACATTCTCTTTTGGGCCTATTTTTTTTATTATGGATAATACTTGTATTCCTTTTGTGTTAATAAACGACAGAAAAATGATTGACGCAAAACATGTTCATAAATTGTTAGAATGTAAGTATGATTTTAAACATTGGATTAAGGATGTAATATCATCTTTTAATTTTAAGGATGGAATAGATTATATATCATATAGATATGATAATAATGGAGAACAAATAATAGATAATAATAGTCATGTATTTAGGCATGACTATTATTTATTCCCCAAATCGATTCTGTGTATCATCTATATGAAGTGTGATAGATCTTTATTTAAAGATTTTATTTATGATATATTTGATTGTTGTAATATTAAAAATGACGATCGGGTATTAGATATAATACATAGATCTGTCGATAGGTATAATAAAAAATGTATAAAATATTTTACATATATAATAAGAAATAATAATAATGGTTTTTATAAAATAGGTAAAAGCTCTGATGTAAAAAGAAGGCTATCTGGGTTGTCTATTGTAGAAGATAACTTAACATTAATAGCTTATGTGAATAAAGATATAGAGAGCGAGCTTCATGCAAGATTTGATATCAAAGGGATATACAGAGAATGGTTCAACTTATCAGATTGCGATTTGAATGATATAATTGATAAATATAAATTCAAGTTGTGTGACATGGCTTGAATTTTATTACAATAAAAAGTGATTAAGAGATGAGTCTATGGTGATATTTACTCATCTCTTCTTATTTTTCTGAAAATACTTCTCTTCTATAGGAAATAAACACACCCATATTCCACCCTGCAATCATGATCTTTGTTACGTGCTTCATGCACGTATGTTTAACAATTAAATACTATAAAATTATGGGTGGTGATAAAATCGTCCTTTTAGATGGAGCCGGGGCTAACGGTGGTGGTGCAGCCACTAACGGTCTTCTTTCAATGATTCCCGGCATGTTTGCTAATTTGATAGGTGGTAATAAAATGGATCCGAATCTGGTGGCGGCTTTGATGAACGGTCGTAACAACCAGGACGGTTTCGGTGGGGCTAACGGTTGGTGGCTTTGGATAATTGTTTTGTTCTGGCTGTGGGGTGGACGCGGCTTCGGTAACGGTTTTGGAAATGGTGGTGATTGTTGCGCCAATGGTTTACCCGCTCAGTTGAATAACGATTACGGTCGTGAACTTTTGATGCAGGCAATTCAAGGTAATCGTAGCGCCATAGATCAGATCGCTTCTGCTTTGAACTGTTCTACTACTCAACTTCAGAACGCTATCTGCAACGTACAGGGTGCTATTGATAAAGTAGCTGGTCAGGTAGGTATGACTTCTCAGGCTGTTATCAACGCAGTTCAACAACAAGGTTGTGAAATCGGAAATCAAATCAGCTCTTGCTGCTGCAATCTGAGTTCGTTGATCAATCAAAGCACTTGCCAGACTCAGGGAATGATTACTCAGCAAGGTTTTGATAACCAGCTTCGCACGTTGGAACAAACCAATATCTTGCAGAACGGTCTCAACCAAGGTCTGGCTAACAATCGTGAGCAAGCTACAAGCCAATTCAATATCTTGTCTGCGAAACTTGACGCCCAAACCGTTATGATCAACGACAAATTCTGTCAGTTGGAAATGAGGGAGATGCAGAACACTATTGCTCAACTTCGTGAAGAAAAAGCGGCTTTGACAGCTTCGGCATTATCTCAGCAACAAACCCAGAATATCGTTGGTCAATTACGCCCGACGGCCGTCCCGGCCTACCCCTCTTGTTCTCCTTACCAGGCTTATACTTGGGGACAGGTATTCGGAGGAGGTTGCTGCAATAACGGATGTGGATGTAACAACGGATGTTGCAATAACAACGCTGCTGTCTGATTTTATTAAGAGAGGAGGCTAATATGGCTTGTGTTTCTAAAATAGGATCGTTGTATGAGATGGTTACGAAGAATGTTATTGTCAGTACGACAAATACAATCTTCGGTATTAACCCACGGGCTTGGATCGCCCTTCCGTGTGAGGGTCTTGTCCTTCTTAAGATAAGGCAAGTAGTCCCCACAGCCGGAAGTGCTCTACCGGTACAGATTGCGGTCCCGGCAAACAGCACAGTTTCAACAGTAGGATCCGACACCTGTTGCCCGGTTACGGGAGTGAATGTCGTGAACCCTATTAACGTAGCTGTCACGGGTGCTGCTATGGTAAATGGCACAGAACGCCTTCTGTACTTCAATAAAGTTCGTGGCGTGTTAAGATTAATGGATTGCTGTGTTCCAGTAGCGGCAGCCCAGGCGTCTGAAGTTAAAGCAGGTAAATGATTTCAGTAGGGTGATGGAGATCATCACCCTATTTTCACCTAAATAATATTTTGATCATGTTTTCAGATTTGAAGAAAGGGTTTCAGGTACATACCCTTGATACTAACACAGTACCTAAATACGAATTGGGAAAGGTAGTAGCCGTATCCGAACCCAGGTATCTTCCTCCCCAGCCGGGTCAGTATCAGGCGATGCAGACCCGCGTGGTGGATCTGACGGTAGAGCTCACTGGCGAAACCAAGACCTATACGGTCCCGGAATCCCAGAATGTGGCTAAGGCTATGGGTATAACATTATCTACCAGCATAGATCCGATTATGAACGAACTGAATGCTATAAAAAGCACCAGTCAAGACATAATAGACAGCGTAGATACCCATCGTGCCAAGATAGAGGCTTGTGAATCTATATTAGAAGACATCAATCCGGCATTCAAACAAACGAGAGAGCAGGATCGTAAAATAGCTGGTATAGAAAATAAGGTGAATGACCTTACTGATTCATTCGAAGATTTAAAGAAGTTGATTGTAGAACGTTTGAAATAAGTATAATATGATAGTATATGATTTAAATTCAGGACATAGAGAATATCCTGGATATGATGAGATAGAAGACAGGCGAGGTGGAGGCAGAGGCAGAAGCCGTCGTTCTGATGGGACGTACATGGAGTACGGACATGGGTTCCTTCCTCCTTATGATCATTACGGTATGCATGAGAAGATGAAGGAAATGGAAGAACGCGAAAACGAGCTGGAAGAAAGGGAAAGAAGGCTCGAAGAGCGCGAACGTCGTCATGAAATGGAGGACCGGGAATACCGGAGGATGGGTTACGAATCCTACCCGACCGATTACTATGGAGACGACAGATACTACGGTGACGGACCTCAGATGCGTAGAGGTCGCGGACGTGGCAGAGGTCGTTCTTATTGAGGAGCAGACGCAGAGGATCCAGCTTATCAGAAATATGTAGATACTTACGGCTACCATTTTTCTAATGCTCTTGCTGATGAGGCGGTAAAGAAGATGGTCAACGTCGATGGATCCAAGAGGATCTGGAAGCAGCCGGAAATAAAAGATATTTTTGAAAAGTGCGGAGCGAAGAAGCCGGATAAAGCGACATGGGGCGATGTCCAATATGTCTTTGCAATGTACTATTCGGATGGTTTTCCGAAGGTCTTCAAATGTGAGAACGAGTTGGTGAAAGCTACGTTAATGTATTTGGATGATCCGGATGCTCCCGAAGGAGTAGCCTTTATAAGATGGCTTGCCGTGCAAGATTACCTCGGCGAAAAAATAAACTGGAAGGATCTGACCTGAGATCCAGACCCAGGTCCTTCCGGTGGTGCGGGAGCCATAGTGAAAAATATGATTCCCGCATTCCCGTTTTTCCCGTTTGGAAAAAAAAGAATAAAAATATTATACCGGTCGGCGGGCAATAGAATACCCGTGGCCGGTTTGTTTCACATAACTTTTTTTGACATGAATATAGCACACGAATCTAAATCGAATAAAACCCCATTGTATTTAATAGGAGAGTTGATTGGCGTACCGAATACGGTTATGGACTCAGCATTGCATGAACTGAAAGATAGAATAGACAAAGACCCTAAATATAAAGATGTTAAAAATTGGCTCGAATCTTTACCCAAGATCTGAACCTATTTTTTTTCAATACCAGGCCCGATGCGATTTTAACGTATCGGGTTTTTATTTTAATTCATATTGTTTTATTTTAAATCTAATTAATTTATGAATGTCGTACTTTTGTTGAAAAAGTATTTTTTATGGAAAATAAGGAAGATTACGTTGGTTACGAAGATCAAGAACTGTGTAACCGGTATTACAAAGAGGCTGAAGCCATGAGGCAAAAGCAGGACTGGTCTCGGCTTAGGGCTGTCCCTGCTCCGGCTAAGGGAACGCCATCGCCCGGCTGGGGTCAGCTTGGACGTGGAAATGATGTCCGTGTCAAGTATGTTAGCATCAATTCAGGATTAGGAGGGGACAGATTATGACCGTAGAAGAATTGGCTAATAAAAGATACGGTGGCGAATTTGTTTTCATGTTTGGTCATCTTGAAGGTAGAACAAGATTCGTTTTTGAATGCTTTGATCCAAGACCTGATCATGAAGGTAAAAACACTTATATAGTTTCTTATTTTGAATACTGGTAATTGCATAATTCAATTGAACGCAAATCCAAAGGACCCAAGTGAATCTTTTTTTGACGTATATGATAAAGATGAAATGAAAATGATATACACAATAAATATCAGTATCTTGAAAGAAATGTTTGTCATATGATCACCAAGCAAGATATACAAGCAGCAACATCGTATATTTTCCGAAGCAGTTTTGTCTCGGAGGACCAGGCAAGGAAAGCAATGGTAAGAGCTGGCAATAACGCTACCAAGAACCTCGTCAAGACCTTTAGAGGCAAGTTGTTCAAGAAAGCTTTTGAAAGAGCCCGTAGAGGAAAGGATATCAGTTTTTTTGAAAGACAGGAAAAAGAAAGTGGTTTCAACTTTCTTTACAATCCTAATAATGGTCGTATGCAAAGCGGTCATATTATAATAGATGGAATTGATCTGTTTAAACAAATAATTCATGAAAGGTAAAAAAGTTGATATTCGTTTAGGTAGAGGTCTGGCGAATCAGATTAAGATAAACAAAACCATTCCAGTGTCTCATAAACCAAAAGAAGAACGTCGAATGATGTTTATTTGTGGTGATGATATTGCTTCTCTTATAAAGCGGTTTGAAAATGAATCAAAGTAATATAAAGTCGGGCATGTGTCTTGTCCGACTTTTTTTATATATTTGTGGCATGGCAAGAGGTTATTATTGGATACCGCAGACAGATGAAACGTTAAATGGCAGAAGCTATTACGTGGCTAAGATAGTAGGGGATATCACGTTTGATACTAAACGAAAAAGAATCGTATTTCAAGCTGATAGGTATTTTCCTGTAGGATCTGTTTTCCATTTTACGCACAATTGCTTCAATTATATCATAACTTGCCGACTTCGTAAGCCGGGGCTTTGGTTTGAAGCCAGGAGAGAGGATTCGGGCCCTATTTGCCCTGAAGATATTGAGCGCTTTGAATCGGGAAGGTTTATACACCGAGATGGGTACATGCATTACATATAAGCTGAACTTGACGATTTTTCGTCAGATTATAATTTTTTCTCATATCATTTTTAAGCCATCAGACTGAGAAGTTAGATGGCTTTATTTTTTATGATATGCTTGATTTTTAACTACCTTTGTCTCATAACAAAAATGTTTTATCATGGTATCAACGTGTATTATTAAAAGAGATAATAAAAAGAAAGTTGTTTCTGTCTCTACCAGATCAGGGGACAGGTCTATGTTGTTTGATAAAATAGCATCTGTTCCTCTTATGGAGAACAGGGAGCGGGCTACTACTGTTTTTAAAACCGTATTTTCTAATAAGTTCTTAAAGGCTTTTGGTGACTGGAGAAGGAATGTGCCTATCAACAAACAGGCTTACAATAAGGTAAAATCCAATATCGACCTTATTCCGGAAGCCTATAGAGAAAGGGTGCTGGATAAGGCTTCTAAGATGAGCAACCCTATTCTTGTGTCGAAATCAGATGCACCTTATGGGATTCAAGAATCAGGCTTTGGATTCTATAGCCAGGATCTGGGTGATAATATTATGTTGGTGGATGCTATGGTTCCGTCAGGTATTTCCATACCGGAAGGACCGGGAATAGACGCCGGCCAGTATCTACAAGATGCTATATCTTCAGACTTCACTCCCGTATCTATGGTACAGGATAAGGGTGTTAATTATATGGTTATAAAAGACGGTCTTAAGATATTTAGCCCAGAAGAGCTACCACAGACAGATTCTAATCCTGTGGGTGTAACGTATCAGACCGGAGAGCCTCGTTTGTTTTTCATGAACGATCGTAGTCAATTATTTGAAGATTACGGAGAAGCTCTTCGCTCTGGCGGAAATGATATTAGAATAGGATTCTTATCAGGCACCGTTCAAGAATCTACCGTGGATGGTGTGGCAGACATTACTTACAAGGCTGGAAAGTATGTTCTTAATAATCCCAAATCTTTTATACCGGTCATGACCGCTTCTGCTTCTACTTCTTTATCAACAAAAGGTGGTATAATTAACTACCTTATAAAGAAAGGTCTTTTGTCCGGATCTAAGATATTCGATCCTGAAACAAGAAGCTATTATCTTACAGGAGAAGGTCATACAGGACAAATTAGACTTTTCAATTCAGCCTTATCCTACACCGAGCTCCGTAATCATTTTGGTTCAGATGTTTCCATGAACGACCAAGGTATGATAACCATAAGCTCGTTGGATAATAGTAAGGTAACTATGAGGCTCGCCACCGGAGGAACGGAAAGGGTTAGCAAAGAGCAGATAAAGAACGATCTTAAGTCAGGAAGATACAATGAATTGGACGCCAAGTACGATCATTTTGATGCGCTTGTAGTTTCATTCATATTAGAAGACAACGATCTTTATGCTGATACTAAAGCTAAGATCGTATCAGATTATAGCAGGCAGGAACGTGATCAACGAAATTCTATTGTCGAGATACTGAAAACGCTTGGCGTTAGTGTCATAGGTATGACCGATTATATAGAGAAGTACCAAACCAAATACGGGCATGAACCTTCTGCTAAGGCATTGGCGGATATTGCCAATAACGTAATAGCAGTTGGTGAAGATGCTACTTTATCTGATTTAGTAGAAGAAACATCCCACTTCCTTGTAGAGGCATACAGAGATCAGAATGCTGTTGAGGCTGTTCTGCAAGATGTAGAAGGTACGGAAGAGTGGAACCAGTATGCAGGTCAGTATTATAATACATACGGTAAGGTATATGAAGGATCCGAGCTTGATAATGCTGTTAGGAGAGAAATTCTTGGAAAGATCCTTGCCAGGGAGATGCAGACCGGCACAGCACAGGCGCCGGTAGAGCCCACCTCCTTCCTGGGGCGCGTCCGGCAGCTTCTCTCTGGAATTGTAAACTGGCTTAAATCAGCTTTATCTACCCAAAGACAAGATTTGAATAATGTTATTAAAAACATTCGCGATCTTGCTATTACCGACATAGATAAAGGATTTGACACCTCTCTGTTAAAGGATAATGATTTTACATTATACTCTCTTTCTTCTATGAACAAGAACAAGTTTCTTGAGTCTAAGATCAGATCACTAAGAAAAACCTTAAGAGACTTACGTCAGATAAGCTCTGATAGGGCTGTAACTACGTCTATGACTCTTGCTCAGCTTAAGACCATAGAAGATAAGATAAATAAGGTAGAGACCGAAATAGACAAGAATGAGATGGCGGCTGCCATGAACAGCATGATCTCCACAGCCGAAGCTCAGGTCAGATACTTAAGTAATGTGGTAAACACCATCCTTCATGGTGATACCAAAGACGGTAAGCTTCACTTCAATACCAATGATCGAAAGAACGTAGATATTATCAACAATCAGGTTCTTCCGATCATGAACGATCTTCGAGGATATATCCGTAACAGAAGTACCGAATTTGATGAGCGTGAAAAGCAGGATTATACAAATAGGATCAATACCGTCATTGCCGACATCAACGGTATTCAGTCTGATATTAAATCAGTACAAGATCTTGATGAAAGTACGTTGCTTGACAAGTTAATGAACGAACTTCATGTGCCGGCAGATAAGGTAAAGAGAGTAAAAGAGTTCTTTGATAAGGTTCAACACGATGTTTCTTGGATAAGTAGGTGGTTCGGTATATTAGAGCATTCTTCCAGCCCGTTCAACAACGCTCTTGGAGCTATGATTGCCAAAGACAATTACAATGCGATGGTGAATGCCCAGCCCGCCATATCCGACTTCCTGGCATATGCGAAAAAGCATGGTTTCAATAAATCTGAATTTGAAAAACTGCTTCAGAAAGTAGACGGCAAAACTTCTAATTACCTTCGTAGTGCTCTTGATATGGCTAAATACGATCGTAATAAGAAGCTGGCGCAGATGCGAGCGTTTGCGACCGCCATGAACATAGAGATATCAGAAGAAGAAATCAATGATGTGGTTGACAATAACCGTAATTACGTATTTAAAAGAGAAGTAGTTGACAAGGACGGAAATACGGTTACTGAGAACGCTAAATTTAAACCGTCGTCCGATAGGGTTAATACCGATATTTTTACTATCGAACAGGAAAAAATCTATACGGAACAGATGGAAAAATGGGATGCTGAAAATTCGGAACTGGAATTTAGCGAAAGTTATGCCACAAGAATGGAATCCATATACAAAAAGGCTGAAGAAGAATTAGGGCATCCGGTTTCTCAAACAACCAAAGAATACCTTAATGCTCTTTCTCGGCAGAAGCGGATATTGAGGCAGCCTTTTATTGATAGCAATGGTAATTTTGATGAGGTTGCTTACTATAAGAGTAGTAACTACGAAGAAGAAGGACTGCTTCGTAAACAACGTAAGGAAGCAGCTTCAGAATACATATATGTAGGAACCAGGAGAGTGGAAAAAACTGGCGACCAACTTAAGATGGCCAAAGAAATACAAGCCATAAATGAAGTTTGGAGAAAAGAATCAAATAATGCCACTAATGCCGTATCAGAATCGTTTTTGCAAAAATTAAGAACGATTCAGAACGAGTCAGGAGGAGAAGCTGCGTTGAAGACACTTATGTTGGGAGGGCACCTGTCATTTAACGATCGGTTTTGGAATGACATAGAATCAGAACAGTCGGCACGTACCGAATCAAATAACAAGGCTTCGTATCTTAAAATGGCACAAGACATCATTAGTTCTACGACAAGTGATAGAGATGCGACTGACGTGGATTCGATTGTAAAAGATATAGAAAAAAATAAGGCTATTATCAAGGAAATAATCAGCAACAACCGTGACGTGGCTGATATCGGAGAAATCAATGAAGCAACATTTACCTCATCTGAAAGAGATGCTTTTAGGGCCGCATCTGAAGCTATTGAAGCCGATTACGCTATTTTGATAGATTATGCTAAGATGGTGGGTCTTGAAGATATTGATAAGTACCTTACTAAAAGCAGTAAGGCTGAAAACGAAGTAAATCAGTCTTATTTAAATGCTCTTGCTGACTCCAAGGAAGTGGAATGGAAGTTCGTACAACGTCATACTACGGCGAAGAAAGCAAAAAGGATTCAGGCTTTAAGGGATAAGCTGTTTAAGGCTGCTGATAACCGATATCTGTTTACCGTATCTGAAACCAACTACCTGTCAGAAAAGCTTGGAATAAGCAAAGAATTAGACGGTAGATATTTCAGGAATGCTGTTAATACTAAGATGGCCAGCTTATTTTTAAATAATACAAGAGAAGAGGGTATAGAAGCTGACATAAAAGCAGGTATAGAAGAAGCTAATGCGATCGTTAATGAATTTGCCAGGAGCCAGGTCTTTTCGTACTATAAACGCATGGCACCTACCGGATATGCGGCTATGATTGGTAAAATAGGCCGCGGTGAGATAGATGTGGCGCAGATGGTTAAAGACGTACAGAACGGAACATCCACCCAAGATTATGGCATGGACATATCATACCTGTCTTTCGACCCTGCAAGGGCATGGGTGGCTGAATCTGAAGCCGAAAATAGCGGTCGTAACCCTGATTATGTAAAAGATCATGGGTATGGTCATCGTATGCCCAAGAAAAGCCTGTATCGTGATGAATCGTATTTCAATGACTTTGGTATCAAGTATGATGCTGACGGTAATGAGGTTGCTACTAAAAACGTAGAGCAATGGAATATGATTCAAAAACTTAAGGAAATAAAAAGACAATCCCTTTCCTTATACAAAGAGCAGAGCCCGAACCTGTATGCTATTCCACAGATATCCAAACAAGATATAGAACGTGTGGAAGGATTGGGTATCAGCCTTAAAAGTACGGTCAGGAACTTCGTATCCGACTTATGTCTTGATCGCGTAGATGACTCCCTGTATGGTAAAACACGCCAGGGTGAGGTATATGATCCGGAAGATAGGGTTCGGTCCATACCTAAATACTACATATATGAATTAGAGAACCAAGATGACGTATCTCATGATTTTGGTTACTCTTATTCGATGCTTATGATGCAGTCATCGTTATACAACGAAAAGCAGAAGTCTATAGAGCTCGCTCAAGGACTGGAGCAGATGTTACTGAATAAACAATTTGAAGGTGGTAAAAAGGCTGAAGCAACCCAAGCATATCAGATGTTCAGGGACTTCTTCAACGATCATTATTATGGCATTAGGATGAACACCAAAAAACTTACGGTGAACATCGGAGGATATACGGTAGACCTTACAAGAATTATGATGGCTGTTGAAAGATTTATGTCGGTCATGAACTTGGCACTGTCTCCGTTTGTGGCAGCTACCGGCGCCTTAACAGGTCATATCAACCTCATCATGGAATCTGCCGTAGGACAGTATATAAGCAAAGACTCCCTTAAATACGCATCGGCTGAATTTTCACGCCTTGCTCCATCTTGTATAGCAGAAACCGGAGACATAGATAGGAAAAGCAAATTATATGTCATAGGTGAGAGAATGGGGATATTCAATATCCGAAATCGTATGTATGGTGCCGGATACAATAGAGTGGCCAGGACCTTAATGCGTTCGCCTATGTATGCTTTTATGGAAATCCTGAACTACCCTCTTGATCCGCAGGTTATGATTGCTACTATGGACAATGTTCGTTATTACAAAGGTCGGTTCTACACGTTCCAAGATTTCAAGATGGAAAAAGAACGTAATAAAGAACAGAGTACCATAAAAAGAGAATGGAATGCATTAAAAGATCGTACTTTATGGAGTATGGTAGATGTCGTGGATGGGAAGGTGGTTGTAAAGCCCGGATCAGGTGTTACTGTTGAGGAAGTTGAAACCCAGATGGCTATAACCAGAAATCAAGTTCGTAGCTTGTCGCAGATATGTAACGGATCTTTGAATGAAGAAAACCGAACTGCCGCATCGCGCAACTGGATAGCCAGGTTCATGACCGCCCACCGAGGATGGTTGGTGCTGGCGGCTCAACGTCTGTGGAAAAGACGTGGCTTCAATTTCCAGACAATGCAAGAAGAGGAAGGGTTGTCAATTACGTTAAAGAATATGATAGCCAAAACATTTAGCTTAGCTTCCGAGTCTGGTATGAAAAACATCATAGATGCCTGGAACGAAAATAAAGACAATATGAATGAGGTAGAGAAAACCAATCTCAAACGTCTCAGTGTCTATGCCGGCACGTTCCTTATCATGCAGGCCGTATCTATGCTTCTTGCCGGATGGCGTGATGATGATGAAAACGAAGAAAGTTGGCTTACTCAATTTGGATCCTATGTCGGATTCAGAACCATAAACGAAATAGCTTCACAGATGCCGTTTATTATGGAGCTTAACGTGGTAGATATCATTAACGATCCGTTCGTCATGGGACGGAAGCTGAAGGATCTTACCGATCTTAGGAATTATTCACTTGATAAAGTAACATCCGGTACATACAAGGGAGAGTCTAAGTTATTTAGGCAACTCGCCAAACAGACGTTTATCAAACAATGGTATAATATCAAGACGCCGGAAGACGTAGCGCGCGCCTATAATTGGTGGCAGCAGACGAACAACAAGTCAATGATGTTCTTCATCGGCGCCACTCCTGATTCGGAAGGAGACGATGATGTTAGCTACAAATAGACGAAGAATATCGGACTTGCATTGTTTTGGTATGATTCCAATATGCTATATTAGCATCGTCAAAGAGTAGATTGTACGTTTTTTGTTCTTACTTGAAAGATTATGTAGGTTTAATTTTTTCTGAAATTGTTTTCTTACCGGTTCTCAGTCAGGGATGATAGGGAACCAGTTTCTTTTATGTTGTACCAAACAATTGCGATATGAGTTTAAATAAAAAACAATTATGGCACCAAGAACTATTGGTGCCATAATTGTTAAAACCGTTTATTGTAACAAGAGTCCACTACCTTTACCCTCTTTTCTTCTTTCTTACTTCCCCATTAGTTGATTTCCTTTCAACTATTCTAAGAGGAATATGAAACAAGTTTCTAAGCATTAATTTCATGACCTTCCCTATTTGTGAAAACTAAACCAATACCTTCTATAATATATCCTACTACAGGAGCTTTGTCAAATTCCTCCTTCGTAGCCCAGGTAGCATTATCAGGCATCAGATCCTTGAATGCGTCCGAAACATCACCTTGACACCAGCAGTTATTTGATACAACAATGCCTTTCCCTTCGATATTGATATACATTTTTCTTCCACCACATCCAAGGGTGTTCCATCCGCTCGGTACGTTTTCCACCATAGGCTTAAGCACCCAGCTTACACCGTCTATCCTAACCCATCCAGGATCGTCTTTGTGCTTGTCGTACAAGTTTTGCCAAAAAGAGCATTCGTAGCACCACCCCCTGTCTTCCATGACAGTTCTTATCTCACACCTTTCAAATCCATTTGCATCCATCGTGTGCGGAGAATGAGGCTGGTGAGGGGTGCCACATTTCGGACATACGAGTTTTAAATTATTTTTCATATTATTTCACTTTTACGATCTTAACAGAATCTCCGATATTGTATTCCCCTTGGTATCCAACGAATTTTATAAATCTATTACTGTTAAATATTGAAAATCCTCCGTCTTCACCATAATATATCACACATCCACCACGTAAAGGATTTAAATCGTATATAACCCATCCGTCATTAACTTGATTATCATATTTGCATGATGATAATACAAGTGTCATCAATAAAACAAAATATTTCATATTATTTTCAACATAAAAATTTATAACCTGGTTTTACCGCTTCCGCTTCTTCTTTTGTATCAAACATTAAGGTAGTGACAGCTCCTATGCCTTCACAAACGTAAGATACTTTCACCCACCACCTAAAAATCCCAGAGCCGTAATCATCATAGTACGGCTCAGAAAGAACTTCTTTCACGTACCCATCCAAATAATTCACGATCGTTCCTCCTTGTTTTTAGATTCTGCCTCTTCGAGTATGCTGATCACCTTGTCAACAATATCCGAATCAGACATTTTCTCAATAAAAACATCCATTGCCTTAGTTATGTCATTGGCTTCTTTTTCTTCAAGAGCTATTTCTCCACCGGTAATAGCATCAGACAATGATGTAGACAAGTGCCTTATTTTATCAATGCTCATAAACGTAAATGGATTACCACCTTGACCACCACCCATTTCTTTCATGATCTGATATCCACCTGAGATAAGTCTGCCTGATGTCGTGGCCAAGGAGGATACGATTAGGGACAGTACCGCCGCTTCCGTCCGCTCCTCGGACACACCCCTCGACCACACGGCTGCCCTTATAGCGCCGGCCAGGTCGTCTATGTATGGCATGAGGCAATCTTCCATCGCTTGTGTTATATCAGCTATAACCTCACTACGCTCTTTATTTATGTAGTAGATAGAAGCATTGTACCTCTTTATCTCTTTGTCCATGTCATTTAAAAGACGCTTGATATTGTGCTTATACATAGGACCACCCTTAATCACTTCCTTTAGCTTAAGAATGTAATTATAAGCCTGGTCGTTTACGAACAACGTCATGGTCTCAACCGTTGAATGAAGCGTGTTGAGGCTGTTAAGAATCTTATCGAAATTGTTTATCAAATAAGCTTTTCTGGCTTTTGCCGCGTAGTTAATCATCGCATTCAAATTTTAGATTTTCAAGTTCGTGTATTTGTAACTTAAGAGACTTAATTAAATCCGTTCTCTGTCCCTCTGCATGTTTTAAAGCCTCTTCCTTGCTTTCAAAAGCACAATCCCCTATCTGATAAGGGGTGTAACGACCAGGAGTGTCGGCTAATAAAAGACCACCACAATCTTCTATTCTGGCTTTTACCTTTCTTATTTTCCCATCTTTTAGACACATGTCTGTAACCCATACGAATTTACCATATAATTTATCATACTCTTCTAATCTCTCTTCTTGCAATTCATACCATTTAGGCTTAGGAAATCTTAATGTGAATTTAACCTCAGTATCTTTTTCTAAGACATTAATATCATACGCCTCCGGCCACAGCTCTTTTATGCTGTCTTCGTCTTCGGCATACGCTACAAGTATGAATGAATCATCGGATTCACCACTACACCAATATGGATATTTTATAGGCCATTTGACTGGACGGTAGTCGTTACCGCAGTCGGATTTTTTAATGTAAAATCTTGCTCTAATCATATCGTTATTAATCTGATAATTTTTCTATTTTAATTAATTTTGATGATAGATACATATTCCATTTCCCTCTGCCTCTGTCACCTTTTTCGTTTTGTTTTTGGATTGTCAAGTACAGATCTCCGTCTTCACATACTTCAACTTTTTTCAAGAAGCCTATCATTTCATCTCCTGCTTCGTGTAAAATACGGATCTTATCTCCTTCTTTTAACCCATAATTGGAATCAAAATATTCTTTTTTGATTCTATCAATATTGTCTTTATGGTTTTTTATAGCATAAAGCTCTTTTCTTAATAAATAATTTAGTTGTTCTATTGTCATTTCTTTTCCTCCTTATTTAATGGTATCAACCCTTTTCCATGCTTGTCATACCACAGCATAGCTATGCAGTTCCATGCACATTGTGCAAGATGAAAACATCCTGTATCGGAATCCACTCTTTCCCCTTTCATGTATTCCATCAGGTGTCGAAACATCGCAGCACGGTACCGTTCAAATCCGTTGTCAAGGTTCTGCCAAGTATTAGGATCGTACTTTTTGGCTCCGGCATGATAGACTTTTACAATGTCCTCAATCTCTTCCATTGGAAGCAAATCCCATCGTAGTTTATCATCAATGATGTCATTTTTCACCGATTTGTTTTCTATGGGGTCTTTGGTAAGAATAATATCCATAATATCCGTTTCTATGACGAACGTCTCCCCATTGCAACAAACCTCAGCATATTTATCATTTACTTCTATGTCTGATACTGCCTCCGCTATAGCTCCTTTGACGATTTTAAATTCGGCACTGATTATATCATCTTTTAATATGCGAAAAATAGATCCTTTTGGATAAAGGATATTTTTAGTATTATCATCCATCTTTTCCATTGCTTTATCGTTGTTTTACCTCATTTCGATAGTAATATAATCCATCTTCGTCTTATACCCTATCATTTCTGTTTTTCTCAAAATACTGTCTTACGGCTTCAATCGCCTTATCGTCATCAAAAGCCTCTACAAACCCCTCATAGAATCTATTTCGCTCCATAGAGAACGTATTGCTTCCATCCGGAATGGTTCTGAACACAACTACCTTCTCTCCATCTACGTTCGTTCCTATGATGTTGTTATGGAGAATAATAGAATACCGCCCAGAGTTTTTGTTCTGGACGACACTATGTTCGAGATTGTAGAGTCTAAGTAGTTCTCTTATTTCTTTTACTCCCATATTATTTTACGTTTTTAGAAGTTACAGCCTCTTCTCCCCATTTCTTTACATATATAGATCTCATCATGTTCATTAAACTAGAGAAAGAAGAGATGGTTCCCATCTCTATGCAGAATGCAAGATTAGACTGTAGGGTTTCAAGTTCTTTCAACTGCTCCTGTGTAGCCCTATTTCTTATCATGCTTTCATGCTCATTAAATACAATCCAATTTAAGCCTTTAGCCATCTTGGAGTAATCGGCATCCGGAAATCTTGATATAGCTCTTGACAAGACATTGTATTTATCACCTGCCTCTATTCGGTTTAAGATAAGCTTATCTGTTAACCACGTAACAACCTCAGCATACAACATAGGGTTTAGTTCCATAGCTACAAGCACCCATATATATGGATTACACATAGTTCTCCTATTCTCTCCTCTACCCATTGTCTTATAAGCTCCCATTTTTTTCATCACTTTTATAAGTGACTCTTTTTCAACAGATTGTATAAAACCAGGAAATCCTGATTCTATCTTATATCCTTGTTTTTCAAGGATATAGTAAACACGTTCCGCACTCTCCTTATTAGATAGGATATTCTCTATTCTCTTTTCATTCCACCCCATCTCAACCCTCTTCTTCGTATAGGCTTCCTGAAGGTCTGTCAAGGACATAAACGAAGTTTTAGTGTCCTGCTTAATTATTACGCCAAATAATTCTCGGTCTTTTGATACCATTGTAACATTTGTTTTCATAAAATATAACACATAAAAAAATAATACGATACAAAAATATGTATCGTATTATATCTATACAAATATATTGTGTTAAATTTTATGATTATATTTTTACGTTATGCGCCTATGGCTGCCTCTAAATTCCCTATAATACCAGTTTCTATGTCATTGATTTTATCATCAATGGTTGAAACCGCATTCTCTAAATCCCCTACAATACTTTCTATATCATCAACAACCGCCTCCATATTAGCTACAGCCTCATCTGATTGATAATATCTTTCTGTATCTTGTAACGACTCCGGCATATTATCTCTTGCTTCCGTCTCTTCGTCTAAAATCATATCAACATCATCCTTGGCTGAATCCAGATTATGCCTAACCTCTGACAGCTTTGATTTGATAAACTCAAGATCTGTTTTATGCTTTTCCAAATTGGAAATAATATCCTCTATTTTCTTACGTCTTTTGCTGTTCATGCTTTTATTCTATTATAATATTCGATAATCTTTTCTTTCCTGTCTCCTGGTTTTACTGCCATATTCTCAGCCAAGAACCTAAAATACGACACTGGTATGTCCTTGAATCTAATTCCTTCATATTTTCCAAACCACATTATTATGCTGTCAAGATCGTCTTCTCTCCTACCATCTCCATTCACAGATTTAAGCGAGGCTGCCCGGCGAAGGATCTCGTCTTTGGTAATAATATCACCCATCCTTATATTGGACAGAAGTTGATCTCCGGCAAACATACACCAGCCCTTAGAAGGGAATTGTTCGATTGTCAGGTCTTCTATTCGACCAAAGCGTCTCATGTTGTCGCAGCAATCAACTATCAGCGCCTCTTTCTTGTCAGGGTGGATGCGAACGGCACGGCCCACAATCTGGTAAAATACTGAATATGAGAACGTTGGGCGACCAAACATCACACAATCAAGTTCAGGAAAATCAAATCCGGTAGCAAGCGTTGAATAATTAAAAACCACCTTCAACTTACCTTCTTTGAAATCGGATATAATTTGTTCTCTTTTCTTTTTGGTTGTTAGCGATGTTACGACACCGGTTATGGCTCCCATCCTGGCATTCATGAACTCTGATATTCTATTACATGATTCGATAGAATCCATACAGACCAAAATGGCTTTACGTTCGTTCATAAGTTGAAGAAGGCGCTTGTAGATAGAATTGTTTAAGCCGTTTCGTACAATACTTTCTTTAATAGATTCGTTGGTGTATTCAGCTCCGGTGCTGTTTAACATCAGAGCCGATTCATCAAATGACCATCGTTCGTACTTAAGTGGACACCAAAAACCTTGAGAAGTTAGCTCTTGTATTTGTATTACATGAACCAACTTCTTGAAGAAGTTATGTTCGTCTTTCGTCAGCATATTAAGTTTGCTGTAGTTTCCTTCCAGCATGGAACTGTAGGTTCGGAGGCGGCAGGGAGTGGCGGTGAAGCCCAGCACCTTCGCCTCGGGAAACTCGCTCATAAACTCCATAAATTCAGAACCTTCCTCAGGGGAATACCCCGAGTGGCATTCGTCCACCAATAAGGTGTCTATCCCTATATCTTTCAACCTTGCTACGTCTTTCTTTATGCTTTTAAGTGTAGCATAAGTCATAGCCGATAATTCCTTTACGCCACATGAGGCAGAGTATATAGTAGGTTTGGAGCCAAACGATACAGCCTTAGCATAATTCTGCTCCAGAATCTCTTTTGAGGGCTGTAATACTAACGTTGGTCTATTTATCTCATGCGCTATCTTGGATATCAGAAGGCTCTTACCCGCTCCGCATGGGGCTACGATTATGCCAGGCTTCTTAGATCTTCCTGTAAGAAACTTAAGCCCGGCATCTACTGCCTCTTTTTGGTAAGGTCTAAGTTCAAAGCCCATCACAATCTATTATATTATTTTTTGAAAGTTCTATTATCGCCTCTTTCAACATCTCCCTTGCCTTATTCTCATTATCTTCAAACAGGCATACACTGCATGTAGCACCTTTGGAGGGGTAGTCTCTGTAGGCTTCTGCTCTTTCTACAACGTACTCACAACAATAGTCGTGACTCATGTCTTTTGCTATACTTATGAAATGATCTTCTCCATCCATCAACACGCAATATTCGGCATCGTTTTCGCATGCAATAACACCTTTGTTTTTTAAAATGGATAGCACTTTATTTCCAAAAAGTCCAATATAGACCCATATACCTTTCCCTGCATTTTTGTAAAAAATACCCATCCCTTCTTTGATTGTGACTTTCTTTTCCATAACCCCTTATTTTATATCAGTAATTAAAATATATTTTTCAACAATATCTTCAAGATTCATAGAAAATAATAAACCTGGGCTTTTTTCATACTCGTACAGAGCGAACCCTTCCTTTATTTCTAATATCTTAATCACATGCTTGCCTCTTTCAAATGGATCCATGAAGTAGCCTTTGTATTCGTATCTTTGACCGACTTTTATTTTGTCGGTCTTCTTCTTCATCTTATACCGATCTATTGCCCTGCTTATTTTTATAAGAGTCGTTATAAACAAGTATAATAATAAAAAGACCGCTGCTCCTGCTATCAATGCTTCTTTCATTGCACCTCTTTTAAGTAGTTAAACCATATATCCTCCAGTCTTTCCTGAAGCTCAAACGCTTTCTTGAAATTCCCGCATCTTACAGCAACGTCTCTCATGTATTCTACGTTTATAACTTCCAGATCTTGCCGGTATTTTGTTCTTAACTTTTGAACATCATCGTATTTCATCGTTTTATCTTTTTAGACGGATCCCAATCCGAAGAGAAAGGGCATTCGTTTTTGTTATGTAATCCAAAGTCGCAATAATAACACAGTGCTGACGGGCAGGGTAGCTTGTTTTGCGAAACAGGCTGGCTTAGGGTGGCACGCCGCTTGCTATACCTGGCTCCTTCTGCTCCCTGGATGTACGCTTGAAATGATTTTACACTATTATCTTCAAAATCATACATTTTAGACAAAGTGTCATTTAGCATCTCTATAGATTTTGTTTTACGTTCCTCATCCACCTTAACCTTTTGGTACTGCCTGGTCCTGGTAAAGAAATAGATGTTCATATCTGGCAGAACTCCACCATATTTTCTATAGATGTAAAATGAATATATAGGATGCTGTAAATTTGTTTCCAACTTCTTAGAATCAAAAACCTTATTACCTGATTTCCAATCTATGACATAATGGTGAACTACGTTCTTGCTTTTTATAGCCAGATGAAGGTCTACCGATCCTACTATGTACACATGAGTATGAATTACTCCATTTATGTTAACAGGCTTAGGAAGACGGTACGGTAGCACAAAATCCTCTTCGACTCCTATTATGGCACCGTGTCTGATGAGTTTCTCACAGGGATTAAGATCACTATCAGCTATCATAAACCTATTCCCGTCTTTTTTAAATAGATCTACAATCCAAGCAAGAAGCTCTCCAGATTGCTTCATGGCTATCATCATATTTTCCGGTGATTGCCAAGGTATGTCTTCCTGGTAAGCATAGTAACTTATTGCTTCTCCAAGGTCTTTACCAGAAGGCTGTCTTCCGTTCTTAAAAAAGTATTCCAGTGTCTTATGGATAACCGTACCATAAGACGTAGCTTCTTGTTTTTCCGTAGACCTTTTGCCCTCTACGTAAGTCTTATACCATTTCATTGGACAGGTAAGAAACGTATCTATCTGGGAATAAGATATGGCAAGACGTTTTACACCATTAAACTCCTTATATAGCAAATGCGTTTCCGGGACCATCATAAGTCATTGTCTTTAAATCCTTCCGGGTAATATACGACATACTTCTTACCGTCTTCTGGTGTCATGGCAAACTGCATGTAGTTATTACGATTACGATGCTTGCCATCTAATCCTCGCTTCCAATACAGAATCCCATCTATATCCACAGAAGACCGTCCGCGTTCGGCTCTAACTACGTCCGTGTGTAGCAGATACCCGTCGGAAGACACGATCCACACTTTATCCCCTTTGTTTAAATAAGATATTCTTTTTCTTACAACAACCTTTTTCTTATTATCTAATGCAAATTCCTCATCGGTCATACTCTTCATCCTCCTCTTCTTCTGTTTCAAAATCAATTCCATATCTCATATTCTATTAAATATATTTAAAGCTATTCATATGTTTTAATACATCCCCTCGGAGACCTTCCGGTCTCCTTGGTAGATGTAAATCCCGTTAGGGATAAGTCAGGATTTCTCCTGTAAGTACCCATCGCCAATGTTATAAGAGGTTTTATATAATGGCAACACTGTTTCGTCAAATACACTACTCCTGTTTAATCACCATCCTTAGAGCAAGAAACTTGGATAAACATTCCTTGGTAACTATTTATTCTCAAATAACGTAGCCTCTGTTTCAAGGCTTAGGCTAATAACCCGATCTCTGAAAGAGATGTATTAAACTTTTATAATAGAATTATATTGGGTTAATACTATTTGGGGTTATAACACCGATCATAATGCTTGGTCAGTTCTTCTGGTTCTAAATCTTGTCCAAAATCCATGTTAAAAATATCGTAATTAGTAAAGCACTTAAAATCACTGTCCCTGCCGGCAGGAAATCTATGAATGCTGCTTTTGCTTCTTCAATTAGGCCCAAGTGTAACCTTGGGCCATTGTATTTATTTTTTGTCATCTCCTTTTAACTTCTTTAAAGTATCTGCAATCGGAAGCTGATCAATGACTCCCAATGCCGGAGCGACGGTCTTAACAACATTGTTAAGAAAATTACCGGTACTGTTCTGACCGCCGTCAAATACCGTGATATTTCCGAGGTTAATGTGCTCAAATGCCTTAACCTGTTCTCCGGCAATTTCTTTCCACTGATTAACCATCTTGTACTGGATGGCGATCTGAGGATTGGATTCTGCTGCTTCCACCATAGCCTTAAATCCGTCGGCTTCTGCCATTAACGACTTTTTCTTACCTTCGGCTTCTGCCTCCAGTTTCATCTGAATAGCCTTTGCCTCTGCCTCAGCTTTTGCCAAATGTGCTGCCGCCTCAGCCTCAGCCCGGCGTTTGATCTTCTCTGCCTCAGCATCAGCTTGTAATATAGCCTCTTCCTTCTGGGTTTCAGCCGGCACAATCTTTTCAGCCTTAAGCGCAGCCTGAACTTTCTTAGCCTTAGCTTCTTCCACTTCTTTGTCGGCAAGCTCTTTTGCTGTTTTTACAGCCGCTTCCGATTTAACTTTTTCTTCTCCGGCCTTCTTCTCTGATTGAGCTTTGATAATCTGTAGTTCTGATACTGACACAGCAACCTCCTTCTGGGCATTGTTGTATCCTATAGACGCATTTTTCTCAGCCTCAGCCTTCTTAATCTGAGCTTCAGAGTCTTGTATTGCTATAGCTGCTTCCTTGTCAGCTTCAGCCTTATTCTTTCCGACTTCTTCCATCCTTTCAGCCTCGGCTTTATTTACTTCAAGTTCTGCCTTAGATCTTACAATCGCCGATTCCTTGTCGGTTAAAGTTTTTGCGATAACCGCAGCCCTGTCTCTATCTGCTTGAGCTACGCCGATCTGTTTCTCTTTATCGGTTAAAGCCAAGGCTATTTCTTTTTCTTTCTTCGTTTCAGCTACTATTGTTTCCTTTTCTTTTTCAGTACAAGCAATTTGAATCTCTTGTTCTTTTTTGGTATTAGCCACAGCCGTTTCTTTCTCCTTCTGCTGTACAGCAATCTTAATAGCACCCAGTTTCTCCTGTTCTTCGATATTAGCCTGTGCTTCGTTCAGAGCCCTACTTTCAGCCTCCTTACCAAGGTTCATAATATAACCGGCTTCGTCTCTGATGTCACTGATGTTGATGTTCAGGAGGTAAAGACCTAACTTGTTAAGCTCGTTATCAATGTTCTTTCTTGCCTTATCCAAAAACTCATCCCTGTCAGAATTAAGTTTTTCGATTGTCATTTCAGCAATAATCAAACGCATCTGACCGTAAACGATGTCCGTAATAAGATTTTCAGTAGATTCGGTATCCATTCCCAAAAGTCTTTCTGCCGCATTTTGCATGATCTCTGGATTTGTACTGATAGCTACTGTAATAGTCGTAGGAACATCTACTCTAATATTCTGAGATGACAAAGCACCGGTAAGCTTGCAATCTATTTGCATAGGCTCCATTGACAAAACATCATAGCTTTGAATAATAGGCAAGACAAATGCCGCTCCACCATGATATAATTTCGCCGATTTCTTTTCCCCACCTGTCTTACCATAAACGACCAAGACCTGATTAGGCTTACATCTACGATACCTTGATAAGACTCCGATGATTGTCAAAATAATCACTACAGCTAAGATAGCTGACACGTACATGATTGTTGTCATAACTTTTAAAATTTAATTGTTGATAAAAAAAATTAGATACTTAATTCTCCTTCTTCGTATTTTATATTCACCTTGTCACCGTTTTTGTAATTTTTTCCAGACAAGCACCTCACTCTCATCTGTTCCTGTCTTCCATTTTTCGAAATATTTACCATATAATGATTCTTACCTGATCTAAATACTATCTCCGCCTCTCTGCCATTTAAATCTTCCGGACATTCGTACACCATTTCTTGTTTTAACTTAAGAAGTAACTTATATACGTAAAACAAAACGATAAAGAAAAATGACCCTATTACGATCCCTACTAAATGGGAACCCGAAAAGTACGTAGTCCAGCTATATCCAAGAATAAAATGTGTTATGCCTTTGAATGATATGATGTCCGACAAAGACATGCTTAAATCAGAAGCGTTATCAATGTCAATATCCGTATCCAGATCAGATCCTAATATCGACAATAAAAACTGTATAACAAAAGCAAATGACGCTATTAAAGCCATGCATAAAATTATATCATTTCCCATATCCTTCTGTTATTATTTTGTAAACAAGATCAGTCATATCTTTGATGGATTCTGTATCATAATCAATAATAACGATATTGAATTTTTGTTCCACCATCACTTCCAGTTCAATTCGATCAATAGAGTCTAATCCAAGTTCTTTAAACGACACATCTTCTTCATGAACTATATCTATTTCTGAATTAAGAAACTGAGTAATAATTATATCCTCTATTATCTTTCTGATTCTTACTTTTTCCATTGCTTTCTAATTTTGTTAAACAAATACGTTTTTATGTTTTTCAATCGCTCTTTGTCTGTTTCAGAACTTCCGGTAAACAAATAATCCGGATTGCCTTTAGCCGGCGGCGTAGGCAATTTAGATACGGCAAACAACCAATCCATTTCCTTATTCTTCTTAGACTCCAAATAAGGCCCGGTAGCGATCTTAAATTTTTCAGCTATTAAGTCAAAGAGCTTTGAATTTTTAAGGTTCATATGGACTGAAAAAGCCTGAGAAGGCGGTTTCCATATGAAGTTACATAAGCTCATTGTATAATCTCCTGACTCTGCTATATAAGATTCCGTTACCTGAAGTATGACCTCTTTCTTGAATGAGGTGTTACCCATAAACCAACACAATCTGGATTCCGCTTCTTTTCTGCTGACACCTATGTCTTTTGAATACGATTCGTACATTCCTATCATAATCTTCAACGTTTCCAGAACCTCGTCCGTCATTTCCGGTGTCTCTATATAATTCACAAAAGACGTTCCTTTGTTGGTTAATCTCATCACACCTGATTTTAATTTCTCAACCAGGCCAAGCTCTATATACCTCCCAGCATCTTTTTCCAGCATGGCTTCGATCATAACCGTATCCTTCTGTCTTATAGCAAGAAGATTAGCCAGATCATTAGGAGTCATGTCTGATGCTGCAAGTTGTCTGAAATTGATGTACATGCCTAATCAGCTTTAATAAAAATAACATCCTTACCATCCTCCCTCTCTACGTGATTACACGGGCCTGCGACTACATCTACCGACCCGCATGTAATGTGGTCGTTAAATATACATCCTTCACATCCTAAGTCTGGCTCTGGAGCATCCACACATTTTAATCTCACAAGTCCGGCATCAAACACTTCTCCTACTTTAAATTCCTTCTTTTCCATATTTCCTCCTTGTTTTTTAACTGTTGTACCCTTCTTTAATAATCGAATTTCTACCGGTAGATACCGACTGTCGAAGATCGTCATGTACAGAATCTACCGTAGAATACTTGTTTCTGGTTGTAAAAATCACTTCCAGCATCTCCTTGTAATCACCTAAAGCTACTTCGTATCTCGGATCTACTTTGGCTTTTCTTTCAGCCTCAGCATTACTTTTAGCCAGCTCCCGGTCGAGGAGGTCTTCTTTGATTCGGTCAGCAATCATATCAAGTTCTTTTTTAATAACTTCTCCTGCTGCCCGAAGTTGACCTTCTACGTCACCAAGCTGGTCTTGGACGGTTCCTATTTCTTTCTTTAGGCGATCGTATTCGTTAATCATACTCATATCACCTGCATAACCAGAAAAGTCTTTGATTATTCTGGTCCCTTCTTTAAGGAGCTCAATGACTCGTCTTTTGCGTTCTCTGCTTATTAAAGACGGAAGACGATAATTCATATCCGCCACCGCCTTGTCGTGTATGGAGTTGATTAAAAACATCTCTCTTTCATCCCCTGCAAATTCAGTAAGAACCAAAAGGAACTTACTTATCAGGTATTCGTTTTCTTCTACGGTAAGTCTCATACGTTTCTTTTTTTAATATACTGACTGTTCTTCCTTTACCTCTTGTTCTTGATCTTGATTGTTCGTAACGTCTTCCACAGTATAGAGCTTAGGCGGCGTCGGCGGCTGGTTGGGGTTCACGAACTTCGTCCCGCCCTCTCCGTACATCCATCCATGCCCCGGCAGGATCTCTGGGTGGATTGTATTAGTAAGCTCTTCCATACTAACTTGCCTTACCTTCAGTATATGATGAAACACCAGTCCGGCTGTCCTGAATGATGTTTTGTTTTCAGTTTTAAACCGGTCAAGAGTCTGATACCAGTCTTTCCCAAATATCATATACTTGTCCAGCCCGTATCTGCGAGGATTATGCAAACCTATCATTAACGTACATAGTTGCCCCAGCGTATCAGACTGATAAAAGTCAGAAAGACGGGGAGGCTGCTCTTGAGGGCTTTTTATCCTTCCTTCTATCTCTCTGTTGAATTGGGATATGATGAGGAAAAATATGTTTTTATATACTAATTTAGCCTCGTTCATAACCGCCACCAAATCATCTATAGCCGACTTAGGATCCAATCCCATTCTTTTTATCAAAGCAATATGATCGACTTTAAATATTATAAGACGTTTGTCTTTATGCTTAGTAGCTATATGATATACAGCCGCCTCAAACTCTTTTACCGTACACGGAGCATCGATGTATATTATATTATTTCTAATTTCACCTTGAAGGATTTCAAACATCCTCATCTCTTCTACTGTATTAGAATCTTGCCTTCTTAATATTTCAGGAGCCCGTTTTTTCATATCCTGGCTCATTCTGCGAAGAAGAAGATCTTGAGGATTCATTTCGAACTCGCAATTGACAAGAAAATAATCTTCTGCTTGCGGGTTGATCATCGGATTCATCACATTTTCCAATATCTTTTGGGCCACATACGATTTACCCACAGATGGCCGAGCTCCTATGGCAATAGCATGCTGAGGGAAAATACCTCCAAGCAAAGCCTCATCAATATAATCGTATCCGGTTTTAGCGGGGATAAGCTCTCCCCGCCTGTATTTCAAGATATTCTCATACGCCTCCTCCATAACCTGTTTAGAGGTCTTGAATATCCTTCTTATATCTATCTTATTTGCTATCTCCTCGTGCATTTTTGTCACCTTTTGTATCCGATTTGGATCCCCTATTGGCTTTTACTGATTTATACCTAAGACCGTTCTTGGTATGAGAACAATCCTTGCCTTTCCTCCAGCCCTTGCCCTTCTTCTTGTCCGTTTCGTAGTTTTTACGACCAAGCTCTCGGCGTTTGGCTTTCTGTTCCGGTCTGGCATTTATCTCCTTGTCCTTTTTAGCCTTTTTCTTCCTGGCTTCGGGATGAGTCCTGTAGTACTCTGTTGATCTGCCCATGTGCTTATATTTTTTTTGATTAATAATAGCACAAAGATAGGCAATTCGCGCCCTATTTCAACCTACCGTAGCTCATGTCGGGATCACACCAGACATACCCGTCTTTCTCATCATGAAGATACTCAGGACATCCTCTGCATGCGCTACTGCCTGACACTATTTGATTGTTTTTGTTAGGGCACTTATCTCCAGGCTTATGCCATTCTATTCTCGAACCTGATCGCTCTTTGTTTACATGACAGAACTGAAAGATTTTCCCCATCGTCTTCTCTCCGAACATACCTATATGTGTGTACTCTTCCGGTATAGAGAGAAATTCAGATAAATCTTTATACATCCTTTCCCGTTCCTCCGGCGTAGACCATAGTCTGTCAAGTTCGGCATGGACTCTTATCTTAAGAGACCTCAGTGATGGCCCCGCAAGCCGGCCTTTAGCTTTTCCCTTATTCGGCCCTGATTCATGAACACCGACATAAGCATTGCATGGTTTACACATCATAACCATCCCTAATCCTTTTCTGTTATATATTTTATCGGCATTGACCAGCTCGGTTTCTTTTCCGCAATAAGGACAAATTTCGCCTCTTAAAACCCGTTGTTGGCGCTCATTAAGTTCCATACCCTATTCTTTTGTTTTTCTTTAAACTTTTCATACAAACTGCTTTCAGTTTCCATTTCCGAAATCTCTACCTCTACGTCCTCTCTTTTGAAAATTACTTTCTTGGCTGTCGGATATGCACATTTAGAGATACGAATAGCATTACGAATAGCGTAAACAAAATACGTTTCTGGTGACGATTCGATCACCACTACCTCATTTAAAGTGTTTTTGTAATTTTCCATATTATCTGCTTGCTTCAATTACACACCCTGGATTATCTTCACATGCCTCTTTGTATTCGATAAGAAACTTAAGAAATGAATCATAAGACCCCCATCCGTTTTCTGGTTCGTATCTCAAAAGACTCTTTCTCTTGGAGATCATAATATATATACCTTTTGTGAGTATCTTCACCATCTCCTTAGTATCTATTTCCCTGCCCAATTCTTCCGGTCTCCAAACATAATCGTATAGTGTTTCTTTGTTTTCTGATACGAATATTTTTTGTGCCATCTTGTTCATGTTGTGGGTGATGTTTGCAACCCATTTACGATCCTCTTCTTTCTTCTTGCTCTTAATATAAACGTCCAGGCTCATAATATTTCTCTTTTACTTTGTTATTAATTATCAAATCTGCCACATCATCTCCGTCCCCTACATTCTCAACACTCTGAAGATAGTCCGATACTTTTATCCTTGACTTCATCATCATCCCATCTATCTTTTTACTCCATGTGTCAAATGCTTGTCCTTTGTCCGGAAAAGCTACAGTCTTTCTATCTTTTAAAACATCTATCACTTCCGGTCTTAAGTTCTGCAACCCACCGGTAGCTACAAATAACTCATCCGGTTTATTCACGGCGCATATAATAGCCGTCTTCTCTGACTCCACCAAATTAACTACCTTATCCGGATACTGGCTTAAAAGATGCTCTCCGAACAGGCATTGTCTAAACAAGAAGTCTCTTGCATGCAACGAGTGATAAAACATGACATGAGGTCGCTCATTGTCACCGTCTTTTTCTTTCACTCTTTTTACATCAATCTCATTCCCCTGGCTGTCGGTCTTTATATAAAAGTCCATGATCTTTCCGGTTCTACATACAAAATCTTTGTCTATCTGCCAGAATACACAACACCCTTTCCATCCCCATAAGTCCATTGTTCCGACATGATACCTTCTGAACACATCAGATACCCTTTCTTTTCCCCATAGAGACGATAAAAATCTAAATACGGTGTTTCTGTCGTCTGGAACCACAGTCCTCTCAAACTCGCTAAAAGGTATGTAATTTACAACGTCAGGATTTACAGGAGGACGATAAGCTCTTATACACTTGTTTCCCGAAATCCAAAGATCTTTGTCACCTACATCCTTACCAGTAGGTCGTTTATCGTAACCGCAAGTCCGTTCATGATCGCATCTTCCGAACTCGTTTCCAACAACCTGACCTGTTGCCACATCAATATAAGGAGTGAGGCACCGGCTTTTCCCGCAAGCCGGGCAGGTTAGCTTCAGTCGGCTCCTGCCAGGCCTGCGGTCAAGTTGAAACCGAGGTACGTTTTCGTATTTTCTAAAATCAAGCATTTTTAATTCCTCTCATTGCTTCTATGATTCTATCTGCTATAGTTATAGACCATGACACCACATCCGGTACATATACTCCGCAATCTATTTCACCTTTTCTATTTTGTGCTTTAATAAACTCAATAGAATAAGCCTTAACAAGATCGAATCTACGTTGCTCCCAGTCTACATCTTTGTTTTCATCATCCACAGGAAGGGTATCGAGATAAAAATTTAAACTCTCACTTATCACACTCCCATTATTACCATAGAACTGTATTCTGTCATGGTCGCTTCTTGTAGTTGAGCTACTAAAGGTGATTACGTCTATTATCTCTCCTGTTTTTCTAATTTTTCTCTTCATACTCTTCTTGTATTTCTGACCAGTATAGGCATTATTGTTTCAACGGTCTTGCCATATTTCTTATGAGATGCAAGTACGCATATTGCATATTTATCTCCTATTCTCAAATCTTTCGATAATCTTAATCTCGAACCCCTTTCGATATTAATAAAATAATCACCAAAAGGATTGATATGTATCGGTTTTACGATTTCCACATAATCTCCTTTAGGAATAACAATATCGCTCATATTACGAATCTTTTAGACATTTCCTCTGCAATATCATATACAACCGTATGATCTTCTTCATTGTACGGCTTATTGATATTCAACACTCCTTTTCTCACTTTGAACTTCTTATCTTTTCTAAGGTGATTCAACATACCTTGTTGGAACACACAGTCCGCCTTTTCAAGTGCCACACTGTCTTCTGTCCATTCTTTCAGCGTATATCCTTTACTGCTCGTGCTTTTTGGAGAAAAGTTCATAATACGTGCATCAATGCCATACCATGCTTTAACCATTCTTCTTTCAGCTTCCAATTGGAATGCATATGATTCCCATATTCCTCCCGATTTAAAGTCAAGAATGACCACTTCTTCTTTTTCCACTTCTCTTACTTCCTTCTTCGGATCACCTTTTTTGAACTGTCCGGTAGCCCTTTGATATACGGCTCCAAAATAACCTTCTTCTTTGTATTTGAATGTCATTTTAACCATCGCATCTATCGGCGTAGCTACCAAATAATCTTCTAATGACAATATTCTTTCAATCATCATCGGCTTAACCTTATACTCCGAACAAAACTTAGCAAACTTCATAACTCTGACAATCATATCGTCAAGATCATCTATGCTACCAAAGAATTTGTCAAGATTCTTTTTCGATATCTTAAGCTTGCCTTCTTGCACCGTCTTAACTATAAAACTTCGATTTAAGACCATATCTCTACCTGTCAAGTACAATCCATATAGGTAGTGCATGATCGTTCCTTTATCTGCATCATATTCTGATACTTCTTCCGGATTGCGACCAATCATCCTCATCTCCTGTCTCCATTCTTGAAGAGCCGTCTTGTCATCTACGAATCCGTCTCTAATCATGGTTGTTACCGAGGCGTATATCTTGGCTGTCCCATCGTCCATCTTTCTTACATAAAAACGATTACCGTCTAATGTCAATCTTACGAATTTGGGAGTCTCGATCTTCTTCAATTCATCACAGATATAAAATGGCTCTAACGTTTCCTGATTTTCTGTAAACGGATTCGAATCTTCTTCTCCAGGGTTAGGAGCGGCTTCCTCCGCCGGAGCTTCCGGTTCCTCCTTCTGGGCCTGCTCTGGCTCAGGCGCCGGCTCTTCAACTACTGGAACCTGTCCGCCTCTTTCTGCTATGTCTCTGTTCTTTATTAAAGACATAACCTCCTTCTTCAACTGCTCTGGTGTTTGGTTAGGATCTGACACCGACATCACAACATCGTTCATTCTAAACAACGTATTTCCTTCTCCTTCTACCATAGGCACAAACCCTAAATCTGTCAATATTTTTATTTTCTCTTTCATGATCTTCCTCTAATTAATTCTTCTTTAATACAATGTAACACTGTTTCCACTTCATCTTTATCTCTATCTTTCACTGCGATAGCTATATCCTTACCATAACTCTCTCTTCGTATGTGAGCATAAAAGATAGTTTCATCGTCAGCTTTTATTCTTATTTTATAAAGTTTTCTCATATCTGTCAATTATTTCAATAATTAATCTACCTCTTTCTTTAATCATTCCCCTGCTTTCCATATCCAGCACCTTCTTTACCGCATACTTCCATACAAAAGGAAATTCTGTTTCAAGTTTATCAAATTCCATCCGGTCAAGATACATGTCGAATACCGTATGCTCCGATTCATGAAGGAAAACTATATTATCCCTGCAAGTAGCAACCGACTTATATATCCTTTTCGGAAGTATGTGACATACGTTACATACTGTAGGAAAATGAATAGCCTTACCGGTCATAGACATCCGACTATTATTTAACTCTTCCAGCATAAGACGAAAAAACCCAGATAAATCTGGGTTCTCTAACTTTTTCTTCTTGCTGCTGTTTTTAATGGATGTAATTCCGTCTTTTTTCTTCGGAGTCAACTCTTTGCTCCTGCAAGCCTGGCATAAGCCATGACTTCTTATCATCACTTTTCGTCCGCACCTTTCGCAGACGTATAGCTTCTTTTCCTTGCTTTCCATTCGAATAATAATGATATTATTGAAAAGAACAATCCCGCTGAAGCCAGTAGATAAGGTACGTTCATTAATAATTTAGATACCTCGTCTGTCTTAATCACTATCAGAAGGAAAGCGCCTGCTGAAAGCAATGATATTATCGCCACAACAAGCGCTATGTTGGAAACTACATCAGCCTTACTCTTCACTCTTCTTCTCGCCTAATTTTTCAGCTCCCTTCTGAAGATCGTATTTGAATACGTCAATGATCTTCGTTTCAGCAATAGCTTCGCAATTCCAGTCGCCCAACGTACCCTGCATGCCTTTAGTCAACACAGCTTCGGCATCCTTAGGATTGCCGGCCTGGACATACATATAGCATGGAGTTTTCTTTTCTTTACCTTTCTTTTCATTCAGTGTAATGTAATTTACCTTACACTTATACCAGTACTCAGCTTCTCCGTTGAAGAAGATTTCCGACACTTTAATAGGATTTATTTTAACAATGTCGAACACTTGAAATAAATCCTTGAAAATCTCTAAAGATCTTGATTCTGCCTCTGTATAAGATAAGGCATCTACCAAATACTTTTCAGTTACTTTCTTTTTTTTGCCGTTCTCGATATTATCAATCTCGGCTTTTACCGTAATTTCAAACCAGCGATTCATTGTATTAATATTTAATTAGTTGATTTCTTTCCTTTCTCTATACTATTTTTAAGTCTTTCAGAACACCACTGCAAAACGTCCATCATCATCATCTCATTGTTGGATAAGATACCTTTTATAACTAACGCCAATTGATGCTGTGACATTCTTTGACTCATATCAAATCTTCTTTCCTCTTCATTTACTATCGTAGCCACGAAATACTTACACCCCTCTAAGTGCGTCAGGGCTTCAATCATAGCTTCTTTTATCTCTTTTTCTTCCATTCTGTTTGTTTTTTTTGGACAAAGATATGTCTTTTGATAATAAAAAAGATTCAAAATGATTTAATTTAGCTTAATTACTGCTCTTTTGATTCGTCCGGTATAGGCATGTCAAACTTTTTTCTGATAAACGACTCTGTTTCTTCATTGAATGGATAGGCCTCCTTAATAAAATTCATAGCTACCTCCATATCACCGTCTGCTATATCTTTATACCTTTCAAAGATACCAACCAGGTCATTGTTATATGAACGCTCTTGTTTTATGTTGTACACGTATTTCAACACCCTGTCTTTAATTTCATTGGCTTTTTTCACAGTATCATTGAAGGAATTTATACTTTCCAATTCTGGATCTTTGTTTTCCTTGTTTACCTTATCAAACTCTTCCTTGCTATATCCTGCTTCTCCTGTAATGGCTGGGCAAACACTTCCATTTATGATCCAAAACTGTTCATACGATCCTATCAGAAACTTTGATTCCATTTTAAATGCATTATATTTAACAAGCAAATTAGCCACCTCAGTTGCACCTTCTACGGTTCTAAAACCGATGCCGATATCTTTTAACATAAATACCGGAACTCCAGTTCTTGGATACACGACTTCTTTTTTGTTCTTTATATTCCAGTTTTTAGCTTCAATTGGAATACCTTTACCAACAAGCTCTTTGTCTATATACAGATATATCTCTTTGCATGTCAATGACACAATCTCATCTCTGCTTAAATCAAAAACTGTTTTCATTTTTCTTTATTTATTAAATTAAACAACTTACTTCTTTGTTCAGGCTCCGTATATTCTACCCATATATCGGCTGCCACATTTCTAAGAAATTCCATAAAGTCTTGATGATCCCTGTATTCAGCAGAATCAACCTTTCTCACAAAACTTAGAATTTCCTTTAACATCTTGTTGTTTTCTTCAAGAAGTTCTCTGTCAGTCATAACCTTTCATATTTTCTTCTTAAGGTGATTATGTATCATTTTAAACCAGTACATTTTGATACTTCACAGCTCCGACTACCTCCTACAACTCCACGTCCCTTTCCATTGTTGCCCGAAGATCTTCTTCTGTTAAAGAAAAAGACATAGTTAACGCAGGAGTATCCTTAAAATACCAATCACATAATTCTTTTAACTCTTTACGTTCGTCCTCGTTTTTACATTTATGAATGGTAAGGTAATTCATTCTTTCCTCTTTTTCTTTGTCTGTTAAATCTTTTTTCATAATTCTAACTTTTAAAAATTAATAATTAATTGAGTATATAATTACTTAAGGTGATAGATCATCCAAATAAGCCCATGATTCCATTTCATCTAATCTGCATAAAATACATCCTGGACGGCTGGATATAAAAGTTCTGTTCTCTTCCAATATACCCATAATTGGATTCTTTGATCCTATTGTTGATTTCTTAGGGAGAAACACAATAAAACGGTGGCAATCCGGAATTACTGTTATAGAATGCCACACGCTGTTGATGCGCCATTCTGCACCTGCTATGAAATCTTCACGGCAATTATCCTTGCGTAGAACATAATCGTCTGCATCCACTTCTTTGAGAACGTTTCGCCGAAAATGTGTTTTACCTATGGAATAATTTTTTGCTGCTTTTTCAATATCTTCTCGTTTCATTTCTTTTTAAATTTTACAGTATAGATTGAACATATTCCAAATATTCTTGAGCTTGTTCAGGGGATTCGAATTGAGATGTCTCTTCGTTATATAAAGGAGCATAGTTGGCTTGTTTCAATAAATTGTCGTAAAACATATTGATGAATATTTTTAATAGATCGGCTGTATTATTCGCTGTTCCCATTGTTACTCCATGACATCCATCTCCCATATTTACATATTCGTTACTAAAAGACATCCCACCTTTTATATCATATCGAATTTGAGCGATGTATATGCGTTCGAAATGTACTTCAAACCAAAGATTATGTTCTGATTTTTCATATTCTTTGATTGATAAGCAGAATATGCCAAAAACAAATTTCAACTCTTCTTTTGTAATTCCTGCCGGATTTTTTGTCAATATTTCTTTAACTTGTTCTTTCGTTATCATGATTCGATATTTTTTAGTTGTTAGATAAAAGCAAAATCGGTTCATTTGACTCCGCAATTGCTTTTATTTGTTCTGGATTGATAAAACTCTTAATTTGTTCACTTATCTTACAAATAGATTTGATCATATCAACGAATAATTTTGAGGTACATTCGTTGCATTCCACTTCCATTACCGGTTTATGTCGATTGTATGATATGCATGTTACATAATTCAGCCAGTGCGCATAAGTTCCTTTTTCTGTATTTAACCTGCCGTATTCTACTTTTGTCTCTCCATTTCCATATTCAATTACTCTTTTTAGAAATGGTTTTGCATAAACACTAAAACCAAAAGGTTGGGTGTTTAAGGCATCTAAACGAGAAGTTCCATCCCTCCATTTTCCATTCTCATCATTTCCTGTCCATTCCTTAGAAGGTTTGGGGACAATATTTCCGTTTTTGTCATAGGAAAACATGCAATTCGTTTCCAGTTGATACTTAATAATAGGCACTTCTTCTACTATTTTATAACTTAAACATCTCTTCAGAACTTCCCTGATTTGACTTTCCAAATCAGAAAGTGCTATACTATTGAAATATCCTTCGTTGCCTAATCTGTTTGTAGGTAATTTGATCCCATAAGAATGAATCTTATCCACATCTTCTTTTGATAAAGTAGTGGTAAACACCCCTTCTTTGGTGACATTCACTTTAGCAGTTACAGATAAACTGTTGTTAGCATTCTTTTCCGTTATATTTAGTGTTGTTAATGCTGCCATAATCAGATCTTTTTAAAATCAATTTGAATAAATATAATGCATTCCTGCTTCATACACCTTATGTACATCAGGGTCATTCTTGTCTTCCGGTTCCAATTCGCTCTCTTCACGAGTATAATCCCATTCAGAGTTGTAGTACATATCCTCGTTTGTTTTTTCCAAGGAACAATCTTTCATTAGATTCATATTTTCTCCCCATACTGCAACTTCTTGTCGTTGCTCTTCTTCCGTCATAAGGGATATTTTGTCTTTCAATTCTTTCCAGGTCATGATTTTTAAAAGATGATTAATAGTTTATTCTACATCAAAAAGCTGATCTAACACCAACAATTCCGCATTCATATCTTCATCTTTCGGGAAACGAACTTTTATATTTCCAAACTTAGATGTCTTAAACAAGATGTAGGGGTTCATATCTTCGGCAGTCACCGGCTTATATTCCTTAACTTCCGACATCTTGAGATACCAGTCACCTATTTTTACAAACCCAGAAAAGATAGAACACAGATGCGCTTTTACAGACTGTATCTCCTTTTCATCTTTGAAAGGTATAATTTCGTCCTTTCCCCTTATCCTGATTGACAAGAAAGGACGAATGTTATCTGTTTCATTTTGAAATTTGAAGCCTGTTATGGCTTGCTTGGGGATTCTTCTTCCCATTAATATAAAATAGCTCATTGTGATAAGTGATTTTGTTTTATGTTAGGTAAGTAATTTGTAATAACATCAAGTGATATCCATAACTCTGGCTCTATGCTGTTTTTTATTCTATCACTGAAAAGAGAATTATCATCACAATCACAATGAGAGATTGTGATATAACAATCTTGATAATCCCACCAATGAGCCGATTTAAAATCGTCTCCTCCATTCCAAAACCCTATTCTTATACCTCTTGGGTTGAAATCTTCATCTATCCAACTTGGGTGATAAGCCAACACTTCTTCTCCCTCTGAAGGTTTTTCCTCTTTGAATTTCTTCCAGTTCATCTCACCTTTAATTAATTAGACACAAATATACAAGTTTTACTAAGATGCCCTTCTGTCATCTCTTCGACATACTCCCACACCTAAAGTTCGCGGTAGTATGTCAATCTATTGATTTCTTCCCAATCTTTTTAATCTTTGTTGGTCTTGACAATCGATAATCCTTTTCTATCGGCCTATCGAATACGTCATTCCTATATCCTTTATATCCTTTCTCGTAAATACTAACCCTTGCACAAAACTCAACCACATCGCCTGGTAATAAATCGGCGCTTTCGAATCCTTTTGTCAAATCAAACCACAAATGATCTGTTACTATTTTACCATCGAGTAACACGTCTTGTAAAAGTATTGTCTTTACAGGTCCTTTATACCCATCCCTGAATCCAAAACGAATGAATGTCGCTGTAAATACGTGCCGATCTCTTGATCCTATTATTTTCAGTTCTTTTCTCATCCTCTTTCATTTATTTGTTTCACTTATAAAATTGGTAATATCCTTTAGATACCCTTCTGTCATCTCTATGAAATTCACACAATCTAATTTACTTAATTTGTAAATCAATACCGGATTGTGTACTATGGCTATAATTTGTGTTTGTGGTTTATGGAATGACAATACATTATAAATTTGCATTATGTTATCAATATCAAGATTCCTATCTGGCTCATCCATGAGAACCGTGTATTCAAAACTGCTTTCTGTTAATGTTATGCGGTTTCTTTCATAATACTTCAACAGGTTATCAATTCTTTTAATCCAAAACGCATTTGATTTTTTCTTGTATTCTACAAGATCTTGTATTGGAAATACATAATCCTTTTGACCGAACATTAAATTGAAAAGTGATTCCAATGATAACACCACTTTCTCTCCATAAGATCTTCGAATATTATTCACATACAAATCTAAGTTGCTGATGTTTTTCAATACGCTATCTCGATTCATCTCCGCCGATGGCAATAAACGGAATACTTTCCCTGCATAATCGGATGATATGTCAATCCCATCAAGAACCTTGTCATCATCATCAAATATGGGTGGAAAATCCAGTGCCTCGATCGGTATTTCAGAACACATGGATTTCTCACATAACGCATACATTGATATGATGTTAAGCAAGGTTGATTTTCCACTACCGTTTTTACCTATAATTACATTCACTCCTGGCTTGAAAATAAATTCTCTGCCATTTTCAAATGCTTCTATATTAGAAACGTATTCAAATGGAGTTTTTGTATTGTCTTTTATTTTTACCGATGTTATCATATGTAATCCTTTTTAAAAATCAATTACCGCCCGAACCCTGCTACTGTTGTACTTGTCACTGTAGTACGCGCTACCAATGGAGAAGTCCACGTACCACGCGACGCTCGGGCTGCTCTCGGTACTGGATCTATACCACGTCGAGGAGAGGGGAGATGCCGAAACATAAGCGAATGCTTTGTTTAGTTCGTCCATATAATGGGCCATTAAATTTAATTGACCAAGAGATGGTATATACTCGCCATCTTTCAGCAAATTTTTCAACTTTGGATTTCTGGCTACAAGGCGTTCCGTATTGCCGCGTCCATCAATATCAAACAGCGCATCACATTTACGTTCGTAATATGTCTCACTTCCGGATTCTTTACGGCTATCATTGTCAAGCAACCGTACACTATCATGCTCCTCCAGCGAGATAGCAAACGATACGTCTTTGTGTTTTAATCCGATATAACGCACATTCTCTTTAATATTCTCTCCAGTAAACGGCTCAGCGTGTCCGTTTCCGTAGATTAGATACAAACCATCTTTTCTTGATGGTACTCTATTTTCACATACGCATCTTTCATTTTTTGGTCTTACAATTATGTTCAACTCATTCAACACATGATCTTTTATGACTTCCTTGCTTATTCTTTCTACAAAACCATAATTCCTTTGTTTAAGCTCATCATTTACCATACATCTGATCCAATTTTCTATCTGATTGTTTCCTCCGTATGTATTATGCATGCACCTTTTTACAAGCTTTTCCAATAATGGTTCTATGTTTTTGATTATATCTTCTTTGGTAAGGTGAAGTTCATTTAGTATGCAATTTCTTACCGCCTTGTATTCTTTACTTGTGCTCATAATATATCTACTTAATACTGTGAATTATATTTTCTCTCTCCCACTGTCTTCCCCTATAGGATTATTCCATCCGTATTTTACAGCCATAGCTTTAAATAGAGGAAGTCCATAAAATCTATAATCATTCTCAGGATGAGCATATACTGTTGATTTCATTTCAGTTCTTTAATTAAAGCATCCGCATATATTACAGCTAATTCAGCCGCCTTATCACACGTCTCCAATATTAATTCACCGTGAGGTCCACGCCCTGATACGGATGTGATCGGAAGCATGGTTTTTGCCATCTCGTATCTACGTTGTTCCCAATCTACATGGGTGTTACACGGTTCTTGATTGACCTGTATATATCTTCCTTCAATATTAGAAGATCTTAATGTTTCCGCATTCTCTTCGCCGAATGCAACCAGAATAGACCCACATCCTGGACTTTCACCTATTGTTCCATCTTCTCTGTGGAATTTTATCCTTCCTTTCATGAACAATATACCTTTTGCTTTCGGGAATACAACATTCTGAAACATCTTATTGTCAAGACGATTAAAAAGAAGAGCTATTCCATTATTGTGCTCTACCATACGAGTAATAAAATGCTCTATAGTCGGTCTTGAATAAGGTGGGTTTAACCATACCCTTCCTTCCCATTTTTGTTTTAATCCATCTTGCTCTTTGTTATACATAACCCTGGCTGTCCTCCATAACGGACGCATAGGCGCACATGGATCTAAATCAAATTCCCCTAAAGCGTCTATAATTTCTTTAGGTGTGTACCATTCATCTGTACTGTTTTTAGATTTCTCAAATGATGTATTCATATATCTATGTTTTATAAGTTAATCCCATCCTCCAGTAGTGTACAAAGATACATCTTCCTCCTCTACATTTACACCTTTAAGAGCCTGTAGAAGTTTTTTCTTTGTCTCCCTACACATATTGTAACCATACCCCTTATACTTATATGACCTTTCCCATGTACTTACCGGAAAAGGGATATTCTCGTCAATAACCAGCCTCTTCATATGAAGATGTTCGAAGAATTTCTCATGGTATAGAAGTTTATACTCGTATCCTACTATATCAGTAAATGAGAATGGAAAATAATCATCTTCTTTTTCTTCGTATTTAGGCTCCTTATAGTAAGCCATTTTTGTCACAGTAAAATCGAAGCTCCTAAGAATCTCTTCTGGCTTTCCAAACTCTGACTCTATGAACTCTATCCATACCTTTTCTCCCTCTTTCTGGAACGCACATACCTTCTCATTTCTGTACTTAAATTTCCATCCTTCTTTCTGATGTTTTTCATCATTGAACAAATCAATAGCTTCCTGAAAATCGCTTTCACTTTCAAAGAAAATATCAATATCTTTTACTTTTTCTCCGGAAAGGATATTCTTAAAACATCCACCAGCTATGAATCCTTTGTGGCCTTCCATATACTTGTCAAGCCATCTTATTTGCCAGAAATTATCTGGAGTATCTATTACAAAATTGTTCATATCGTTTATATTTTACTGTTACCATGCGAGATAAAAATTCCGCTTCACAATAATACAGTGAGTGTAATTACTCAGATCAATTCCATTATTCGTAAATGTATCCAGGACCCGTTTTTCCACGTATTTGAGTTTTACCGTTATCCCCTTCTTAAACACTTCTATTAACTTCTCATTGCACTCAATAGGTCCAATAAGACAGTATCTATTCGAAGGGCTGTCTGATATACAATATGTCTGACATCCTAACATGTTGCTTAAAATATTCTCATACATATTTTTATGATTTTAATATAGTGTCTACAAACTCCGTTATTTTATCAACAGATTCCTTTGACAAGGTATATCTTCTCCAATCCCATCTAAAATGCGCCTTTGGTAGATTTTTGGTAGAATATTTTTCATTTCCATCTTTATTAGTCCATTTATAATTATCATCCGGATCTGCGACTTTTAAGCCTGATTTAGGTCCGTTACGAAAGCTATATAGCATTCTTATAACTGATTCAAAGTCGCTATGTATCTCGAATAACATGTGATACACTTTGTTTATTAAAGCTCGGTCTTCTGACTTCAGATCTTCCCCGATCAATTCTCTAACGCTCCAATCCTTCAGTTCTGAATAACTTATAAAATTGAGCTTCCCAGGCTTCATAATAAGACCATCCCTTGATAATGCAAGTTCCAAGTCTTTCACAAATGATTCTTTCAGTTTCTTTTGTCCTAATAGAGCGGTGTATTTACTTACCATGTTCATCACCCAAAGTTTTTCAATATTGTTCCAAATGAATCGTATTTGATTCCTAATATATCATGTGGTCGGTTAGAGCCACATTCACATTCGCCAACTCTTGCGCCGGACCCGCACTCGCATAAGTCGATCCCCTAATGGTTGACGCAGTGGTTGCAGCAGCAGGACTGGTGAAGCCATGTGGCATCACCAGCATCCAAATCCAATCTTTCAAATGTTTCCCAAAACATGCTATTCGAAGCACCATTATCAAAATTGATAGTGACTGCTCTGCATTTACATTTTTGTATGTATTCGATTTTCATATGTATATTCTATTTTCAAAATATCTGGGGACAGATATTCTTGTAACTCTAATTTGCGTATTGGGACAAGACAATCCAGATGTTCATCGTCCATTTCTTGCTTATCTTCGTCTACCCACATCAACGTGCCACATTCATAACATTCGGGGCACTTGTCAGCTCCACATGGAAGAAGCATTTGCGCTCCACATTTAGTACATCTTACCCAGTCACCATGCCGTATTCCTTCGTATGTTCTTGTTTTCATATTTATTGTTTATCATTTATAACATTTACTTCTTCGCTCCACAAATGTCTCTTATATATCGGAGTGATGCCAATCAGAAAATTCTTGTATTCCTCCTTTGTTCCTGTCATAAGGAGAAAAATCGGATAATTTTACCGTTTTCATTTTTTTTCTGGATTTTCAGTAATTCCCAAAAGACACTCGTTACCCTCAAAAGGAATACAATGAATAAACACCACCCCATTCAAACATTCATATTTAGTCTCCCCATCCTGATCGTCTGTAATTGTTCTTATGAATAAATTGCCCTCCCAATTGTCATCTTCATAATATTTTACTAACACTTTGTCAAACGGCTTAAAATCATATTTCGGCTTTTCTTCAATTCCGAAGAAACGTTTCAGATACTCCTTAGCCTTTGGATTATTGCTTGCCTTTAATGCGCAAATCATCATCTGTTTTTCCGAATCTGTTGCAAGTCTATAACGTTCTATATTGTTTTCGTTTGCAGCAATATCATCCGATATATTAAGACTTGTTCCCGCTGCAAGACTCGCATACAAAGATGTTAAATATTCCCCATGTATATTTAAAATAAAAATAAAACTTCCGTCTTCGTTGCTTAACACATCTCCATCTTTAAATGTAGTATATTCCGGGACTTCAAGAAGGAGGCGATTTTCGCTGCTAAATGCTTTTCCTGTAGCAGAAAACCAATCTGCCGATACAGAAATAGAATGAATTACAACCAATAACGGACAAATTGACGAATTGTCTTCATATACGATTTCTGCTCTATTTCGTCCTTTCTCTGTCACAATCTGACCTACTCTTTCCCCTATGTTTATTTTTTTTCGCCGTTTCTAAATCAAACGGGATTGTTACCATTTTATATTCCATAATCTTATTTGTTTTTATTGGTTCCTAAAAGATGCTCATTTCCTTGGTATGGAATACACTCTTTGTATCTCAAACCTCCCAAGCATTCATATTTGTATTCTTCTTCTCTTACTCTGGCAAATAAGTGTAGATTCCAATTTCCCAAATTGCTTGCTCTCACCAAGACTTGATCGAATGGCTTAAAATCGCATTTCTTTTCTTTAGTCAGCAAGTATTCGTACTCACTTAGATATTGTTTTATTATTCCTGCTTTTTTAAGGTTTTCTGTATTAGCAATTCTTTCAGCAAAAGATTTTTTCTCTTCCTCTGTGGCTAATCTAACATACTTGGATTTATCCTCCACACACACACTTGTCCATATTGGAACTTCTTCAGATGTAATCTCGCCATATGCCGATATACCATATATGCATCCCATATCTCCTTCTCTATTAATAATACCATTATATATAAATGGGTTCCCAAGCGTGCTTATTAATACATCTCCTTTCTTAAAATACGCTCCAGCCTCTACTTCCAATTCCAGAACGTTGTTGAAAAAAGTACGACCTTCTGTATCGGCATATATAGCACTTATCCCAGATTCATCTTTTTTTACAAAAAGTAAATTATAACGATCTGCACAGTCTTTTGACTCATATACAAATTCTATTTTAATATTACCAATTAATACTGAACCTTCTATTTCTCCGCTTTTAATTTTTCTCGCCGTATTTAAATCAAACGGAACAATAATTGGATTTTCCATATCTTTTTATTTTTAATTATGTAATCAATAAAACAAGATGGGTTACTTAAACCCATCCCAGTTGTTTTGCTATTCTCTCCATTTCGTTATATGCTATCCTATGACATCCAGCGGTTAGCAAATCGTTTTCGTACCGATTTAGACTCCACTGGTGACCGGTGATGTCCTCCACCAGACCGTGCCGAAACTCGGCGCCCCGGTGCATTGCCGACACAGCCCTCCACAGTTTTCTGGCTTCTGCTATTCCAATCTTTATCTGTTTACTTGTCTCAATAATATTTCCTTTTATACGAATCCAGGCGTTAGGTTTTTCACCAGGAATATAGAAAGGTGTATTCAAGAAATTGATTTCTCCTGACTTCCACTCTTCCAGTTTTTCATCAAAATCCTTGTAACGGGCTTCTTCTTCCTTTCTTAATCTCTCTAATTTTATTCTTTCTCTTTCTTCCTCACCCTTTCTCCATCTTTCAGATCTTTCTGAATACTTAATCCATGTACCTTCCCCGCAAACTTCATCAACAATCACATTTACGGTCCCTAACACTTTTAATCCTTGATGATCCAATAAAATTTGAAAGATGCGTTTTAATTCATGTACGTGCTTACGCTTGATACTATCTCCGCTCTTGGATAATTCATGATTGGTTCCAAGCCAATCATTAGCACTCTTTTTAAGGATACTCTTAGCAGTCCCCATGTTAAAGAACTGAATGTAATCCATCATATTCCCAAAAGCGCCCCAAATATCTGTATAAGATAATTCTGTTTTAGCTCTTTTGTATTTTTCAATAGACTTCTTAATTGATTCCAGTTTGCTGGCAACAAACCTCATATTACCAGTATCCGATATATTATCCCCTACACTGAAAACCATTGCCCAAGTTGGTATCGCATTACGAACATAGCGTTGATGTTTGCTCGTGGTAGCAGAATAATAATCTTCATTTATCAGGTATGCTTTCTTCCCTTGTTTGTTTTTTACTATTCTCCCGACTTCAAAGTGATGCCCATAAGAATAAATACTTGTACCTACAAAGAAGAAATTGCTCCCTGATGCTGATTCTTCTTGTTCATGAGCCCACAAGTGAGCGACCATTGAATTGTTCATATAAATATCTTTTTAATTGTTTAACTTACCTCTACTATATAATCCTCTTTGTTCATATTTTTCAATACATTCGGTTATCATATCGCAGAACACTTGCCCTTCTTTTTCGGAACCTCTGAAGTAACCAATCATCTTCAGGATATTCCCGTTAAACTCATGGACAAACTTGTTATAATAATGTTCACCCATTACCCGTCCGTATTTTTCTACGAACAAATCCTTGTCCAGTGATTCATCCTTAAAGCAACGGTTGTAATCCCATCTTACGATACGAAACAATGTTTCAAAATTCAATCTTTCCATATCTTGTATTTTATGGATTTCCTCACATTCTTCATCCGTTAATCCAGTGTAATCATCATTGATTAACGGGCAAGCCTAATAAGAAGGCAGTCTGTATCTTATTACCTCTATCATAGCTTTATCAGTTCACAATTTGCATCTTCAAATACCGGAATCATCCCTTGTTCTCTAAAATAAGCAGTGGCCACTTTAAAGGCATACAGCGGATTTACTTTCTGGATTTCCCGCTGTGATTTGTAGAAAGATAACGGTTTACATACATAGAAGTTTTCATTGCCAAGACTCCCAAAAAGCCAATCCATACTACCTTCATCACAATTAGTGCCACCCAGTATTATTAAATCACATCCGGTCTTTCGGGTTCCAAGAATAAATATCTTATTCTTGTTTTCCGGTTGCATAAATATCTCCCTGTCAATCCTAAACCAGTCGCCTTGGCAACTCTCCACATCCCGGCGAACAATTTCGTCAATTTCAAGTGCATATTCTTCTTGTGTTTTCATAAAATATGTTATTAAAATGTTCAATAATTTCATCTACTGTAGCCTTACGCCACGCGAAGCAGGCCGCGTCTCCTCTGAACCTGGGCTCTTCGCACTCTCCCCGCCTGTCTTCTGTGGCGTCCGTCACTATCAGCCATTATAACCTATTCTTCTAAGCCATTCTCTATCATGACTTCCTTTATCAATTCATCTGTCTCCTCGTAACATCCCCAGCAAGAATCAACCTCTTCCCATTCTTCTCCCTCTTCATCCTCCCTGGATTCATCTTTGTATTTCTTGACAAATTTCACTTTCTTTTCAAGAACGTACCCTTTTACATCTCCCCACATCCACATACCTATGGACTTTACCTCATTATCTATAATCTTGGCACAATCTTCTTTCCAATCTCCTTCTTTGTCGCAGACTTCATTATCATATTTTTCTTTTGTAGCGTATGCTATCCCTTTTATATAATCACCTTGACTATAACCCCTTGTTGACCACTCTATAGCCACCACATCTTTTCCGTATTTGGATATGATATCTAACAAATCTTCGTCATCCATATCCTCTATTAATTCTCCTCTGTAATCAAAGTCCGTCAAATCACTTGGAAAAAACTCTTGACCTATATATGGACTTGTCTTATGCTTCAACTCCCATACATTGTTACCTCTGTTGTATGTGAATGAGATCTCATTCGCTTCCCCTTTCTTTAAATATTTTACAATGTCTTTCTGTTTTATATGCTTCATTACAATAGCATCAATAACATCTCTAAGATCATGCTTGTTATCGTAGAAGAAAGTTTTCCAATTGCATTCATCATGCAATCGATGCATATCAGAGTATTCAAAAAAGAATGACCCAAACAAACCCCAATTAGTTATAGGGCATTCTGAATCACGGCAATAATACACTTTAATGCGATAATCGCCTACTTCTTTTGTTGTGATAAGATCGTCTTCCATGTCTTTATATTTTAAATAGTTCTTAATTTTTCTTCGATAAATTCATCTATTACATCATAGTATGATCCATCAAAATCACAATTCCCATATTTCTCTGTAAACTCTTTGTTCCACTCTTGAATGATGTTAAATGCCTCTTCCCTACTACATTCTTTTAGTCTCATTAGATCATCTACGGCTGTCACCGACATCTCTTGCAGATTTCGTAAATAATTCAAATCTATGCTATATGGTAGCTTACCTACTTCTATACATACATGATGATCTTGTTTAAAGGCATCCTGCAAGTCTTCAAGACTCTCTATCAATGACTCGGACTCATCATCTACCCTCACCTTGTATAACTCAAAATCTTCATTTTCTGCCGACACCCATATCTTGTAGGCTTTTTCGTTGGACAATCTTTTCCAAACAAATCCGTCACTGAACACAATTAGGCTACCTGTTACTATCGTTTCTTTCATTTTTCTTCCTCCTCATTATCCCATCCTAAACAAGAATCTAAATGTGAAATAAAAATTGTAGCTCCCTTATTTTCTTCTACAGTAGGATACTCTACCTCATAATAGTCAAATTCAGAGCTCTCTAATCCGACCCTATCTTCATCCCATCCATTTTTGGTTCCATCCTCTGCCATTTCTTTAAGTTTTTCCAAAGCCTCTTCTGGTGTTTCTGCTTCAATGGATAATCTATCTTTCATCCATCCATAAACCCTTCTTTCTACTTCAAATATAAATTCTTTCATTTCGCTATTTTTTTTTGTTTATTATATTTCACATCTTGTATCAAACAACCTCCTTGGAAGTATTATTTAATGGTGATTCCTTCAATCTCTTTAGATTAAATCCTATCATATTCCCACACTGTGGACACTTAAAACCATAAGGTTCACTAACCATCCTGTCACTTCTGTTGCACATCATACAGTATGGGCGCCATCCGTCATACCATGTCCCTCCCTTGGCTTCCTTCAATCTTCTCAACTTTTCTTTTTCTGGAAGATCTATATTCTGTTTTAGTGTTTCCATTAATCTGTTGTTTACCGTGATAATATCAATATCTGAGACATCAAAACATAATACAGCTATTTTGATTTTCGCTTCCATGATTGTTTATTGTTCTACATCAATAATCCCATACTCTGCTACTTCCAACACATCCTGCACTATTTCCGGATAGTCAGTCGTATCTAACGAAGCATCTTGAACGTATGCTTCCGCTAATTTCTTGGCTTCTTCAAACGATTCGGCTTGTATATATAAATCAAGCGTCAATGAAAACGGATATAACATAGCTAATCTGTTATTCTGTAATAATAATCAAGTTCTTCTCCCTTAAAGTTGTTCATGGCATATTCGTCAGCTTCCCTCCACAACCGGTCATACAATGCAGCCAGTTCACGATTGCTTTCATAATGCTGCCAGATTTTATGATTCAATACCAGCGTCAATTCTGTAAAGAACTTATAATCGTCTTTCCATTCGCTAAACGCACGTTTGTAGGTATCTTTGACACCTGCTATACCATACTTGTCGGCTATGCTGAAATCCTCCCAAAAGGTAGTCATCAGGTCATAGCCGACTTCTTGCATAAATTCTCGAAATGTCATAAGCTATTATTTTAGGTATATAATTGCCTTATCTTATCAATGATCTCTTCCTTATGCCAGGGCGGGCGCCGCCTTACTCCGGCTGTTCCACCCACTCCCTGTATCCTACGTTAAAACCAATAGGATCATACCTTTTGATCATAGTACCATAATTCTCTCTACCACAATACCTGTTTTCCCCTCCAATGATCCATGCCTCATCGTCTCTATCTGGAGATATTGAGTTAAGAAACTTCTCATAATCTTTTCTGCTCTTTCCCATCTTTGTCTTGATTTAAACAATAGTTAATAAAATAAGCAACCTGTTCATTTTCCCCTGTATTATCATAATCACCTAAAGTCATATCATCATAATCCAGCAGAACTATACGAAAATCGTTTTTTTTGACATACACCTCCGTTAAAAACATAGGAATCCCATTAATTTCTATTATCACCGGAAACTGATCATCAAAGTCAAACGCATCATTAGTTTCTTTAAACTCTTTAAATTTTAGCTTTATAATTCCATTGTTTTCTGCTAATGCTTCTTTGATGTACTTTAATCTTTTTGCATTCAGACTGACCTCTGCTTCTTCTATTTCTTTATACAATTTATTTAGATCCATATTCCACTATATTCCACTATATTTATGTTATCGAATTTTTCTTTTATAATATCCAAGACTCCGTACTCGTTTGTTATCATAGCATGCATCCCTGGCTTCATTCTCCACAGATTAAAATACCTTGTCACATTCATAGTGGCATTAAATAATGATATTTCATATCTTGTGTTTCCATTTTTATCACGCCCTATGTTTTTAATATAACATATGTCTGGCTTGTATTTGAAATAATTAAAAAGCCTATACCATCCCTTCCCGTTACATGTTTCACAATTCCATATTCCAGCAAGCCTCCTGTATCCCCTTACTGGTATTTTCTCTATTTCTTTTGGCATGATTTCAATATACTTTCCTTCTCCGATTGGTATGGTCATATTACCTGCCTCTTCAGTGCAAAAGTATTCTATTTCAGATGCCATTCCTTTATACACATAGAACCGGTATAAGTTCCCGTCAGGGTCTACCCGATCCATGTAATATAATATCACTTTATCTACTTTTATATTTTTCATTCTTTTATTCTCCTTATCTTTAAATTGTTATTCCCACAGTATTCCTTCAACCAACTATCCGTTAGATAACGATTAACTCTATCGTATTTCTTTTTCGGACCCTTGCTCCAGAATTTCCATTCGTTTGTGATATTGTCCCCATATTTATCAAACCAATAAATATAATACACTACGTTACCGTATAAATCTACTCTTTTTCTTTCCTGTATGACTACCTCGTAAGGCATCTTCTTGTCTCTTTTCTCCATCTTTGTCCTCCTTTCTTGAATAAAAAAAACGGCACCTATCTTCGCAGACCAGTGCCGGTAACTAACTTACATGGAAAACTACTTAACCTCAACTAATTCTACAGAGCTGTAGAATTTAGTGAAGCTACCAACAAATTCTCTTATATTTTTATATTCTTCTGGTCGTTTTCTGTTACCGTCTTTTATATAATTTACCCACAGTCTATCTTCTATGCTCTTAATCGCATTTTCTATAGTAAATTCGTCGCTGACACACATTAAACACGAAGACCCTGTTTTCTTATGTGGTTTATATACCCTTGAAAAAGACCACATTTTTATCCTGTCATATATATATCCATTGTTTGGATAAACGAATCCTATCCGGCTGTCACCTTCTTTGGCGTAAAACACACCTGGCTCCTTCCCACCCTTTCTATATACTACAAATCCTTTTTCTTTTAGGATCTTAACTATCTTATTTATCTTGTTCTCTACGTTCATTGTAATGCAAGTATTTAAAAACTACCCTCATTATAGTTGCGAAGTTCTCTACCTTAACCCACTCATGAGCCACTGCTCTAAGTACAGACGTTTCATATGTTGGAATATTATCTTCTTCAACCACCTTACAAGAAGCCAGAACTCCTTCGGTCGGCTTTAGTCCACGGTCATGCAGCTCGCAGAGACCGTCTGGCCGGCGGAATGCGCACCACCCGTCTTTCTCTGTCGGCTGGATCATCGCTATTGGTTTTTCTTTCACTGCAAGATACCCTACCATCCACATTGTTTCTTTTAACCTATCAGCGTATCCGGCATCTATGATAGCCTCTATGTCTTTTGGCGTACCAATACAAGGAACCTTACACATGTTCTTGCATTTATCACATGTACAAGGTTGCTCCCATCTATTATGATCTATGCCTACCAACTTCTTTATCCGTTCTACTTCCTCTTTCATGTCACACTTCTTTCGTTAGTTTATCATAATATGCTTTCAATTCCGGTGAAGCATATTCCATAAATGCCTCAAATAAACATGGTACTTCTACTATCGCGTATATAGCGCACCCTTTCATCGTTGAAAGCTGTTCAAGATCATTACTGTACAGGCACGTAACATAAGCACCTACATTAAATACATGTAAATCTATCCTTACGTATTCCATACATAAAGATAATGACTTAAACAAATCCTTTACATCATTCTTATCAAAGAGTTCTACAAATTCTCTCAATTTCATCTTACTACCCTTTCCACGTGTTTAATTAATACTACTGCCATCCCTTTGCCGGTTTTTATCGCACATTCCGATCCTTTTATCCATTCTACACATCCTACATACTTTTCTGTAGAATGAAAACCTGGATTGTATTTCCCGGATGTACTAAACTCTACCGTATCCCCTACCTTCAGATCCTCAAAAGCAATAGCCCATGTGGTCCAAATTCTATCATGTCTTCCAGGCTGAATGGCTCCGATTACGCCTTTCTTACGACCGTTTTTTATTGCCTTTAGTATTATCTTTCTATCACCTTCAATAAGGCTGCAAAAACGCCCATAAAAGGTCAAATCAACCTGTTTTCCTCCTATTTCTTCTCTTATTTTTGTTATTCTGTTCATTTTCTGATTTTGTTTTATTTTTTTCTTTGTTTTTTCTATCTTCTATAGAAGATGATAATAACATTATCTTTTCTATGTTACTTTTTGACTGTAAAAAAGAATCGCATTTCATTACTACTACGATCTTCTTAAGTTCTCCATTATCATACAGCGATACACGCATCATGTTTGGCACCTCGTCCACTATCAGACCTGGAGTAGTCTTAGCCATTTTACGTAGCTTATTATACTCCGGTCTTTCCATTTCCTCTGTTGATTACTCTATAGTATTTATCTTTATCCCCCTCTTCTAACTTCTCCAGATAGAAAATCCCATCATGCAAATGAGATAAGCAAAACCGGTATCCGTATTTCTGCGTTCTTCTTACATGATCCCGCAATCTTATTTCTTCACTTTTGTCTTGTACTTTGATCTTAATACTGTCTCCTTCTTTGATTGTGTATAAAATAGTTTGAATCTCTTCCTTTTTCATATTATAAAATAATTTAACGGCAGCACCTATACTCACGCACTACTACTGCCTTATGTTTAACAATTAAATACTTAACTCTTCAATGGTCAAGCCTTTTTCTTTTACCCACTTTAGCATCGCGCATAATTCTGTTTCTGACTTATATTTCGGATCACGCCACGCCCATCCGAATTTATCCAGGACATGATGATATAACCGTGTAAATGTCTTTGAATAAATGCTCCGAACCTTCCGGTATAAGTGTTTCCGTTGTTGCAAAATCGGAATACGACAAACATCCGTAAGCATATTCTGTTATTTCACTCCACGCTTCTCTGGCTTTAAATCCAAATTCTTTTACAAAAGCCAAAGTTAGATACATATTTAATAATATTGTTACATCATATCCGGAATCCGACTTTCTTTCTATTATTTCCTTTTCAAATTCCTTTAAATCTTCAGGCCCTAAAAAGATGTATCCTGATACCGACCGGTAATTAGCCTCCGCATACTTCTTGCATTTATCATCATTGACAATCTTACCAATGTTAGATAACATCTTTTGCCTCCATTCATCACAAAACTCTACCTCTACGTTCATCCAATCAGTACCATAATTATATTCTTTCGGATATCCGACCGATGTTACCTTTATGTTATTCACGCCATATCCGTAAAGGCGTTCACTTACCTCATTCGCCCATTCCTGTACAAAAGGAATAAACTTATTGCAATAAGAATCAAAATCAAAATCCGATTCTTCCTCATATTCCGGCATCTCTTCATAATCTTGTTCAAAGAAATGACGAGGATCTGCTATTGTTTCATAGAAACTTACGCTGATGAAACAAAACTCGTTGGTTGTCGTTTTTAATATCATAGCTTTTTGTATTTACGTACATTTTTCTTGCCATAGAATCTACACATGGCACGAATCTGACTATAAAATACTTTTGTCCTCCTGGCCTCAAAGTATTTAAACATTTCTTCATTCTTTGTTTCCCACACGTAATCCGTTTGGGAACTCATGCGATCTTTCTCCTTGCGTGAATAATGGTAATATGATACCACAACACGTTTCATACCATTCTTTACAGGTACGATATTTACGTCTATACTATTCTCTGTCATATTATTATTGTTTTATGCATTATACAAATACAAAGAGCGCATACCTTCACAGGCCGGCGCTCCTTTCAATAAAAATGAAAAAACTAATATTACATAAACATATTGTTTTCTACTCTTTATTACAATACTTTTGTTCCGCAATTATTATATCTTCCGTACTCTTTTTTCGTATCATTCAAGATTTCAAAAACCATCTTCTTGTGATCTTCGTTTGGTAACCTATCCTTAACAGCCGATATTACGCCCGCTATAGACGTAAAGCCTGAATCTGTTATTGAACACAGCAACACGCCTCTGTCGGCTCCGGTGCTTATCGCTGACGCCTTTATAATATCATTCTTATATATTCTCATAACTTTTTTGTTTTATTGTTTGTGAGATGCCCAGAATCGAACCAGGACCGGCACATACGCACCGGCACGCCGCGTCATCCCCTCTATGATACAGAAATAGGCATGCCTATCCTCACGAACCGACATGCCAAAACCCAAAACTTAATTTGATGAATAAAATAGATTAACAAAAATACTATTCTAATTCTTTTATAATATCTTTCACAATATTCAGCCTTACCTCCTTCGTTTCTGGACTAATACAACCAAACCACCCATAAAACTTTCTTGTTTCCTCTGGTTCTGTGGCCATACTTATCTTCTCCTCCAATTCCGGGAAATATATTCTCACCATTTCGTCTGAACGAAACTCATAGATATTTTTATGTGTTTTGAAATACATAAACACTGCATTTCTTAACGCAACACATATGTATTCCCCATCCTCTAACCTATCAATCATCTCATATACCTTTTTCCATATGAATAATCGCTCTTCTTTTGTAAACATATCCTTCTTTATTTTTATGGTATTATTTGACTGTATGCAGACTTTTCCATGTACACAATATTATGCTCCTGTCCAAATATCTTCTTTGCCGCCTCTTTCTTTATCGCACAATATCTTCCTGTACGATACGGATTCTTTTGATCTGATCCATCTTCAACCTCGATAATAAAACAACCACCATCATCTATTATCTTTTTGCAATCGTCACATACTCCGCCCGTGCATATATGATGCGGCGCCTGACCTTTGATATTATTTCCTAATAAAGCAATGCCCATCTCTGCACCACATATCATGCAGACTTCTATAGACGGATTCAATCCGTGTTCTGGATGTAATGTAATACCATTTTTCATTTTCTTTCCTCCTTTGTTTTTAATGTTGTGTGAGATCGCCGGAATCGAACCGACCTACTGCACCATGAATCCCATAAAGCAAATACTCCGATCTTCGCAGACGGGAGCATTCTGTCTAAAGCATAAGAAAATTAATGAAGAAAATCTTCCTCACTTACGCCATAGCATCTAAAATAGCTATCAACACTATTTCTATGACAAGCATAATAGAGAATGTCTTAAATATCTTTTTCATATCTCCTCCTTTTTTTATCTGTTCTTTTCACGTTCCACAATAAACTGTTCCGGCTCTGCCCTGGCCTACGCTCCACCTACAACCGCAGGCCTTAGCCCAAGGCGCCGCCTACTCCCCCTCTATGGCAGCCTGTTCGTACACACAAGTCCAGTCTCCATCTACACAACTAACACTACGCGATAACAAACATTTATCCTTATAACAATCATAAAAAATACACCTCTCACAACCGTAATCCTTAACGTCTACACAGCGAACTACCTTAGCATATACTATACCATCACTGCCTTCTATTCCTTTCACCACAAAAATAGAACCTTCTACTTCTTTACTCAAATCTAAATCGGGTGCAAAATCATATACGTTCATACCATCCATATTTTAATTGTTAAACATTTCACTTACTACTAACATATAGAATACCGTTTTAAACGACTTATCTATTGAATTTTGT